TGGGCTCGGAGATGTGTATAAGAGACAGATATTTTTGAAAATATTTTCCTTGCTATATCTTGTATTATAATTTTTTAAAAAACCCACCATATATAATAGATAATATAGTAGAAAAAATTTTTTTGGCTTTTGATTTTCGTTTTGATTTTTAAAGGAATCTTTTTTTAGTTAATAAACTTAAAATTTTTTAAATCAAGTCCAAAAATAATTGAGGTTGACAAACTTCAAAGATAATGATACAATATGCTTATGAAGAAAAAAGGAGAAAAACATGAAATGGGTAAAAATTAAAGATTTTACTAATTATTCTGTGTCGGAATATGGAGATGTTAGGAATGACAGAACAGGAAGAATTTTGAAACAAAGGCTTGATAAAGGTGATTATGTTATGTTTAACTTAAGTGAAAATGGCAAAGTGTACACTCTCTATTCTCACAGATTAGTGGTTAAACATTTCCTTAGCAAAGTAGAGGGCAAAGAATTTGTGAATCACATTGACGAAAACAAACAAAATAATCACTTTTCAAACTTAGAATGGTGTACCACGAAAGAAAATATAAATCACGGAACAAGAACTGAAAGAAGTGCTAAAGCACGTTCTAAAGAAGTGGGACAATATGACCTGCAAGGTAATTTATTAAATGTTTTTTGTAGTACAAGTGAGGCTTCAAGAAGCACAGGTATCAATCTAGGAAACATCAGTAGTTGCTGTAGTGGAAGATATAAGTCAGCAGGTGGATATGTATGGAAATATACAGACTAAATAAAATAAAACAAAAAAAAAAGAGCTTATATTTGACAAGGCTCTTTTTTGTGGCGTGAAATTATCGTAGAAAAGAAAGAGATAACAATGCGAGTAGGAGAAATAAATATGTTTAGAAAACATACTTATCTACATCCTGTGGATAACTTAAGATAAAAATTGTATATTTTATGCAAAACTGTAGATAACTCAATGTAGTAAAATTAGGATTTTACTGTTGCATATTTTAGCTCATAGTCGCACATTTTTAGACAAAAACCTCCTTAAATGGCTCATCAGGGAGTTTTTCATATAAATATATGGGGATTTTTGACAGTTTTTTATAGTTTAGATTCAAATTTCAGCTCAAGGTGGAGTTTTTTATACAAATCAGCACGTTTTATACAAAATATTCAGAATTATTTTTAAATTTAGATAAATTAGAAAAGTTATCCACAGATTTTTGAGAGTTATCCACATATTTAAGGAAGTTATCCACAGTTTCTAAAAGTTATCCACAGGTTATGCAATTATGCAATTTATAATGTATATTTTGATTAAAATATTATTTATATACTATATATAATAGAATTGAGCCAAACTTTAAAGATTTTGAGTTTCTAATTTTTGAATCCAAACTAAAAATTTGACTTTCTAATTTTTTATTTCAAACTGAAAAAATTTGAGTTTGAAATTTTTGAATCGAGCTGGCAACTTTCATTTTCTAATTTTTGAATCCAAACCAAATTTATTTGTGTTTCAAATTTTTGAAACGAAACTGATTTTATTTGAGATTGGAATTTTTCAAACCAAACTAACTTTCAGAATCGAATTTTTAAAACGAGACCCCTATACCCCCATAAACATTGGGATTCAAATTTCTCAAACAAATCAAATTTTTATTTCGGATTGGAATTTTTCAAACTAAACGGACTTTGAGTTTGACATTTCTCAAACAAAATGGTACAATATACACATAACGTAAATTGAAAAGGAGATTTTTCAAATGAGGGTGCTAGTAATTTATCATTCAAATTGGAAAGAAACAAAAACAGTCTTTACAGACATCGAAAAAGGATATGAAAGGGTGCGTAATCTTCAACAAGTAGGATATAATGTTGACTATCGCATTGAGTGGATTTGAGTATGGATATTCAGAGAGTAAAGGAACTAGTTGGAGAGGATGTCTTTATCGTTACACCTGAACGAATAATCGTAAAAGGTACAATTGAAACCGTAGTGGTAAAATATTAGGAGGTTTAAAATGACATTAAAAGAAACAACTTTTTGTGTTTGTTGCAACAATTACGAAGTTAATCTAGCTTATGAATTTAAAAAGTTTGAAGACCAAAAAAATATTGAATTTACATTAACTTCTGGAATCTGTTGTGATTGCGAATTTTTATTCCATTTTAAGGAGGAAAAATAAATGAACAGAATAACTAAATTTCAGATTGTTTGTGATATAATTTTAATTGCTTTATTTGGATATTCAGGCTTTACTGGTGAAAGTCCGATTGATTTATTTGTTGCTTTTTTATGGTGTCTTTGCTTATGGCTACACATTAGTCGGATTTAAAGGTTTAAATAAGGAGATTTAAAATGAAATTAAAAGAATTATTATTAGATTGGGGTAGACGTGTTTAAAAAGAGAATTACTAGATTAATTATATTAATCGTATCTTATTTATTGCTTATTGGAACATATTGGATATCTCCAACAGTAGAAATGGGGAATAACATTTTCAAGAACATTGCTATACTTCTAGTTGGTCAACCTATTTCAATTATACTTGTAGCAGGATGTACCGCTATGTTTATTATATTCTTTGCATTTATTGCATATGCAATTGTATACGCAATTTTTAAATGGATAATGAATGGAGATAAATAATGTATAATAGAAAATATTTACGTGAATTATATAAAGACAACAGTGAGAGTTATATGTATGATGATAAACGCTATAATCGAGATGGAGAAATTGAAGAGTATGGCTTCTCTATGATGGAAACATGGAATCTTGATATGTCATTAGTTGAATTACTATATGAACGCTTGATGCGATACAAAACTCACACAATGGTAAATTTAGCACTTCACACAACATGGGACGATGAAGAACTAAATGGTATGACTCAATTGGAAGTTATTAACTATCTTATTGAACTGTGTAAAGATTATTTATTAGACGATGATTTTATCACAGGTGGACGAAATACTAAGAATAAGAAAATCTGGAAAGTGTGGACGGCTCTTTCTCCTGCAATGTGGTGGTAATAATAATTTAATATTAGAGGTGTTGACACAACATCTCTTTTTTGGTATAATAGTATTATAGAAGTGAAGGAGAACTAAAACATGAAAATTAAAGAAACAAAAGTAACATGCGAAAAATGCAAAGCAAATTTCATACTTGCAACTGATAGCTCAGTCGTTGATGAAATTTTAGATGCAGGACATTATATTTGCTTCACTTGTGAAGATAAAATGGAAGAGGAAAAAATGATGACAGAAATTGGTATTAAGTTTGAGGAAGAACAAGAACAACTAGAAGATATTGTAAAAAAAGTTATCGAAGTTATCGAAAAAACAAAAGAAGAAGAAGAAGTTACAACCGTTGAATCCACAAAACATGAACCCACAGAAGTAAAGAAAGCATGCACAGTGATGTATTTAGAAACTAGAGTCTCGAATCTTTCTAGTGAAGTGAAGAAAGTATATTTCGGTCATGTTCATAATACTTTATCAAAAGAATATGCTACTGAATTTAATGTAAAATATACTATTGACCGTGAAAAAGTAGATGAACTTAAAAGTCAAGGATGGAAATCAGAATTTTTCCGTAGATAATTCTTGAAATGCTTTCTAATTAAAAAGTGAGTTGTCTATTGACAATTCACTTTTTTTATGATATAATTGTATTATAGAAAGTGAGAGACAAATGAAAGTTATAAAAAACATAAATGAATATTATCTAGTTACGGTAAGAGATAATAATTATCAAGAAGAATATGCTGTTCGATTGTCAGATTTAGAGAGCGTAAAAGAAAAAATTAATTATCACAAACTTATGTGTGAAGAAGTCTTAAGAGTAGAATTAATCACAACCACAGAAATTTACAGAGAAGTAGAAGGTTTATTGTGAAAACGAATAAAGGACGTAAAGAAATCCTTTTATCGCAATAAAACTTAGAGAAGAATATAGAAGAAACTAGGAGAAAACATGGAATACATTGATGCAGAATTTTTGGCAAACATTTTTTTAGAAAAAATAGAAAATTTAGCAAACGAGGCTTGGGATAATCACAAAAAATATTTTGATTTGCCCTATTCTAAAACACAAGATTTAAAAGCTCCCTATATTGATGTCGTTAATTTTACACCAGACGAATTGTCAAAAATTACACCTTATATCTGGAGAAATATTATTGCAAGTAATGCAACACATATGGCACTACATCAACTTTACGTTCAATTTGATGACGTTGGAATTGTACCTGAATTTATGGAAGATAATATAAGATTCTTTCTACCTAAATTAGAACATCACAATCTATATGCGAAATACATGTAAAAGGGAGGATAAAAAATGTTAATGAAGTATACTGGTAGAGAGGGAGATTTAGGACTTAAAACCAACGAGAATTATTATGTTGTAGCAACAACAGACCACAACATGTGGAGCATTTGTGTATATATTTATGAAATTAATTCTACTTATCCTATTTTTTGTCCTTATGACACTTTTGAAGGGTTCTTTATGAACTGGAATCCACATCCTAAAATTGAAGAAGAGGAAATTGAAGAAGATGATGACTGGAGTGATTTTTAATAAGGGGTAGCTTGTCTATTGACAATTCACTTTTTTTATGATATAATCTATATATATGAAAAATTGAAAGAGGTGTTAAATGGCAAATGTACTACTAGATATGGATAACACACTAACTCGTGTAGATGTTATTCTTGATAGAATGTCAAATGTTTTCCAAAAAGAGATTGTCTCAGCAGATAAACTAGAATCATTCAAATTAGCTAAAGCATTTGATGTAACAGAAGAGCAAGAAAAGTTCTTCTGGGAACATTATGGCTATGAGGTAATTGAAAAGAGTGAACCAAACGAAAAAGTAATTGAATCATTATTTAAAAATGTTATTAAAAATGATGATAAGGTCTATATTATTACAGCTCGTCCAGAATCACAAAGAAAAATTACAGAAGATTGGATAAGTAGATTTAAAATTCCACACTCAGACTTAATTTTAACTGGAAATCATTCTAAGATTCAACACATTGAAAATCTTATGTTAGATACAATAATTGACGACAATCCAACACTGTTTGAAGAAATAGAATCAGTTCCTAAAGTTTTTCCTAATTCTTTCATATCTAAGATTGTGAAAGATAAAACAATCAAGCGTTATGCAGTAGATTTCAACTATAATAAAGATTCATTGGTTGAATATCGAATCAATAGAGATACAGGAGAAATAACAAATGGTATTAATCAAGCTCAATGAAGCAAAAAGAAAAACGATTAAAGAAATCAATGCCTTAGAGTCAGAGATTTTACCGTATGACGTTGTTAAATTTATTTCAGGCTCTTTCAACATCTCAATCGCAGAAGTAATGGAAGAACACCAAAATGGGAGAATGTTAGTAACTAAAAACAAAAAATTATTTGCATCATTTCTGTTTGAAGAGTGGATGAGTGCCATAGGGATTAGCAAAGATGAAGACTCAACACAAGATAATTTCATAAAAACTGTTTGGTATGACTTTGTTTTTGTTGACGACCACGAACATGTATTAAGGTATTCAGAAAGTGAATTAGGTATTAATGATGATACACTGCTCCATATCTTCTATGAAGGAAAAGGAGATGAAGAATGAATATAAAAGAAGAATACAGAAAAGGTAGTATCCTAGTTTTAGGATTCAGTGATTCTAATATTCTAAAAGATTTAGATAACGAATCTAATGCAGTGTTTGGAGTGTCTTTTGATTCAAAGGCAGTTCAAGACGCATATAACGAAGGGTTTTATAATGTTTTTGATTATAATATCACTAATATTAATAAGTTATTCTCGGACGGATTGTTTGATACAATCATTCTTGACCGAGCGTTACATAAAGTGTTTACTTTAAATCAAAATCAAGGTGTATCTAAAAGTGCAACAAATGGTGCTAAAAAAGCTATCCTCATGATGTCTCAGATTTGGGGATTATTAAAAGATGATGGTGTTGTACTCATTCAAGATTCAATGAAGCCAGTTACAAGTTTTAGGTATGATGCAGTATCTTATGTATCGACAGAGAAATTTGAAGAGTACTTGACAGATGTTAAAGAGACTGAAAATGTTGTTAAGCTGGGAGAACCACAAAACACCAGAGAAGCACTAACGTTAGTAGACTTCTTACACTTTGGTAAAGGTTATATCGAAAAAACTATTGGTGTGCAGTATATGCCATTTGATTTACAAGAAATTCAATACTATTTAGATTTAGTAGGATTTGAAATTGTCAAAGCATCTACAAATATTGATAAAGAACTTCTTGAGTTTTCACGTGAAGTCCAGTATTATAATTTGAGTCATGAAAATATCTTTCCAAATACAGAATATATTTTAAAACTAAGAAAAAAATGAGTAAGTTATCAATTAACTTGCTCTTTTTTCTTTTTTATGGTATAATAATATATGTTACAGGGAAATAACAATCGTTGAGTTCTTACGAACAGATAGGAGATTTTAATGACAAACTATGACAAAACCTTTATGCTTGGTGCAAATCAAGGTTCATCTCAAAAAACAAGTAATGAGTATATCGTCATTCATGATACAGCTAATGACAACAACCAAGGCGACAATAGTGCATATAATGAAGCTAAATATATGCACAACAACTGGCAAAACGCATACACACATGCAATTGCTGGGTGGGATAGAGTATATCTAGTAGGAGAAGCTGGGTATGTTGCTTACGGTGCTGGTGAGGTAGCAAACAGTCGTTCGCCTTTCCAAATTGAATTGGCACATTACACAGACCCAGTTAAACAAAGACAATCTTATGTTAACTACGTAAATGCTATTCGTGAGCATGCAAATAAATTTGGTATTCCATTGACACTTGACGGTGGAGGGAAAGGTATCAAATCTCATAAATGGGTATCTGATAATATTTGGGGAGACCATCAAGACCCTTACGGTTATTTGGCACGTATTGGCATTTCAAAAAACCAATTGGCTAATGACTTGGCTCATGGAGTGGGTGGAACAGCTCCAACACCTGTGTCTAAGCCAGCACCTGCCCCTGCTCCAAAACCAAGCAAATCTGCTCAAAAGGTACAAACTAATGTAGTATATGGATTACATCAAAAAGGTGGAGGTTGGCTAGGAGAAATCACTAACTTCAACAACAGTAACTCTAATGGTTTTGCTGGGTCACCAAGTAATAAACATGACTTGCTCTATATGCGAGTAACTCATGGTGCATTGAAATACCGAGTACATACTATCGAAGATGGTTGGCTCGGTTGGGTAACAAATGGTAATAAGAATGATACTGTTAATGGATGTGCTGGTATTTCTGGTCACACTATTGATGGTGTACAAGCTTATTTCTACACACCTAGCGGTGAAGTATATCAACAAGCTCATTATCGGTCACAAACCGCTAAACGTGCAGGTTGGTTAGCTCCAGTAGTTGACGATTCAGGCTTTGCAGGTATCTTTGGAGAACCTTTAGATAGATTGCAAGTAGCAATTAGTAATACAAACCCATTCTAACCAGTTGAATATTGGGGTTCATTCAAATAAGAAGAAAAAAGAGATATTTTATCTCTTTTTTCTTGACTTTTATTTCATATTATGATATAATAATAATATAACACAATTAGGAAAGGAGTTTGAACGCAGTGCTAATTTTTAACAAAGGTGACTTTAAGAAACAGATGCGACTTGTAGGACTTACTCAAGAGGACATGCTTGAAATTATTTATGCTCAGTATGGAATTGAGTTATCAAGAGGAACTTTTAGTAAAGTTATCAATGGAAGTGTTCATTGGAAACTAGAATTGGCAATGGCTGTATCAGAAATTTTAGATGTTGAAGTGAACGAATTATTTAAGTTGAAAAAATAATTTAAAAAATATAACATTGTACTTGACAAATGAATTTTAATTTGATATAATAGTTATGTTGTCAAAATAAAACCTAAGAATAAAAGGAGTCCAAAGAAATGGCTAAAAAAGAAGAAGAAAAAGTATTGAATCAAACAAGAGGAACGTTCCGTCTCATCGGTAAAATTACTGGAACAGAGCGTGATAACTTCTTTACGTCACGTATCCTCGAACGAGGAAAAATGAAAGGTAAAGAAATGCGTTCACTTCGATTCGGAGTAAAGACTTCTAATCAACAAACAGTTTATGTTCAAATGACTGGATATGAACCAGAGACTGTTTACTTGTGGAACACTAAAGAAAAAGACAAGTCTAAACGTAGTTCTAAAATGAGTTATGACGACTATCTTGACCAAAAAGAAGTTTTGGAAGAAGATGGAATTATTACGCTTGATTCAACAGTTGGTCTTACAGAAGCAGGTAAAGATGCACCACGTGTACATGATACAAAATTTGATAACGTTATGCTTGCAGAAGAGTTGCTTGAGAATGGTATGACAGTAATGATTACTGGTACATTAGGACGTGGAGAATACGAAAAAGATGGAAGAGTAATTCAAACTCAAAACTTTGATGTTCAATCAATTCTGTTGTATGACCGTGAACTCGATTTTGATAGTCCTAAATTCAAAGAGTCTGCATATTTTACAGAAGAATTTGTACTGTTTGATACAGATTATGAAAAAGGTGATGAACACATCACAGTAACTGGTAAAACTATCAACTATGCTCAAAAAACTTTCCCAGTTTCATATGCACTATCTTGGGAAAAAGACTTGAATAATCCATTTGTTAATTATGAGTCAATGTCAGATGAAGAAAAAGCAGAAGCTGATAAAGAAATTAATGTACAAATTAAAATGAAACAAGGAATGGCTAGTGCATTTAAAAAAGTTAAATTTGGTTCACTTCTTAAAATTGAGGGAAATATCATCAACCGTGCAGTTGTAGTTGAAGAAGATGCTGAGGAAGATGACCTCCTTGCACAAATGCGTGGTAACGCTCGCAAAGTGACAAACTACATTTCGTTGTTGAGTATTGAAGGTACTGACAAACATGAACCTTCTAAATACACAGAAGATGACTTCATGAAAGCTCTTGAACAATCTGAATTAGTTACATCTGACTCTAAAAAGGACGAGGAAGAAGATGAACTTGGTGGACTTCGTGGTAAAGGTAAATCTGCAAGCAAAAAGTTTGATGAAGAAGCTTTTGGTTCAGACCCAACGGAAGATATTGATGATTCAGACCTCCCATTCTAATTAAACCTTAGAATCAATGCACATCAAAACACGAAAATAGGAGAAAATAATGGGAATTAAAGATAGAGTTAAGAAAAACAAAATTAGTACGAAATTGTCAGACATGAAGATTACAATTGCTGGTAGACCTAAGTCGGGCAAAAGTAGTTTGTTTTACGAAATTCTCAAGCGCGAGGGTGGTATCGATACTGGATTACTCTTTGCATTCGAGAAGGGATATAACTTTCTTGACGGAATTAATGTAGTCGATATTGCATCATGGTCTGACTTCATTGATGCAATTGATGAGTTAGAGGATGATAACGAAGGATTCGTTTATGTCGGTATTGATACAGTTGATATCGCAGGTCGTTTATGTCAAGAGTACGTACTTCGTAAACAGAGTACTAAAGACGGCAAACGATATGACGCAATGGCTGATATCCCCTTTGGTAAGGGATATGAATTAGTTGAAGCCGAGTTCTCTCGCCAATTTGCTCGCCTTGACTGTATCTTTGGTGGATGGATGGGAATTACCCATGACAAAGATAAGACAGTTAAAGAAAAATCTGGTCTTGAGTATGACAAAACTATGATGTCAGCGAATGGTCGTACAGGAGACTATATCAAGAACTCATCAGACTTTATTGTCTTTATCGACATTCAAACAGAGAAAACACGTGATAAAGAAACACGTAAACAAACTGTTAAAGAAAATCGTAAGATTCGTTTCCGTGGAGACGGTACAACAGAAGCTGGTGGCAGAATCAAAGAAGTTCCAGAAGAAATTGATTATGATGTTGATTTGTTCTTGAAAACTATCCATGATGCGGTTCTAGCAAATACTGGAACAGGCGAAGAATCAGCAGAGGAAAAACCAAAAGAAAAAAAAGTTCGTAAAACTGTGAAAGCAGACAAACCTAAAGAAAAAGAAGAAAGCGTAGTTGATATTGATTCAATCAAATCAAAAATTGGAGACTTCCTTTCTGATTTAGATTTGTCTGAGAAAAAAGTTTGGGCTAAACGATTTAAAGAAGACTTAGGAACAATGAACTTCAATGAATCTGATGATATTAAAGCACTTCAAAGTATCTTATCTGATATGTCAGAAGGATAATAAACTAAAAGAGAGAAGAAATTCTCTCTTTTTTGTATCTTACACTTGACATATTCATTTTATTATGCTATAATATTACTATACTAAAGAAATGGAGATGGATAATTGGCTAAACAAAGTATTCGAACATGTCCTGTCTGCAAGAAAAAAGACAAGATTGATGTTATGGTTCAATATGAAAAACTTCCAAACAGATATTTACATCCAGAATGCAAAGAGATGGAAATAGAAAAGTTCAAGATAAATCAAATAGAGCAAGAAAAGAAAGATATTTTCTGGGAAACTCTAGCTGAAATCGTAAACTTAAAGTTTGTTGATATTCCACCACGCATTTATACCTTGGCTCAAAACTTAAGAAGTGGAAATCCTGTGTTCAACAAGAGAAAAACTGATAAAAGATATCGTGAGGGGTTTGAGTGGGATGTTATGACACGGACCTTGATTGATTCTAAAAAAAAGATTAGAACAGCAATTGAAACCAAAGACTTTCAATCAATTGATTCGGCATTATATTATATCATGAAAATTGTGGTCAATAGAATCCCTTTAGTTCATCAAAAGATGGAACGGGAAAAGAAAGCTCTTGAAGTTCAAAGGGCTCGTGAAGCAAGTCTTACACAGGAAGATATTAAGAATATTATTCAATATCAATATGATGAGGAAGACGAAAAACCTAGAAAAAAACGGAAGAAACTAGGGAATGATATTAGCAAATGGTTATAAGAGGAAGATATGGCAACAACTAAAAAGAAAACAAAAGCACAAGCGGAAGCTGAATCAATCAAACGACTAGCTAGTACTAATGAATCATATTTTGTAGGTTTACTATGGAGTCAACCTATGGAAACATATACAAGCTATAGTGAAAAGATTTCACCAGACGATTTTTTACATCCAGAGTGGGGTTTTTATTTTGAATTGGGTAAACGTCTCTACAAAAAAGGGATTAAAAAATTCGACGACATTTCAGTCAATGCAACAGTTGAAGAAATTGGTGTCCGTGATACCTTTGAGAAGTATGGTGGATACGGCACAATGGTGCAATTGATTTATATTGTTGAGGAAAATGCACAAAATATTGAATCATACTATGATGCTCTTCTCAAAAATAAAGTAATCATGGCTCTCATTGATTTGATTGGTGGAAAAGTAATTACCAATAATAAAAAGTATGATTATCGTGAAATGAATGCTCGTGAGATTTCACAGTATTGGCAAAATCAAATGAATAATATTGCAATTGATGGAATCTCCTCATTTGAAAGTGAAAATCTCTATATCAGCGGTAAAGAGTTCTTAGGAAATTTAGAGAATAAAGCTGATGGAGTTCTTAAATTTGCAAACTCACGCCTATTAAATAGTGTCGTACAAGGTATGCCACGTGGAGAAGTAACAATGCTCGGTGGATTTGGTAATAGTGGTAAATCTTCATTCATGACAGATAAAGTCCTCTTGTCATGTATTTATGACGTTGACAAAACGCTTGTTATTCTCAATGAGGAAGGCGCTGATAAGTTACGAGAAAAAATATTCTTAACATTGGTTAATCATGAGATGAATAAGTATGGAGCTAAAGAACAGCGTAATTTTGAACGAAAAAAACTCAATAAAGTTAATAAATTAGACGATGAAGACCGTAAACTTATCTATGAAACTTTTGATAAATTAAAAGAGTTAATGGATGGCGATGAAGCACATATTAAAATCGTCTTCATGGAGCAATATCAGATTGAAGATTTAAAAAATATTGTAGCTCTACATGCAAATCTTGGATATGTTAACCTTATTATTGATACTCACAAAGTGCCTGATAATTATAAGTCAGCAAGTCGTTGGGAAGCAATTGTTGAAGCAACAAAAGAAATCTACAAATTAACTCGTCCTGAGTCTGGTGGATTTAACCTTCGCACCATGTTGACTGTTCAGTTGGCAGATAACCATATTAAAGATAAATTTCTTGGATATGATGCTATTGGTGAGGGTAAAGGAATGAAAAATGAAGCATCTATTTTGATGATGTATCGTCCTATTTTCGATGATGAGTATGAAAAAATCAAACCACATCGTTTTGTCAAGAGTGCATTAAGTAAAGACGGATATGTTCAAGAAGACGTTCCACTAAAACGAGACAAAACTTATTATGTAATGTTTATTCCTAAAAACCGTTATGGTCAAAACACGGACAATGGACAAGACGCAATTATTTATGAAGCTCGATTCCAGTACAACTCATTTGTTGAAGTTGGGTTTGCAACTATTCCACGTGAATATAATTAAAGGATAAAAAATGAATGATTTAGCAGAGATTAAAAAACGACTCTTCGAAGAGGATAAAGTTCAAGACCTGTTTGAATCAATTGGTTGTCAAAATATAAAGTGGGAACAAGGTGAGACTCTTATCACAGCTCAGTTACCCGATGGTTTTCATTCTACAAATACACGTGCTGTACAATGTAGAGTGAATGAGGGTCTATGGTGTTCAATAAGAAATAGAAATGACTTTAGTGGAGATATCTTTAATTTAATCTCTTATCTCGTGTACAAAGCAAAGGGAGATGAACTACAGGATAATTTAAATGAAGCGAAGCAATATATTTGTAAACTGTTTCATTGGAGTTATTCAAAAGGTGAGATTCAAGAGAGATATGACCCCCTTAAGAATATCAAGAGTATGATGTATAAGGGTAGAGGTAGAGTAAAAAAACCGAATAAAGTTCTTAGTGAGAATATCTTATTTGATTTCTTAGATTTGCCTAATAAAATGTGGGAAGATGAAGGAATCAGCGTAGAAACTCAAAAGACTTATGACATTGGGTTTGATATCATTACTAGAAGAATCACAATTCCTGTTCGCAATAGGTTTGGACAGTTGGTGGGAGTTAAAGGTAGAATGCTTTTAGAGGATGATGTAAATGAGTCAGACCCTAAATATATTTACATCTACAAATGTAATCAATCACAGGAACTATTTAACTTCTATATTGCTAATAAATCAGCAAAAGAAAAGAAAGAACTAATCATTGTAGAAGGTGAAAAGTCTTGTATGAAATTTTATGAGAATAAGATTTACAATGTAGTAGCTCTTGGTTCAAGCGATATTTCCCCTGCTCAGGTTGATATGATTTACTCACTAGGTTTTGACATTGAGATTGTTCTAGCTTATGATAGTGACAAAACAATTGATGAAATTCAAAAGACGGCAGAGAAGCTCAATCAAAGAAGTCTGTCAATGGTATTTGACAAAGAAAAGAAAACTGGTAAAAAATCTGCCCCTATTGATAATGGTATCAAGGTTTGGAAAGATTTATATAATAACTATAAATACGATTTGGAGTAATGAAACATGGTAAAATGGATACAAGAGAAAGCAAAGATTAAAGCCGACAGAGAGGATGATTTAAAGACAAAAATTTTAAAAGCACGTGGGATTCCTTTAGAAGACCATCAAGAGTTTTTGTTTCCTGATGAAAAGTGGGAGAATCACCCTTTTGAAATCCGCAATGTAGAGAGGGCTGTCAATCGTATCTTAGAAGGTATCGCAGACAAAGAAACAATTGTAATAAGCGGTGACCCTGATGCAGATGGAATTACAGCAACAGCTATTATGTTTAATCGCTTGAAAGCACTACAAGATTTTAATGAGTTTAACCTAGATTATATCTACCCACAACGTGATACAGGTCATGGATTGTATGGTCAATTATCAGTTCAAGACTACTGGTTAAATAAAGCAGAGAAAGCAAAGGCTGAAAAAGATAAAGAAAGTCTTGCTAAGTGGGAAAAACTTATTGACCTTAGTCGCTCAAACATCGAAAAAACAAAAGTAGCTGACCTTCTCATTATTTTGGACAGTTCAAGTAATGACTTAAAAGGTGTTGAGCGTGCTCGAACATTGAATCCTGATTTAGATATTATTATCTTAGACCACCATGAGTTCGACTCTAAAGAGATTACGAATAAAATGGATAAGGAAGTTATCTTGTGCAACCCTCATCATCACCTAGACGAATCAGTTAATAAAGATTTATCAGGTGCTGGCATGGCTTATAAAGTAGCCAAAGGAATTGATGAGGTGTTAGACGATGATGGATTTTCTAATCAATTCCGTGATTTGGTTGCAATCGGTCTAGTAGGAGATATGATGAGTGTTCTTAATTTTGAGAATCGCTACCTTATCTCACAAGGGTTGCAGAATGTTAATAATATTGGTTTATCACGTATACTTAAAGGTGCTAAAATTAATACATACCGATACAACACAAAAGATATCGGATATAGTATTGCACCATTGATTAACTCATCTGCTCGTATGGGAGAGATTGAACTTGCTTTTCAAATTTTGATGGTGGATAATGATACTGATGCCAAGAAACTTCGCCTTAAAATGGATAAGTTAAATAAGAAACGTCAAGAAACTCAAAAAGCAGTTATGCAAAAATATGAAGATACTCAAGATATGAGAGACAAGATTATTATTGTTATTGATTCAGAATCAAACAAAGGTATGAATGGATTAGTAGCTCAGAATATCGCTCAAAAATATCACCGTCCATGTTTTGTTGTAACAGAAGGTAAAGATGGAATCTGTCGTGGTTCAGGTCGTTCTTATGGTAGTTTCAATACCAATGAGTTCTTGAGTGAATTAGACTTCGTAGAAGCACAAGGACATGGGCAAGCTCATGGATTGAATTTTCCTCTTGACCGCTTAGGTGATTTAAAAGAGTATATTGAAGAAAATATGCCAGACAATCTTGAGACGGAACAGACGTTCTATTACGACATTGCATTGGAGAATATTGAAGAAGCATTCATGGATTTGACTGACTTAATCAACATCAACTACATTACAGGTAACAACTTCCCAGAGGTTGTGGTACGCATGGACAATGTTATGATTGAAGAACGTGCAGTTATTGGAAAAACAAAAGAGACAGTTAAATTTAAAACAAGTGGAGACTTAGTTTTTATTAAGTTTAAGGTTAATGAAGATTGGAATAAAGATATTGATACGTTTGATACTGTTAGTGTTGTAGGAAATGGTACAATTAATGAGTTCTATAACTTTGCAACAAAAGAAATGACACGAACACCTCAAATTATTATCATGGATATTGTAAAGGATTAATGATGAGAATAGAAGGAGTTGAACATGTAGACCCAGAAGACTTTGCTGTTGTCGAAGATGGAACTATATATGGATATGTTGTAGACAGAGGATGTAAAGATGGGGCAATTCTAGTTGATGAATACCCAAGGCTATATACAGAAGAAAGCATGATGACATTTATGCAAGAAAACGTTGACCGTGCATTATTGATGTATGGTATGACATTTGATAGCAAAGATGGAATGGCAGAAAATCGCAGACTAACAAAAGAAGAAAGAAATATGGTTATTGAAGATTTCTTTTCATAAGGAGAACATAATGAGTTATAATAGACAGGAATATGGATATAGTCAAATGTTATTTAATTATATTACAGACTATTCACAAGGAATTAATGAAACGGTAAGTCAAATGGAATTTATTTGGCAAAACAGAGATAATTTCAAAGAAGATATTGAAGTCGAAGAAGTGATTAAGAGATTCAAAAAAGATATTGAAGATAAAGTGGAAGATTTTCTATCATATCTTGAACCATTAGACGAGGAATAAAATGATGACAAAACAGGAAAAACGTCAAATTATTATTTTTGCTTCATTTTGTGTATTTCTTTTTGTCTTTGCTGTTTTAGCAGTATGTTTTATTAAACCAGATAGTGGAAAGAAAGAGATAAAACATACCAATATCAGCGTAGATTATGAGGTGGTTAATTATTCTCAATCCGTAAGAAATGATGGTAACACAGAAAATCAAGACACTACAATTAATTTTGTGACACCCTCTGGTGAACATCATTCGGTCACTGTTACCAATGAAATTGAATCTCACTATTCAAACCTTGGAGCACTTACAAGCAAAGATTCACAATTAATGTTCGTAGGTAGTGATTATCATGACATTAAAGATATAGTTGCAGGTACACCAATTGCCTATGCAAAATATAATATTTTAAACGATGATAAACCACATATTAACATTACTATTGATGAGAAAGCAGACATTAGAAACTTCACATTATTTTCAAAAGAGTAATTTATTTACTCTTTTTTTTATTTTATGCTTGACAAAAGTATTTTAATTTGATATAATTATAAATATAGAAAGTAGAGGAACTAAACATGGCAAACATCACTATCGAAACACGTAACGAATCATTTGACAAAATCCTTGCAACAATCGGAGACCGACAACGTGTAGTTGTTGACTACTTGGAAGCATTTGATGAACCTTTATCGGCAAGTGACATTGCATATGGTTTATATATTAACGGACTTGTTCCAACACCTGAACGTAACTCAGTACACCCTCGCTTAACAGAATTGACAAAAATGGGAATTGTACGTGTGGTTGGTAAAGAAAAAGATAAAGTGACAAATCGAAAAGTTGCGGTCTATGAATTAGTGGAGGAAGCTCGACAATGAAAATGAAGACAAGCCACGAGATTTTATCAACATTAGTTTTCTTCATTATATTATTTGCGATGAAGATGATTGTAGGATTTGAGTATGCAGTACTTTTCGGACTAGCAGTTGCTATTGTCAAAGTAATTAAACATGGAAATGGATAGTAAGGAGATATATGTTAGTAGACGTATTACAATGTCCTAAATGCTCAAAATTCATTGGACATAAAATTGAGTATGCAGAATATGAAGGATGTAACAGCATAGTCGAATTAGAAGCACGTGATTTTGTATGTAAATGCCCCTATTGTGACACTAAGTTTATATTTAATATCAATGTCGATTATTCAGTAGAAGGAACAATTGAACGAATTGACGATAAACGTGTAGAAGAAGTTGAAAATGGAGATTATTAATGAGTAATTACAATGAACCAATTAAATATGAAGTAGGGAAAGAAATTTATTTAGTTCCAAGTGATACACGTAAGAAGCCTTATCGTGCTAGAATTACAAAAATTGGTCGAAAATATGCTTATGCTGGAACAATCTGGGATTGGGATGACCTTGGACGAGAGTTTAAGATTGAAATTGAAAAAAATAGAACATCTGTGGAATATGGTAGTGCAGATGATGTGTATGAAAGTGAAGCTATTTACGAACAATATCTCAAAGATAAAGCATTACAATACCATATTTCCAAACAATTAACTTCTAAAATATTTGATTCTAATACATTAGAAGTGATTGCAGAAGTTATTGGTTTGGAAAGTCAGGTAGAAATTAAATGAGACAAATAACTCAAATTGTAATCATGAATCCATACTTTGAAAAAACCTACACAACCATCATTCCTCTTTGGTTTTTGGAAAGAGTAGAACAGCAATCAATGCGTGAAATTGGTTGTGTAGAAGTAATGGCAATAGATGAATCATCTCCACAAGATGCGTTTCTACTACGCTACAACTCAGATAAATGTAGTGCTATAGAACTCCATGAACTGGAAATTACAGAAGATGAGTATCAAAAATATTTCCAAAGAGGATTTGATAAACGTCAGTATGGAACTGATGATACTTATTACTACGATTATTAAGGAGAAAATATGATTAAATGTAAAATTACACCTTACGCTACTAAAGGGTATTACTCTCCCTATTCAGGAAATTGGTATGGCGGAATCGGATATGATGTTAAAGTAAAAACAGGCAATAAGTTTACAATAAACTTTAAGCCTTATAGAATAGTCAATTATTTTTCAAGTTATTCAGAGGCGCTACAGTACTTGGATAAAAAATTAGAAGGATATACAGATGGGAAAGTTTTTAAAATTTAAACAGTTCTGGTGTGGTCACTTTGCTCTTGGTCATCGTGGAAGTGTAGATGGCTTCGAACTGAATGTCACATGGCTTTCACACAATAAAAAGGTTGAAGTTAAAATTACAAATAAGTGTGTAAAATGTGGTGTAGAAACTTTAGTGTATCTTGGATTTTTAACCCCTCCAGAATACGTCAGATTCAATTCTAAGCGTCTTTTTGACAAATTTGTCCAAACATACGCTGATGAGCGTGTATATGACCATATGGTCATCTCAGAGGGTATTAAAAAAGAGAAACGAGTAAGAAAGATATAAAATAAGAATTTTATATATGGTTAAGAATAGTTAATTCTTGATAAAGTGAAAATAATTTGATATAATAGAGTTGTGAAAGAGGGAATAACAATGTATAACACAACCTTTAGAGAAAGACCACCAAGAACAAATGCACCAACGCAACCGACTAAAGGAGAAATGAAAATGGAATTAGTCGAATGTAAAACTTGCGGAGCACACGACTTTACTAACGGTAAATGTAACTATTGTGGTAATCAACATGAAGTTAAACAAGGTTTTATGAAAGAGTTGAAAATAGCCCCTTGGTCTGATTATATGAAAAGCTTAACAGACGAAGAAGCAACAGACATTTATAACAACTTAAAAGACGGTTTAACACCTAATCAAATAAGAACAGCAACATGCAAAGAAGATATAATTAAGCAGAAAGAAATAACTTTTGAACATGGAAATAAAAGAGGAGACAAAGTATTGACTGTTATGCTTTACTTATTATTCTCTATAGTTTGGTTTGCAGTAACTGTATTTATTCCACCGCTATTTATAATAACAATTGTTTTATTAGTGATTTATGGCACTTACCGTTTGATAAAGAGAAACAAATAGTGTATAATAGTACATATGAATAAAGGAGTAATGATGGATAATAAAAGAATTTCTGAAATCGTTGAAGAAGAAATGATAAAGCAAGATGCAAACAGATATCGTGATATGAGGAAAATTCTCACGATTCCGAAAAGCATTGCGGATTTATTGGATGAAATTCCAAACGAAGCTAAAGAATATGTTAGAGTAAATGATTTTGGTGAGTATTCTGTTTTAGATGACTTTGTTGAATTACGAGAATTTTATGAAGCTGATGAAGATGAGATATTTCCTAAGTTTATGGAATTAAAAGAGTTTGTTAAAGAGAATTTAAACTTATGTGTAGCTTATCTCTCAGGTAAAGCCCTTGGAGTTGATTTAGTGAAAGTGGTGGAAGATGAAAATTGAATTAGAAACAAGACCTTGCTTGGTAACTTTTAGTAATAAAAATCAGGTCGAAGGAACTTTTATGGGATTATTTCAGCATTCGCATACTCACGGAGATTCATTAATCACTGGTGGATTTAAAGCAGGAACTGTTGCTTATCCTGTTGCCATTGTAGAAATAAATGGAAAAATGTCAGAAGTACGAATTAGTCAGATTGAATTTCTTGATATTGCAAAAAGAGAGGTCTCATAGTGACCGACAAACTAATATCGCTGTAAAGGAGAGAACAATGAAAGTATATGTTTTAACGGCAGATACCTATAAAAGTTATGGTGTACAAATAGAACTTTTCGGAGTATTTACAACCAAAGAGAAAGCTGAGAAGCGAGCTAGTGAAATGAAATTAGATTGTCCTGATATTTCTGTTGTGAATGTTGATGAAAATGAACACGGCTACTTAGGAGGATATATCGAATGAAAATTTTCAAACGTAAACCAAAGAAACTAATTCAAGCAAGGTTTATTTATGATACGAGCCGTATCGGAGTTAATAATAGCTATTCTGATTGGCAAACCGTTACTGAAAAAGAATTTAAATGTGCTGTGTCTGATGCTAAAAAAGACGGTTGGACTGATGTTAAATATATTGTGCTAGGAAATATAGTATCTGACAAATGGGACATTAAAGGATTTGAAAAAAGGGAGATTAAATGATTGAACCGTTAAGATATCGTATTTTAAGAAAATTAAAGCAGTTATTCTGTTTTAATCATGATTGGCATGTTTGGGTAAATAAAAAAAATAGAACTTGTCGAAAATGTGATAAAACAGAAAAAGATTTCAACCGCTTAGACCCCCATTAGTCTGAGAACGTGTTTAAGGAGGAAGTATGATGACACAATTTGAAAAAGATTTGGACAAATTATTATATTTAGCAGATGTTCATAGCAAAGATTACGAGGTAGTATATTCAGAATTTGTAAGAAAATATGAGTCAATCCTTAATCAAACAACAAATATGAAAGCATTTATAAATAATGTTCATGAGTGTGACTATGGTTGTGATAATAATTGTGAACTCGATGGTACTTTAAGCAGGTATACAGTTGAAGACTTGAAAGGAACATTAAACAGCATTGAAGGGGAGTATAATGATAGCTTATCAACTAGGTTTTAAAGATGACTTAGACCAAGATTTTCAGGCATGATTCAGAAAGGAATATGGAAATGAATAAATTAATTGAAAAATATATTTTAACAATCATTGCACTTGTTCTTGATATTTTTGCAATGGTAATCACAATTTTAACGCTTAATTTAAGTTGGAATCATTTTATCGTGCCAGCTTTTAATGTTCCAAAGCTAGGGTTTTTATTAACTTTTGCAATTGTGGTAATGTGGGAGTTATTTGACTTTAGAGTGACGAATACAGGAATTACAACTATTTTATCTAAAACTACAGATACACCCAACGAACAGATTGCAGTTGATTATGCTGTAACCAATGTAATGGTTTCATTAACAATTGCATTAATTCTCTTAGTATTAAGCTTATTTATTTAAACTATCATTAGATAGTTTTTTATTTGACTTTTGAGTTATATTATGATATAATATATATTATAGAACATAAGGAGAATTTAAATGAAAAGTAAACTTGATATAATCTATGATTTCATTTTTAAAGAAAAAGCACCTAATGATTGGTCGGATAGTTTAAAGTTATTGATGATTAATTCTTACCTTGAATCAGAAATAAAAATTGAGCAAGAATTAGAAAAAACTAGGAGTGAATTATGGAAAACGAATGTATTCAACAGTTAGCAGCATTTTATGAATGTCAAATGGATGTAACCTTATCTGAAAATGACAAGAAAAAGTTATTTCAAATTTACTTAGAATATCAAAAAGAGAGTGTAAAAGTAAAGAGTTCAAGAATGATACATTTAGCACGAAGCTCTGGAAACACTCATCTTATAAGACATTTTAGTATTTTTGAAATGTTTGAATATATGGAGACAAAAAATGGAAAGCAAAGAAATATTTACTAAAGCACAACTATCAATCTATCGAAACCTGCTTATTATTTGGATGAATAATTCAAACCTAAGATTTAATCAACTTATATCTAATCTTCAAGTAGATTTTAATAATCAGCAGTTTAGAAAATATTCACGTAGTGATGGAACACCAGATTTATTCTATCTAAGCGATGAAAAATTCGCAGAATTTTTAGAAGATTTAATAGAGGAGAACAGTTAATGGAACACGGAAAATCATTTGTACACAATGGATTAAAATATCAACGCTCAGAGGACACAGTTCTCTTTACACTTAGAAATAAAAACAACCAATACATTGGAATTGATTTAGGTCGTAATGGCAATGAATTTGTTATTGGAAAGACCGTTTTAACAACAAGTGACGAAGCGTTTATCTTTATGATGGATAAAGAGATTTTTGAAGAAAAGGGAATCTCTAACACAATTGCTATGCTACGTAAAGAGGCTAGTAATAAAATGAACTATGCAGGGTTTAAGCCAGTCATGGTATAGGGAGACTAATATGGTACGGTATTTAGTACAATGGAAAAATGGAGAAAATTTTACCAATCATGGATTCTTTCGAACAAGTGAACAAGCATTTGAATCAATCCAAGATTGGTGGGAACTAAATAGTTTCAAGCCTAACTATGTTCGTATTCTTGGTGGAGATGACACAATTAAAGCAATTGACTACGGAAGTTATACATCATTTTATTATATTATTCCAGTAACAGAGGATACTTTTGGTGATTTATTAACTAATGGTGTAGAAGCATACGGAATGAATGTAAATTGGAATAAATATAAAAGTAACTAAACTGTAATTGACTTTGTTATTTAAATATGGTATAATTATTATATCAAGTTAAGGAGAACTAAAACATGGAAATTAAACAAAAAGCTGGTAGACTTGCTGGTATGTCAGGGTGGTTAATTAAAGGTGCAAACATCTCTATTGCGGAAGATGAAATTACTGATACACGGAGTGTAGTTTGTTATCCAGACTATCCAGTCGAATCAATCCAAGAAGCAGTGAGTTTGACGGTTTCTCTCACAGAAGATGAGTTCGAACTCTTGAAAAAGATTTTCAGAATCGAGGAATAAACATGAAACCAGATTCAACAGAAGAGATAGCTTTTGCACGTGAATTGTTGGTTAACCTTTGGCAGTTTAGAGGAATCAAAGCCTCTGAAAGTGAAAGAACTAAACTAACACCAATCATTGGAGATTTTATCTTTAGGGATGAAAAAGATTTAAAAGAACCAATTGATTTTTTAATTAAAGAACTACAAACAGCTAAAGAACAGTTAGAAAATATTGATTGACAAGGAAAAGTCAATAACACCCAATCACTATATACATGAGTGTGCGGTCAGCAGAGTAGCTAGTATAGAATAGCTCATGTATGTAGATTTATATATCGTTAGTCGTGGTAGACTGATTGAATAGCTTGATAGATGATTTTCAATGTATGATGAGACAATATTGTAAAGGATTCTGAACTGTTAATCGGAGAGTGAAAAATTTTGCAGGTTCGACTCCTGTCGATATAGTTAAGGAGGTTCTCATATGAAAGAACATATTGTAGTAGTCGATGAAGTTCACGAAGACAACATGGAGAAACTAAAAAACATAAATAACGCAAAAGAATCTGTGCAAGCTCTCTCTGACTCTTTTGTTGAGGTTGCAGTAAAAATGAAAGAATTGGCTGATGCTTTACGTGGCGAACATGTTGATGTCTATGACCCATTGACAGACAAACGTAAAAAAGAACAATCTTTTAAAAATGGTGTAAGTAATCTTAAACATATCAAAAAACGTGGAGGAAAGTAATATGTTATTTAAAGTAGGAAAAACACATAAAACATTTGATACCAGAGGTAACTCAGAAGAAAGTGTTTTGATTCTATCAGAAGATGTTAAAAGGAGAACATGGGTGTTTATGCCCTCTGATTCAAGAGATATTCCGCATATTGTTTTTGATGATTTAGAGTATGCAACAGATGTTGCAGAAGAGTGTTTTGGATTTGTACTATATGATGCAGAACCAGAAGATGATGACATTTTATATGAAGGTTATATATATGAAGGGTAGATAAATGACTTTATTCTTGACAAGTGTCCAAGAATATGATATAATATATACATAGAGTTAAGGTACTAACCAATACGAACTCGAAAAGGAGAAAACATAATGACAATTATCAACGTAAGCAACACTTATCAAATCTTTCCAGATGACCTTAAAACATTCGATAAACTTCCTAAAGGAACATATACAGTTCGATTTAATAAAATGGAAGGCTTCTCACTTATTAAACGTGAGAATCTAACTGTTGACGAGAAAATGTACGGAAATCATAAAGAAAAAGCTGAAAAAGCTCTTAAAACATTTGGTCTCTTTAATCGTTCTATGGGAATTATTTTATCAGGAGATAAGGGTATTGGTAAAACAATGTTTACACGTTACCTTGCAAACCAATTTGTTGAAACTAAAGAACTTCCTGTTATTCTAATTGACCAAGCCTATTTTGGTATTGCAGACTTCCTTTCATCTATTAAACAAGAAGCAATGATTTTATTTGATGAGTTTGAGAAGGTCTTTGATGAACGCAATGATAATGCTGAAAGTCAAGACTCATTACTTAGTTTGTTTGATGGTTTATCAAGTACAAAACATATGTACGTGATTACCGTGAATGACCTTCATAAGTTGAGTAGCTTTATGCAAAATCGTACAGGACGTTTCCACTATCATTTCCGATTTAAATATCCACGTGGACAAGAAGTTCGTGATTATATCCATGACCATGCTTCTAATGTGGGTGAAGATATTGTTGAAAAAATTGTTGATTTTAGCACTAAAGTTAAAGTTACTTTTGATACTTTACGTTCAATTGCGTTCGAAGTTTCCAATGGCAACAGCTTTAGTGAAACAATTGAAGACTTGAATATTAGTCAAGGTGAAGCAACTAAATATGCTGTTACACTTCGATTAGAGGATGGTCGATTGATTAAACTTCATAACCAACGTGAGATTGATTTGTTTGATGATATTGCAAACATTGATGGAGACGTTGATGGAGAATGGTCTAAAATTCGGTTTGAAACTAAAAATGCTCATCAGAATGCAACAGGAGATGGGTATGTTGTTAAAGAGTTTGAAACATCTACTCGATGGGATGATGATAAAGATGAATATGTATCATTAGCAATTGAAGAAGCAATCCTCACAATCAACAATGATACAAACATTAAATATTTAGTTTAAAAAATATTAGACACGCAAGTGTCTATAAGGTTCTATAGCTTAGATGGTAAAGTCCTCTGCCCATAACAGAGTTAACGCAGGTTCAAGCCCTGCTAGAGCCATTCCCTAATGGAAAAATAGACAGATAGACAGAAAGAGAGGTACTAACCATGATTTTAAAATATGGAGTACATAACGGTAAAGGAGAAACAGTTGTTAATATTGTAGACAACATCACAAGTGTAGAGGAAATTGAAGGAAGTAATGCCCCAATCTTCCACCATGAACGAGGAGAGAAACCTCGGACATATTTCGGCAATCTCAAAGAGAATGAATATATTATCTTTATGTATTTAATGAATGATGATTTCAAAACAATTAAAATTTACAAGAGGGCATAAACCTGGCGAAAATTTATGTGGAGGAATGAACCTGGCGAAAAATTCATCTGATATTAGTAGGTAGACAAAGGGCACTTTGTGTTGGTTCGATTTCCAACTATCAGATATAGGTGTTGCTTATTCACCGTATAATAAGCTAGGAAAGTAAGTATAGTAGGTAAATAAAATGACAAATCCAATTCTAATCAAAGAATTAAGTTTTCAACTTAAAGAACACAGAGATATCTTAACAGATATTATTAAGTTATCTGCACGTTCTGATGACCAAGCAAATTCAGCTAAAAATATATTATTTCAAATATTCTATCAAACTGAATGGATGATTCAAATGTATGCTGGTAATTATGAAGAAAAACCACATGGAGACTCCGAAGATTTAAGTTTTAAAGAGGGAAAAGTTTCTCAAAATATTGTAAAATATATTATGGATAACTTCAAAGGTATTCCAATTACAGAAGAAGGTTTGAGTAAGTTGACTAATAAAGAAAAAGAATTTTTAAAACCTTTCGAAGACCTATTATCTATCACCTATAGAATGATAAGAGCTGTTGTATATTATTCAGATAGTAATTCTGAAAGTAAAACTATAGACAGAACAGATGCACATCCTATGAGTATTTTATATTTCATTGATTCACTGAAAGAAAGAACTACTTATGCTATGGAAAAAGAAGTCTACTAATTTAGGTGACTCGCTATAGTTAGATTAGGCGTATGATATTATCCTTTGGTTTAAATCCATAAAGACAGGGCATAAAGCTCGACTGTGTGTATATTGCGTGCAATAGATGACGGTTATATCTTGATACAATTAAAAGGAACTTTGAGTAGTTCGCCTATATGGAAACGGGTTGTTAGTGCATACCGCAAAAGAAAACTATCCGTTACTCTTGACGATATAAGAAGCTTAAAATCATGTTTGGTCTTTGCATATCCTTCCTAAAGACTAAGGTGTACCGATTGACGGTACTTAAATGTTATAGAGTTAACAGCCAAAGGTTAATACTGACGGGGTATTATTAAATTAGTTCGATAGCTATGCCAAACAATATTCTTAATTTAAAGAAAAGGTAAAATAATGAATACCCGTTGTTGACCCTCACTGAATCAACACGTGAATACGTTTCGACTAACAATCGTAGAAAAGTTAAAGTAGTTGCTTTGACTGTCGTATCTCTTTATAATTAAGATACTCTATGTCAATTAAATTGGCATATTGCGAACATAGTATAGTGGTAATGCTACAGACTCTAAGTATGTAAACGTAGGTTCGATTCCTACTGTTCGTGTTATATGTGTGCAAGTCTTTCGTGAGGGAGATGGTGTTAAATGCGGAAGATGTCCGACAGCCATATAAAAATAACACACCAAAATACGACTCTATATAGTATTTTTGGCTGGCAATCTTGGTGGTAATCGTTATAGAGACGGTAAGTCCGAAAATGATAGGGAAGGTGTTGTATGCCTATCTACGAGAGTGTTCAAGAAACTCTCAATTACACAGGGTGGGTGGCAAGGAGTCACATTAGTTTCATAGGCTAAACAAGGGCGGTTCGATTCCGTTACCCTGAATATTGCTGAAAGGCAAGAACCGACTGTCCGAAATATATCAATATAGAGGTCTACGGTATAGAAAACGTTCATAAGGGTGTGATTGTTCCGTATGGGAACTTGACCATAAGTTGCTCGTTAACCCTTAGCCAGAAAGAGTGGTCTAATGTAGGGCACTTGAAATTTCAAGAGTTGTGAGTTCAAATCTCATCTCTTTCATATATTGGTCTTAATAGATAATGTGAAGGTTATATTAGCTAGTCTATGATATAACTCAAAAAACTACTCGTACGGTACTCGATTTGTAGTTTGCCAATACACAATTTGGTTTCCCACTTCGTTTAAATGTTGGAATAAGACTGCCTATTCGAGAACAGGCAACCTCGGTTCGATTCCGAGAGTGGGAATTTAATTTAAAATATTATTACTTAACACTTGACAAACTCATTTGATTATGGTATAATAATATATGTAAGTTAAAAAAACGTAAGGAGAACAAAATATGGGATGTTTAATTCCGATTATACTAATTGTATTTTTAATCAATCCAGCTATGGGTTTAATGACAGCAATTATTTTATTGATTGTATTGGCACTAGCAAGTCTTAAAAAATAAGGAGAACAAACACAATGACACAAAACAAAACACTCACAGTACAAGAAGCGCTTAATGAACTTAAAGTTCTCGACAAGCGTATTGAACGTAAACTTGGAGATACTAAATATGTAGGTGTTGTCCAAGAAGGCAAACTTGTTTATCCTGCATCATCAAAGGGTGATAAAGATAAATTCATTTCAGATGCAAAATCTAGTATTGATTCATTACTTGATTTGATTGCTTATCGTCATGCTTTGAAAGCTGGTGTATTACGTTCTAATGCGTTAACAGAAATTGTGATTGGAGACAAAACAATGACAGTTGCAGAAGCAATTGATTATAAAACTTCAATTCAAAGTGAAAAAGATTTGGTTCAAACTCTTGTTAATGATTTGACTCAAGCAACAACTAAGGCGACAAGTATTAATGACGACATTGATATGGCTCTCGAAAGGAAACAAAATAGTTTGCTTAGTGCAGATAAAGATGATAAGAGTGCTGACTTTATTAAATTCTTGAAAGAACAAGCTGAGAGCGAAAAAGCGACAGTTCTTGAATTAGAAGTTGGTAAATCTCTTGTAAGTGATTACACCAAAGCTAAACTTGATTCAATTGAACAATTTGAACAAACAGTTGATTTCAAATTAACTGCATCAAATGTTTCAACAGAAATTACCGTTGAGTGGTAATAGTTAAGTTATAATCATGTTATGACGAACAACTTAAAGTATAGATTTCCAGATAGTTCTGTTTTTCAGAGGTTCTTATAACTGGAAATAAATAATAAATATGACGAACCTCTTATACTATAATATAATATAAAAATATGATGAATCTCAAAAAGAGAGGTTATGTATTCGAGACGGTAAGGATGAGTCCTTATTCGTAGGAATAGATAAAACTACTTCATAGGTTATAGTTCAAAGCTCATGCTTTATAGCTTAGAGTTTATATCTTATATTGGATAATGAATCCAGTTATAGATTAAGTTTGAAGATTTAAGTTTTCTTCAAAATCCTAGAGTTACGTTTTGTAACTTTCTATATCAGTTTGGTTGTACGCTAGGCTGTCATAACATGGTAAAATAAGGACTACTTCGGTAGTTCTTATTTTTTTATACTTATCTCTTGACAAAGTAAAATGGTTATGGTATAATATATTATAACCGATTGAAAGGAATGGTATTAACATTGACAGAAAAAATTAGAAAGCTGAGTAATCGTGACCAAGCTCGTGAGAAGATTGCTGTATGGTACGGTTCAGCCGATAACTACCAACATGGACTAAAAGAACTCCTAGCTAATGCAACAGATGAAATTATTAATAATTTTGAAGAGGGAACTATTACGGTCAAACTGAGTGAAGATGGTTCAACAGTAACTGTTACAGATACTGGTCGAGGTATTCCAATTTCAGGCGAAACTGACGGAATCCCTAACTATGAATTATTATTCTTGACTCTCTTTGCAGGAACTAAGTATGGAGATAGTGGTGTAACAAATGGAACTTATACAGGTTCAAATGGTGTAGGTACTACAGTTCTTAACTATACGTCAGTTCTTTTTGAAGTAACATCTATTATTAAAGGAATTAAATATCATATTAAATTCACTAATGGTGGAGAAGTTACCGAAGAGTTAACAGAAGAAAAAACAGATGGTATTGATGGAACAACTGTGACATTTTCACTTGACCCAACAGTTTATACACAAACAATCTTTAAAGATGAAGATGTTCGTGAGATTGCACACCGCTATGCTGTTAGTTCAAATAAGATTACAGTTGACTATATTCATGGAGAAACTGAATTAAAATACCATTATACAGACTTGAAAGAATATTATTCAGAACTTACAAGTGCTGTCAACACAAGTGGAATTGTCTTTGGGGATTTAGTTGAGTATCAAGATACAATTACAAGTAATCAACATGATATTTTCACGTCTCATGAAGAATTAACTTCTCTTTCGATTGCATTATCAACCTCAACAACACCAACACAAGAATCTTACTTGAATTTAAACTACTTGCCTAATGGTGGGAAGATTAACGAAGGAATCATCAACGGTATTAAACTTTACGTTAATAAGTACTGTCGTGCAAATAATCTGTTTCCTAAGAAAGTAAATTCTTTTTCAGATTCAGATATTACAGAATCATTTAGCTTTGTAGCTGTTATGTTCTCAAATAATGTTGAGTTTGCAAATCAAACTAAGTTCTCTACAAACAAAGAACTCTATAAAGAAGTTGCCAAGAGACGTGTCACACAAATCTTAGAAGTTACAGAAATTGAAGACCCTAAAAACTTTAAAGATATTATTAATCACTTACTTCTTGTTCAAAAAGAGAACACGGTCAATGCTAAACACAAAGAGAAACTTAAAAAGAAATTGACTGAAAAAGTTGATTCGATGTCTAATCGTATCGAAAAGTTAGTTGATTCTCGTATTCACGGAGAAAAAGCAGAACTTTATCTAGCAGAAGGAGATTCAGCACATGGTTCAGTAGTTCTATCTCGTGATAGCGAGTTCCAAGCAAGTATGCCTATGGGTGGTAAATTCCTTAATGTTGAAAAAACAATGAACATTGAAGATATTGTTAATAATGAAACAGTTATGAATGTAATCAAAGCTTTAGGGTGCGGAATTGATTTAGGTAAGAAACAAAAAGACTTACCTAAGTTTGATATTGAGAAGCTACGTTATGGGAAAATTATCTGTGCTTCCGATGAAGACCCAGATGGTGCACAAATTCAATGCTTGATTATTACTCTGTTTTATAAATTGATGCCAGAAATTATTCACACAGGACGATTATATTTAGCTCAAACACCTTTGTTTGAAATCAAACTCAAAGATGATTCAGTTCTTTATGCTTATACAGACCAAGGACGTGATAAAATCCTCAAAGAACAAGGTAGTAAAGTGGTTCACTACTCACGAGCGAAAGGTCTCGGACAGCTAGATGCACATGTCATGGCTGAAACAGCTATGAATCCTGAGACTCGTCATTTGACACGTGTTACAATTGAAGATGCCAAAGAAGCTGAGCAAGCTATTGTTGACTGGATGGGCAATGACGTTAACAATCGTAAAGTGTTCATTTCAAGAAACCTTAACAAATTTATTAAAGAGGGACTAGAATAAAATGGAAATTGTAGAAAAAGGATTGCAACATATCGTGACCGACAATATGGGGCAGTATTCAACATATGTATTGCTTTCACGTGCAATACCAGATTTTCGAGATGGATTAAAGCCATCTTATCGAAGAATCTTATGGGCTATGCACGAAAAGAAAGCTATAAGATTCACTAAGTCTGCAAATATTGTAGGGGAAGCAATGCTTCTTCATCCTCATGGTTCAACATATCCAACTATGGTTGGTATGGCTCAAAAAGATAGCCAATTGAATCCTATGGTAATAGGAAAGGGGAACTTCGGACAACATGCAAGCGAATTAGCATTTGGTGCTGAACGTTATACCGAAGTTAAACTTTCTGCTATTGGTCTTGATATGATGGCTGATGTTAAAAAAGACGGTGTTGACTTCGTAGACAATTATGATGGTACACGTAGGATTCCAGAAGTGTTTCCAGTTAAATATCCAACTATCTTAGCTTATGCTCAATCAGGAATTGGTGTAGGATTTAGTTCAAGTATTCCTTCATTTAACACAACCGAATTGTGTGAAGCTATCATTAAACGAATTGAAGATAATGAACAGACATTGCTTATTCCTGACTTTGGTACTGGTGCTTATATTATCAATGACCCTGACGTTATTAAGTCAATCAATGAAAGTGGTAGTGGCTCAATCAATCAACGTGCTAAAGTTGAGTTTAATAAAGATAGTCGTGAGATTATTGTTAAAGAAATTCCTTATGGAACAACAAAAGAAAAAATTATCGAACGTATTATTAAATTAAACAAAGAAGATAAACTTAAAGAAGTTACTAAGGTGGAAGATGGGAGTGGATTGAAAGGTCTTGAAATTGTTATCACAGCTAAACGTGGTGTTGACCTTGAACAATTACTTGAAAAGCTTTATCAGATGACACCTATGCAAGCAAGTTATTCTACTAACTTAATGGTTATTAATCGTCAAGGATTGCCAGAAAAGATGGGTGTATGGTCACTTATTGCTAAGTGGTTAGATTGGCGTACAGATACATATCAACGTATGATTACAAAAGATATTCAAACTAAACAAGTACAGCTTGAAATTTTGTACGGATTGGAAAATATCAAAGATGATTTGGAACATGTAATCAAAATTATTCGTAACTCTACAGATGATAATGTGATTCAAAACTTATCTAGTGAGTTTAGCCTGACTCAACTTCAAGCAGAGCGTGTTTCAGGGTTGAAACTTAAAAATCTTACAACTACTTTTATTAAGAAACAATTGAGTAATATTAAGAGTCTCGAAAAAGAAATTAAACAACTTGAATGGACAGTTGAAAAACCTCAGCGTATTCATAAATTGATTGTTCAAGATATGAAAGATGTTATTGCTCAATTTGGAACACCTCGTAAATCACAACTCATTGACAAATCTGTAGTAGCTAAGAAAGCAAAACTTTCTCCTGCGAATACTGTAGAAGAATATAATGTAAAAGTTATTGTAACTAAAGATGGTTATGTCAAAAAGATTCCTTTGACTTCTCTTCGTGGCAATGCAGAGATTCAATTTAAAGAAGGAGATTTTCTTACATCAGAAACTGATACTGACAATGGAGAAGAACTTCTTATCTTCACAAATAAACAAAATGTTTATAAGAAACAACTTAATGATTTGAATGATACTAAACCCAAAGATTTGGGTAACTACATTCCATCTCTAATTGATTTAGAAGAAGGGGAAGAAATTCAAGGCATTATAACGCTTTCTAAGGGCACTAAATACGTTCTTTTGGGATTTGAAGACGGAAAGGTCGCTAAAGTCAACGTAGAGGCTTATAGAACGTCCACAAAGCGTTCTAAACTTAAGAATGGTGTAGTTGGTAAAATGATAGTTTTACTAACGACATTAACTGACGATGTAGATATTATGTCTATCTCTGAAAGTGATAAGGCTATCGTCACTAATACATCTATGATTTCTGCTAAAAATTCTAAAGCAACACAAGGTATCGCCAACCAGAAATTGAAAGCAGGAGAATCAATTAAGAAATTACTTGTTCTTCAAGAGGACGAAGAGGATAATCGAGAATATTATCGTGTACAATCAGCAGGTGCTGGTAAGAAATTTAAAGGATAAAATATGGAAAAAAGAATATTTAATATTATCAGAGGAGTTCTGATGGCAGTTATTACAATCAGCTTGTTATTGGGTTATATCTGGTTTGTCTTTGATTTAAACATGCTTGCATGGGGAACTCTCCTTATGGGTGTTATGTTTCAGGGTACTGTAGTTATGTTTGTAGTTGGTCTATGGTTAGTAATGTTGAGTTGTATCTTCTTCTTTATTTTAGGTATGGCATTGATATTCTGGATATCAGTTTTGTTTGATAAAATTGAAGAATATATTTTTGAAGAAAGGAAAATACGAAATGATTAAAGTTTACCAATGTCGAGCACAAATTAATACACCCTATCTGACATCAAATTCACGTTCAGGGTTCTTTAAAAAAGGAGAAGACTTTCTCATGTATCGTAGCTCAAAAGGTACGTGGGTTGTAAGTTCTCCAAAGAACTCAACAATGCACACAAATGCTATTCCAATCGAACGTGCTTTTGATACGAAACACTCATGGCTCTTAAACCTTAACATCACGAGTATTGTAAATGTATTTGAAGCACCAAACAAAGTACACTTACGTCACTCATTCGCTCTATTCAAATACCCTAGCTTTGCAAATTTTGTAAATATAGAGAATTTTGAACTAAATCTTAAAGGAGAAGAACAATAATGGAAAAAGTTAAAATTTATTTCGCAAGCCCACTTTTCTCAGATATGGAACGTTGGTTCAATGCTGATATTGTTGACAGCTTACGATACGCTCTTCCTGAAAATGTAGAGATTTATCTACCACAGGAAAATGAAGCAATTAATGATAAGTCGGGATATGCAAACTCTGTAATGATTGCAGAAGCTGATACAAATGAACTGTTAAGTTCTGACTTTATTGTAGCTGTCCTAGACGGTGCAACAATTGATGTTGGTGTGGCTAGTGAAATTGGAGTTGCCTATGCTAAAGGCATTCCAGTTATTGGTCTATATTCAGATTCACGTCAAGGTGCTTTTGGAAACACAAACAAAATCAATGCTCTTGAAGAAGTAGGAGAATCTCAATTCTCTTATATCAATCTCTATACTGTAGGATTAGTTAAATCTAACGGTGCTCTATTTAAAGATGTTAGCGACTGGTTCAACTATATTGTTGATGAAGCTAAAAAATTATCAGAAGAAAAGGAAACAAATGACTAAACTAATTAACAAACCAGCATTTCAATATGCTTATATCTCGCTTATCGTACTTGCTCAATTAGTGATTTTATTCACAGTTAAAACACCGATTATTCAATGGGTATCAGGTCTTTCAGGTGCATTATACGTATCTACTCTAACATTCAGCAAAAAATATACTTTCTTAGTTGCTCTTGTATTTAACACAACAATGTTATTTATTGGTATTCAACATGGTATCTTATCAGAAAGTATTCAACAACCACTATTTATGGCAATGGGTATCATTGGATTCATTCACATGAACTTCAAAGGACGATACAAATTTATCAATAATACCCTTCAACGAATTAAAAATATTGAAGTTTGGAAAATTCTCTTACTTAGTGTGGTTGTTATGGTAGTTTGGACTTTCATCTCTAAAGGTCTTGGTTCTCCTATTTGGTGGAAAGATGGAATCCTTGGTGGTGTAGCCATCTCGGCACAATTATTCTCTATTGCAGGAAACAAATATAGTTGGTTCTACTGGATGACACTAAACGCTCTTACAACTTGGACATGGTTTACTTTAGCAACACCTAATGTTACTATGGGTGTTCTATATCTAATCTTCCTTGTCAACTCAATCTTTGGTTACATTTTTTGGAATGCATCTAATAAAGAAAGCCTTTAACGGGCTTTTTTTATGTTACTTGACAAACCATGAAAAATATGGTATAATATAGCTTGTATAGAAATTGGAGGAAATAGATGGAAAATTTATTTGTTGTTAAGAAAAGAACAGATGAGAAACAAGAAAGGGTGACAGAGAAATGGAACTTCGATAAGGTAATTTCTGCCTGTCAAAAGTCAGCCCAACATATAGATAAATCTCTAACTAAGGAACAGATTGAGAGTTTAGAATATTTAGTTGACAAATCTATTAACAAGCGTAGAACTAAAATATTAAATAATAGAGGTGTTCCATTCAGAGAAATTTTAAACAATATACCTGTTGAAGAAGTCCACGAAATGGTGCAAGATGCTTTGAGATTGCTTGATGTTGATATATATAAGTCATATCATGACTATCGAAACTATAAAATATCACAAGATAAGCATTATCGTGAATTATATAAAGATTTAGATAGTCTTAAGAATGGAATTTATACCGAGAACGCAAACAAGGACAGTTCTATTAATTCCACTAAACGTTCTCTTCTTGCTGAAATGACTCAGAAGAAAATCGTAACTGACTTTATTCTTCAAAAGAACTGGGTTAAGGCTCATGAGGAAGGATGGATTTACATTCATGATTTAGGAGATTTGTACTGGCGAACTTTTAATTGTGATAACGTTGATTTAGCAAATCTCATTAAGACTAAAAAGCAAAAAGATGGCGAGTATGCTTTTACTTTAAATGGTATTAAATATCCTGAACCTAAATCAATTAGTTCAGCATTTAACTTAGTGGCAGATTTGATTTTACAAATGTCTTCTCAACAATTCGGAGGTTTTAGTGTCCAGAACTTTGACCATTTTCTAGCACCTTATGCAGAATTAACTTACGATAAAGCATTCAAAAGATATATGGAAAAGGGAATTGCATATAATACAGCACGTGAAATGGCAGAAGAAGATACTCTTTATGCAATCAAACAAGGTGTTCAAGGTTTTGAACTTGAAATAAGTACCATCTCTAATGCACTAGGACAAATTCCATTTACATCAATTGGTTTTGGATTAGATACATCTAAATGGGGTCGTGAAATTACTCGTGCCTTCTTGCTTGAACGTTCTGAACCAGATTGTGTACTTGTCTTTCCTAAATTAATTTTTGCTAGTGCTAAAGAAGTTAACTTGAATCCTGATTCACCTAACTATGATTTATTCCAACTGGCAATTAAATGCAGTTCAACTAAACTATATCCTGATTACGTTTCAATGGATAAGGGTATTCTTGCACCTGCATACAGTCGTCATAAAGATGACTTAGACCAAATTTTATCAGTACCAATGGGTTAGTGAAAATGTAGCCCATTTAAAACCATTTTGAACAGCAATACAAAGCTGGTGTGTGAAGAAATTCATGCTAACGGTTAGAGTTAATTCCGAGACCGTGCTAAGACTTAAACTTAAAATCTCATGATATACTTAGTAAAGGAGACTTGACTCATGAGATTATTAACTAGAAACTATGTATCAGAAATGATACGAGACCAATTTAAAGTAACAAACAAACAAATTGATATTTATTTTATTAAAAGAAAATATGGTATAGTACCATATAAAAAAGAAGGTAAAACAGCATTATATAAGTTAGATGACCTTCTTTCTATTGGACTACATTTTCAAGATTTTTTAGAAGGATTTTATCCTATTCCTCATTATAAAGACAAATATTGGATAAATAAAGAATCAGATATTATAAATATAAACAATGGAAAAATTATTCATCCATACAAGGGTGTAGATGAATATGGACACATTACTCTTGTATATAAAGGGAAGAAATACCGCAAAAGAGTTCATTCTTTGATGGGTAAAGTTTTTCTAGGTAATCCCCCAGTTGTTAATCATTTAGACTCTGATAAATTTAACAACAAACTATCGAATTTAGAACGCTCAACTCATAGTTTAAATATCAAACACGCTTATGACAACGATAAGTATACCACGAGAGGTGGGACAGGAACTTCTGTTATAGCCATAAACAAAGAGACAGGCGAAGAAATATTGTTTAAGAGTTTGAGACAAGCCGAAAAGGCAACTAAAATTGATAGACATAGAATAAAGAGATTTTTATCAAATAAACAAGCAACAAATAATACAAATTGGGATTTTAAGTTTAAGTAAAGTGTATCGACTATTATTATCACAAGGAGAATGTTTGGGTAACATAACCAAACAGTAGGGTGGGTATTGTACCACTCGAAGAGGAAAAGGAATATTGTGAAAACAATATTATGATATAGTCAGTGGAGAGTTTATCTCTCAAACGTGCAGAAGCTACAATAATGTTGAATTTATTAATCCTTTAGAGGATTCAGAAGACTTCCAAAAGGAAGTTTATAAAGGACGTGGAAATATTGGTGTAGTAACAATTAATTTCCCTAAAATTGCTATAGAATCAGGTGGCGACTGGAACAAATTCTATGAATTACTACATAAATATACCAATATGACAATGGATATCTTAGATTGGAGATATAATTACACTGGGGAGGCTAGAGCAGAAAGCAATCCTCTCATGTGGATGGAAGGTGGTGCATGGAGACGACTCAACCATGATGAAAAAATCTCTAAAACAATCTTTAATTTCACTGCCTCTGTTGGTATAATTGGGTTCAATGAAGCTTTGAACTACATGTATTTGAATAATGGGTACGAAGTTGATAACTTACCAAACTACAAGAGTGGCGAAAAACGTCAACAAGACCAAATAAAATTCATGGAAGTCCTTAATTCAATTAAAGAATTTAGAAATATCCGTGACGCTGTTCGTATTGATGAAGATGGTATTCAAACTCGTGTTTGGGATGAAGAAGGAAACTTTATTCATCCAGACCCTGACAAGAAATATCTTGAAGTTTATGAAGGTTTAGACACCACACGCAAAACAACTATTATCCCTCGTATGTATTCTGTCTATGGAACACCTGCTGAATCTCTTGTGTACAAAATGATGAAACAATTGCAAGAACAGTATGGATTCATCAATAGTGTTACGGCTCAAGAAGATGGAAAAGGACGTAATTATATTACTAACTCATTCCACCAACCAGTGTGGGTAGAATCAAATGTATTTGATAAGATTGATTTTGAAGCACCTTTCCATTTGGATAAAATGGCAAGTGGTGGACATATTAGTCAAAATGAATTTGCTTTCGGCACAGCAGTGACAGTTCTTGAACAAGTTGTTCGTTATGCAATGGAAAAGGGAATGTACTACGGCATCAATATTGCATCTAGTCATTGCTTTGATTGTGGATGGAATGGAGAAACAGCAGATACTTGTGTTGAATGCAACTCAGAGAATGTGGTAACAATTCAAAGAATATGCGGATATATGTCTATTACATCACGCAATGGACATAGTGTTGTTAATGCTGGTAAGACAGAGGAACTACTCGAGCGTGTCAATCATGTTGGAAATGCTAAAAAAGAATATACTAAAAACTTTGAGAAAAAACATGACATACAAAGAGATGTTGTATCGAAAGAGTTCTCAATGTTTGAATCAGGAGAATAATGGCTTATATACATCAAATAAATGCTATGGACTTTGAGAATAGTTTCCAAGAGGGAGGATTTAGACATGATAAACAGTCTAAGCTCCCTGTGGGGGCTGTTGTTTCAGTCTTTATGAACTATTGCTCATTCCATTGTTTGGGATGTTGGAATAGTGATACGTGGGATAGGAAGGATGACCTTTACATTCCAGATGAAAAAGTTGCAGAACAAATCATCGAAGGATTAGACCAGTTTGAACTTGACCCACCGATAGGGTTGAGTTTCTTGGGTGGCGACCCTATTTTGCCTGACAATGCCGAGAGTACAGCTAATATAATTAGACTTGTATTAGAGAAGAGATCTAATATTGTTATTGGTTTATGGACTGGGTACAAGTTTGAATATCTCTTAAAGAAGATGGATGAGAACCAAAAATATATTTTGGAGAATATCGATGTTTTAATAGATGGTCAGTTTATTCAAGGAAAGAAAATTGCTAATAAACGCTATGGTTCATATAATCAACGAGTTATTAATGTTCCTAAATCATTAAAGGAGGGTAAAATAGTAATTACAGAATTTTATCGAAAAGAAATGGACGATTTCCCAATATAAATTTAAAAAACTATCTCTTGACTGGGATAGTTTTTTTTGTGGTATAATAAGTGGTAATATAAAATGAAAAGAAGCAAGAGATGGCTCAATTTTCATAAGCCAAAAGAATTAAATTTCATCTAACTACTTACTACTTGACAAATTTAAATAAATATGTTATAATATTATATAGAAACATAAAGGAGATAACAATTATGAAAATTAAAGGCTTAAACAATGATGTAGAGGTATTACTGGACTCTGACAGTATTGACCAATCAACTCTTACGCAAATTAAAGAACTTGCGGATTCAGAACGTTACGCAGACAACAAAATTGTTATGATGCCTGACACTCACGCTGGTATACCAGCACCAATTGGGTTAACAATGAAAATTAATAATCCTCTTGAAAAGTTCCCTTTTGAGCTTGTTGGTAACGATATTGGATGTGGGGTCACATCTATTGTATTTGAAACTGCTCGCCCATTCACGGATGATGAATTAGTCTCTTTGTATTCTAAAATTGAAAAAGAAATCAAAACAAATGTCAATGATAAAAACATTGCTTATGACTTTATTCGTGACACAGGTAGTGACTTTGAAATCCCTGTAAGCCTGAACTGTGGTGAAATTCCAGAATATGAATGGCGAACATTCGGAACTCTAGGTGGTGGTAATCACTTTATTGAACTTGGTGAAATTTCAGATAATACATATATGTTATCTATCCATTCTGGTTCACGTGGTCTTGGAGCATTTATATATAAAAAATATAAAGAAATTGCGGAAAAGGGTAGTCGACATCGTGTGGAAAGCAAGAGAAAAGAGATTATTGACTTTTTCTTGGAACGCGGTTTAGATACGATGATTCAAGATGTTATTAAGAATGTTCCTCAAGATTACTTTGATGGAAATGGATATTTAAATGATGATGATGTTCTTGATTATTTAGAGGATATGCAATACGCTGTTGACTTTGCAGAGCAATCACGTTTATCTATACTTTTGCGTGTATATGCTTTAATCTCTACAATTCAATCCACAGATTCACAACAGACAATCATTTCAACTCATAACTATTATAATGTTGAGGATAAAATTCTGCGAAAAGGTGCTGTTCGTTCTAATGGATTATTAGTAACACCATTGTCAATGAATAAAGGAATTATTGTTTCAGAGGGTATTCCATCTGAGGAAAATAATTATTCAGCACCACATGGTGCTGGTCGTATTATGTCACGCAAGGTTGCAAAAGATAGTATTACCTTAGACTCGTTGATTTCTGATATGAATGGAATCATTACAAATGTTCGTGAAGGTATTATTGATGAATCACCTCGTGCATATAAAAACTATGATGAATTGCAAGATTGGTTCAATAAAACAATGAAACCAATCGGTATTGCAAAACCCATTCTAAATTTTAAAGGAGAATAATATGAATTTATTAGAACACTATATTGAAGAGGTTGTTCTTGAAAAGCCTTTCAAGGCAGACTGGACAAAACAACATAAAGATAAATTTGTCGAAATCGAAATGATTGTAAATGTTCATGGTGGGCTATCTAGCGCACATAAAATTTTTACAGTTGACAAATGGAAGGAAGTCAAAGAAAAGGGCTTCTATATTGCGTAATTATAAAGGAGGTGTATAATGACACTAGGTTCAGTAACTTTTGAAATAAAAGGTTTAGTCAAGTCAGAATCAGATAACTTTGTTTTAGTTCAGCATGACAATCTATATCAAGTATTTGAAAAAGATAGTGACAATCCGTTTATCATCTATAATGATGAAACAAAAGAATTAAATTACCTAAACAAGAATGTTTATTCTGCTGATAATCAAAATAAAGCTCGTGCTATATACGAGAAATTACAGGTTATCAAAAATAACAGAACGTTTTAGTTGACAAAATAAGACTATTATGGTATAATAGTCTTATTGCTTTATATAGAAGGAGATATAAAAATGGTTAAAGTATACAGTAAATACAATTGTAAAAATTGTAAAAAAGTCAAACGCTTACTCAAATTCTCAGGAATTGATTATGTTGAGATTAACGTTGAAGATGATGCAGAAGCTTTCACATACGTTAAAGAAGAACTGGGATTCTCTAATCTTCCAGTTATCGTAGCTCAAGGTGTAGAGCCATTCCAGTTCAACTCTACCAAAGTAGATGAATTTGTTAAAGGCTATAAACATGGATAATATTTTAATTGCTTATAAGTCACTAGGTGGAAACTGTGATAGAGTAATTAAAAAACTGGGTATCGGAGGGTTCAAGATTGATGGAGATAATATTTATGACTTCAATGAGGATAGTAAATTTTATTTCTTAATTCCCACTTATGAGGAAGAGTGGATTGGAGATGCATGGGATTTTATGGACGATTATCACAAGAACTGCCTAGGTATCATAGGTTCAGGAAACTTTAACTTTGGAGATGACATGTTCATATTTACAGCGAATGATATGAGTAAAAAATATGATATTCCTGTAATCTATTCCATCGAGAATTTTGGAAACAAGAAAGACATCAATAACATTAAAGAGTTATTGCAAATAAATTAATAGGAGGTTTCACTTGACAGTCACAAAGATTGAAACAAAAAAATCAGTAACACCAGAGTATTTTACGCTCAACAACCAACTAAATATCATTAAAGATGGTAAAATTCAGTTGAACGCAGACAGAGAAGCTGTCCATAGTTATTTCATTGATTACGTAAATCCACACACAGTTTATTTTGGGGACTTGCGTGAAAAACTTGATTATTTAGTGAAACACAAGTATATTAAAGGTGAAGTACTTGATAAATATACTTTCAAATTTATTAAAAAATTATTTAAAACTTTGTACAACAAGAAATTTCGATTCACAACTTTCATGGGTGCTTATAAATTTTACACACAGTATGCTATGCGCACCACAGATGGAAAATCAATTCTTGAAAGATACGAAGACCGTATTGCTTTTAATGCCTTGGTTATGGGTGATGGCGATGAGCAATTGGCTCTCGACATTGCAAATGAAATGATTTCACAAACCTATCAACCTGCAACACCTACATTCTCTAATGCTGGTAAATTGCGTGGTGGTAATGCTGTATCATGTTTCCTTTTGAATATTGAAGATAATATGACGTCTATTGGGCGCTCAGTAAACTCAGTTCTTCAATTATCTAAAATGGGTGGTGGAGTTGGAATCAACTTAACTGATATCCGTCCGTCAGGAGACCCTATCAAGGGTATTGAAAATATGGCTGATGGAGTTGTTCCAATCATGAAACTCTATGAAGATTCATTTTCATATGCGAACCAACTGGGGACAAGAAATGGGGCAGGCGTGACTTATCTCAATGTGTTTCATAAAGATATTGTTAAATTCCTTTCTACAAAGAAAGAAAATGCTGACGAAAAAGTTCGTGTTAAAACTCTTTCTCTCGGTGTTGTAGTTCCTGATAAATTCTATGAACTCATTGCTAAAGGTGAATCAATGTATTTGTTTAGCCCTTATGATATCTACAATGAGTACGGAAAACTAATGTCTGAAATCAACATCACAGAAATGTATGATGAATTAGTTGAAAACAAAAATATCAAGAAAGATAAAATCTTTGCTCGTGACCTTGAAGAAGAAATGTCTAAACTTATTCAAGAGTCAGGATATCCATACATCATCAACATTGATACAGCAAACCAAGAAAATGCTGTTGACGGTGTAATCAAAATGAGTAATTTATGTTCGGAGATTTTGCAAGTACAATCCCCATCAGAGCTGAACCCAGACCAAACTTATAAGACTGTTGGTACTGATGTATCATGTAATCTTGGTTCAACTAATATTGCACACCTTATGGAATCACCAGACTTTGGAAAATCTGTTAGAACAGCATTTCGTGCATTAACCTATATTGCAGACAGTTCTAATATTGAAGAAGTTCCTACCGTTAAGAATGCCAATGACAAGTATCACTCAGTAGGTTTAGGCGCAATGGGGTTACATGGATTCCTTGCTAAAAACGGAATCCTCTATGGTTCTCCTGAGTCAATTGAGTTCACAGGTATGTACTTCCAACTTCTGAACTATTGGACTTTGTTTGAAAGCAATCAAATTGCTATTGAACGCAATCAAGCCTTCTATAACTTTGATAAGTCAGAATATGCAAATGGTAAATACTTCAAACGCTATCTACCACGTGTTAAATTCAAAAACAATCTTTCTGATACAGTTCAAGAATTATTTAAAGATATTGATATTCCAACTGCACAAGCTTGGGCTGACTTACAAGCTTCAATTGAAGAGCATGGTCTATATAATTCTTACCGTTTGGCTGTTGCGCCTACGGGTTCAATTTCTTATATCAACGAAGCTACAGCATCTATTCACCCAATCGTACAAAAGATTGAGAAACGTTCAGAGGGTAAACGTGGTGATGTATTCTATCCAGCACCTTATCTTGCAGAAGGTCTTCCTTATTATGAATCAGCTTATAATATTGACCAGCGTAGAGTTATTGACATCTACGCAGAAGCGCAAAAACATGTTGACCAAGCTCTTTCTATGACACTGTTCATGTCTGCTGACCACGGAAAAGATTTGTATGAGTGGAAAGTAGGAAGTAAAGGAGAAGATTCATTCACTACTCGTGACATTAATATCCTTCGAAATTATGCTTGGTCAAAAGGCATTAAATCTATTTATTACGTTCGTACTTACCGCTCAGACGGTGAAGTAAGTTCAGTAAATGAATGTGAATCATGCTCAATTTAGAAAGAGGTTTATATGCCTAATAAATTAAATGTAGAAGATAAAAGTTTTGAAGATAAATGGTTTATCTTTGATACATATCGTGAAATCAGCAAGTGTGTTTATTACAATGAAGAATTAAACAATCTAATGACATTCTACTCTGAAACAGAAGAAACACCTGTTGACGTTATTAACTGGGTAGATAATAAAGATAGATTGTTAGAAACTTTAGATATTCTTGAAACCAATAAAAATATGGTTGTCAGCTTCTTTAGAGTTGAAGGAGCTACGTCTGATGTCACAATTCTTGAAACAACAAAAGATATTGTAGATACCCTCAAAAGAAAAACAATGAGTGGTATTAACAAACACATCAATGATGTAATTTACAAAAAAGATAAAAAACTTTTGTATAAGAAATTTGCAATAGTCAAAGATTTGTAATATAAATTTAAAAAAGTATTTCTTGACAGGAATGCTTTTTTGTGTTATAATATATAATATAAAGAAGTTATTTATGCGTATAACATTTAAAGGAAAGAAGGTATTCAAATGTATGATGATGAATTTTGGGATTTCTCAGTACCCTACGAACAAGAATATGTTGAGTTTTTCAATAACTTAAAAAATTCTGTCAAAGAAGGTATCAAACAGGAACTTGAAGGTTTAAAAGATGAAAATAGTAGGCTACAAAAGATTGTCGATGGAATCCAAGAAAAGGAAGCAAATATCAATCGTAGAGAACGAGATTTGCAAACTGCTATTGAAGTTTCAGCTCAATCTGCTAAGAGTTTAGCTTTAAAAGAGTTACTTGAACCACTCGAAGATATCTACTGGGATATTACATATAAACATGAGCTAATGCCTCAATGTGATAAGTGTGACAGATATCGTAGACGAGAATACACTACACCTATGGGTCGAGTGGCTTACGAAAAATGTTCTTGTGATATTGGAAAGAATGTTTATTTCCCTCAAGAAATGACTTTATACAAAATCTACAGAAAAGATAAACACCTAAACGGATATTACACTATGATGAATACAAGAGGTGGAAGTGAAGAACTTACTTATTATGGTGGAAGTGATGATAGTTTTGATTATAAAACTCCTACAAAATTTTTGATTTCCAAAGAAGAAGACTTTAAAAACTATTCTCGTTTCAATTCTATGTTTGCCACAAAAGAACTTTGTGAAAAATATTGTGAAAAACTTCAAAAAGAAGAAGATATCAAACTTCAAAAAAGATTAGAAGACTCATTTGAAGATTTAAGTCCACAAAGCACCGTGGAAATCTAAATAAAAATATTATTAGAAGAGGTTATAAATTGAACTGTTACTTATGTGGTAAAGAAATTCCAGAAGAAGAAATTATCGAAGGAGAGAAATATCAAATTTGTTATGAGTGTGAATTAAGAGAGGAGTATGGAATCTAATGGAATTAAATGAGTTCTTAGATATTCTTAAAGGTATTGGTCAGAAGCTAAAAGAGAGTGAGGAAGAATAATGCGAATAACTATGTGTGAGTTCTGCAATAAACTTACACTCAATAAACTAGATTACATCGAAACGAATCCATATCTTCATATATCTGAGTTTTGTTATGTGTGTGAAGAGTGTGGAAAAATTAAACATAGAGGAGTTGAAATATGAGATTTAAAGCAAAACCAACAGAAGAGTTAACAAAAGAAACGGTTGATGAAGATTTATGGTATTTTTTTAAAGAACACGTTGACGATGAGGGATACATCTATGGGTGGTATGTTGATGGATATATTGTAGGTGGGATGGTTGAAGCAAATGATGAATACTGTTCACTTCAATATTGGGCACCAGTTATTAAAGACACGGTAGTGTTAGTAGAGGAATAATATGTTTGAACTGATTGGACTTCCAACAGAATGGATTTATTCGCCATCAATGTGTTTTATGCCAGATGGAGTAACACTTGAACAGCGTGAACATTATCATTATTATGATGATACAGAGATTCTTGCAGAAGATGAAGAAGAAATTACTATGCGTGGAATTTGTGGAAAAGGACTAGCATTAAATTGGAGTATGGCAACTCTTGATAGAAACATTGAACATTTAGATTATCCTATTCTATTTTGTCAGGATTGCGTTGAAATTATGAATCGTAGGAAAGAGAGTGCGCTTGCTGAATTATCATATTTAAACATTTACGCAGAGAATCCAAATGAATATATTTTACAAGCTCTCGAAGATGAAATGGAGTTCTATCAACCAACGAAAGATTATAAATAGGAGAAATGAAATGGAATTAGAAAATGTAACACTCAAACAATTACAAAATAAAGAAGTTGTTCCTTTACGTGAGCAGGCTTTGGAGTACTTTAGAAACTTAGAAAAATTTAAAAGGAAATTACGTAAAGACGGACAAACTTACTATGATGTTCTAACAACACCTGAATACTTTACCGCAGAAGTTGCTATAGTATTTTCTAATGATGAAGAAGTTGGTTTAGCACGTAAACAAATCTATTCACAATTAATGTTCTTTGCAGATAATGATATCGTATTTGCTAGTCAATTATTTTATAAATTGACATATGGTAAGATTAACTTTGTTAGTTTTGATAAAGAATTTACTTTAGAAGATGAGGAAAAATAATTATGCTAGTTAGATTTAATTTTGACACAGATTATGTAGGAACAGAAGACGAAGAAATCTTCGAATATCCAGAGGATACACCTTCGGATACAATAATGGATGACATAGAAGCTTGGAAAGATGAACGTGTAAGTTACTGGGCTGAAATCGTTGATGAAGACGGAGAAGTAATTGGAGACGTATAAAAAGACAATCCTCTTGACAAACAAGGGGATTTATGTTATAATATAATAATGAAGGAGGACTATAATGAATTGAATAAAACACTTATTAATAAACGTGGACATGAATATTCCATCATAAGTGAACCATATCAAAAACTTGGCAAAAACAATAAGAAATTTCCTTATGTTGATGTACAATTTACGGAGACAGAAAGCATTAGAAGTGTTAGACTCTCTGTTGCAAAAGCAGGGGAGGCTAAAGATATGTATGCTAAAGATGTATATGGTATCGCCTGTAAAGGAAATATTAAAAAGGTTGGTCATGAACGTGAGTATTGCGTGTGGAGAAATATGCTTGCACGTTGCTATGTTAAAAAGACAATGTGTTATAAAGCCTATGGTGGAGCAGGAGTGACTGTCTCTGAACGTTGGTTATGTTTTGAAAACTTTGTCAATGACTTATCTAGTTTGCCAAACTACGATGAAGAATTATTTTTCTCAGGGAAGTTACAACTTGATAAAGACTTAATCTGTGAAGAAAAAGGGATTTATCCTAAGATATACTCAAAAGATACCTGTACATTTTTAACCCATAAGGAAAATGTATTTTTAACACGTGGACGCAAGCAACCAAAAGAATTACCCAATAATCCAGTTATGAAAGTGACAGATATCACAACTGGGAAAGAGACCTTTGTCTATGATATTAGAAATTATTGTAAAGATAATGGTCTCTCGGTATCGTCTATATATCGTAGATTCAATGGACAAACACTAACAAAAAGCTACAAAGGCTTTATATTTGAAAGGATTTAAAATGGAATTAGTAACTGCAATCAATTGGAATGCGATTGAAGATGAAATCGATAATGCAACATGGAAAAAATTAGTCGAGCAATTCTGGTTACCTGAGAGAATTGCCGTTTCTAATGACGTATCTGATTGGGAGTCATTAGATGAAGAAGAAAAAGAACTTTATAACCGTGTCTTTGGTGGATTGACATTACTTGATACTCTTCAAGGAGAAATTGGTAACAATGAAATCGCAAAAGATTCTCGTAACCAACATGAATTAGCTGTATTCCGCAATATTGCATTTATGGAAGAAGTTCATGCTAAATCATACAGTACAATCTTCTCGACACTTTCAACTCCTAAAGAGATTGATGAAATTTTTAAATGGACTGCTGAGAACAAATATATCATTACTAAAAATGAAATCGTTCAAGATATCTATGAAAATGGAACTCCCTTACAAAAGAAAGTTGCATCAGTATTCTTGGAATCATTCCTCTTTTACTCAGGATTCTTTACTCCTTTGTACTATGTGGGGCTTGGAAAGATGAAAAATACAGCCGAGATTATTAAGCTTATCCTTCGTGATGAATCTGTCCACGGTGCTTACATTGGATATAAACATAAGCTAGGGTTTGCAGAACTAACAGAAGCTGAGCAAGAGGAACATGAAGAATGGACATTCGATTTACTTGATAAGCTATATCAAAATGAATTGAAGTATACTGAACTTCTTTATGATACTGTAGGTTATACAGAGGATGTGAAACAATTCCTCAAATACAACGCAGACAAAGCTCTTATGAATCTTGGATTCGACACTTTGTTTGAAGTGGGTCGTGAAGATATCAATCCACTAGTAATGAATGGTATCTCAACTGAAACCGCTAACCATGATTTCTTCTCAGCGGTAGGTAATGGATATCTCCTTGGAGAAGCCGAAGCGATGAAAGATGACGATTATGCTTTGATTAAAGAAAAACTCAATAAATAAAAATTCAGGGGACTTGACAAGTCCTCTTTTTTATGGTATAATATTACTATCAAACATTTAAGGAGAATAAACATAATATGGGTTTACCAAACAACCAAAACTATACCCCTACAGTACATTTTTTAGAAAGGATGTCAGAACGATTTAATATTAAAACAAACTTAGATTCTATGAACTTTTTCAAAAAACAAGTTGACACTTTAGAATATGTCGGAGAAAATACAACTAAATCTGGTGTATGTGAAGTTTGGGCGAATGATGAGGTGACTTTCATTCTCGATGTGAAAAACAAGAGAATTGTGTCAGTTTATCAAACTGGGAGCATTGAAATTCAAGCTGATGATGCCTCTGTAAAAAAATCCGAACAATCTTTCGAAAATCCACTATCATTGTTCGGAAATGAACAGATTAATAGCATAATCTTTGATGAATTGTTCGGAAATGTCGAACAAACTTTTGAAAAAATCTCAAATTTAACTAGTAAAATCACGATTTTACATGATAAGATGCAAAAGACAAGTCGTAAAGATTATAAGGCTAAACAAATGGATGAAGCTCATGAAATCATGTATGAACTTGCACGTCAAATTAAAGCATGTAGCCAAAAAGAAAACGAAATTAACAAATTTAAAGAAAGACTTGGGTAATTATTATGAAAGATAAACTTTCAACATTCGAAGACGTTAATCAACTTATTGACAAATACAATGAATTTTCTGATAACTTTGACGGAGACTGGGAAACGGCATTCTTTATGATGCTAGAAATTCACGAATCAAATAGCAAACGAGTAGGAGAAATTATGAATGTCATCTTTGACAATCTTGATTATTTGCCTGAGCCAGTCTTAGAGGTAATGCAAAAATATTCAAATCTCGAACGTAATAATTTGAAAGGAAAATAAAATGGAAGCAATTGAAATTGAATTTACTATGGGTATTAATGAAAATGGGGATGAAAAATTCCAATTTTTAGACATGAATTGTTATTACGATTTTGACATTTCTCAAAAGTTAGAAATGCTTGATGTTATTCGTAAAGGACTTATTGAAAAAGAAATCTTCGAAGTAACAAAGATGATTAACAATTTACATCATTTAAGTAACTCAAGACAAAATTCAGAATTAACAAAACTTATCGAGATGCAAACAAAACTATTAGAAAGATTGAAAAATAATGGAAATTAAAGATGTAGTAATTATTGGTGGTGGAGTCGCAGGTACAACTGTGGCTTTATATCTTGCTCGTGCAGGATTTGAACCTGTCCTATTGACAGATGGTGAAATTGGTGGAAATCTTAATTCCATTGATACAATCCAAAATTACGTTGGAATTTATAACGCAAAAGGTAGTGATATTGCAGAAGCAATCTACTCTCAACTTCATCAAGCTGGAATCCTTAACGATATTAAAGAATATACTAAAGTAACCAATGTTTCTAAGGATAAGAATGGTCTTTATCTGATTACATATGAAAACATCCGAGGTGCTAAAGATACTATTCTGTCTAAAAACCTTGTCATTGCAACAGGTCAGCATAATCTTAAACTTCCCCTTGATGTGGAACAACACAACTGTGTTTTGTGTGATGGTTTTATGTTTAAAGGTGAACCAGTAGTTGTAATTGGTGGTGGAAATTCTGCATTAACAGAAGCAATCGAACTAGCCAAAACATCAAGTAAAGTTTATCTCGTTACACGTAGACCTGAGTTCCGTGCAGAACAACATTTACAAAATGAAATCAAAAAACATAGCAATATTGTTCATTCAGTAGGCAATCTTAAATCGGTAGTTGGTGATTCATATATTTTTGATACACACACACTCGTTGCTAAAGGACTTTTTGTTTACATTGGCTCAAAACCTAATACACAGTTTATGGAAGACGAATTAATTCTAACAGATAGTGGACATATTGATACAATAGGATACAATGCTTTGGTTGGTGTTAAAGGTAGTCGCCACATGGATATTGACCGAAACTTATATGTTGTTGGAGATGTTAATGGCTCAGTTGAAGCAAAACAATTTGGTATTGCTATTGGTCAAGCCACAGAGGTTGCAGTCAAACTTATTAAAAAATTATCATAATGATGACTTTATTATTGACATATGCTATGAATTATGGTATAATATTATGAGAAATATGTTTAGAAAGGAGAACATGAAATGAGTACGAAAAGCGAACTAATATTTGATAATTTAGAAAATATGGACAATATCCTTGTTTTTGTTGGTGCAAGTGGAAGTGGTAAATCAACTCTTGTAGAACATATCAGAAAAAATTTAGGCATTCCTCAACTTGTAACCACTACAACACGACATAAAAGGCGTAATGAGAAAGAAGGAGAAGATTATCACTTTATTGAGTCAGAAGAGTTTAACCGTTTAGCTGATAATGAGTCTTTTTTGGAAACTACAAGTTATTCTGGTAACTTGTATGGCTTAACAAAAGAAGAAATTGATAAAAACTCTAATAATGTATCAACTGTTATCACAGATATCAATGGTGCTCGTACATTGGCAAATCTGTATCCAGACCGTGTTATGGTCTTTTGGATGAAAAGTACACCACTTAATCTTGTTAAGAGATTGAGAAAACGTGGTGAAAGTTGGTTTACGATTATAACGAGACTGTTTAATGCTTATCATTGCGGTGAATTTACTGTTCCAACATCAAAGTTTGTCGATGTAAATTTTACGGTTATTCATTCGGAAGATGATATGGTTAATAATTTCGGAATAGTTTATTATAAACTATTGACAGATGAGTTCAAAAAGAACACAGATTATCTACAAAAACTAGAAAAAGAAAAGGAATTAAATAATGGCAGAAAGACGTTACTATAAAACAGGAGAACAGGTATGGTCAAATCAAGACGGTACAGTTGCTGTCGTTAAAAGTGTCGATACTGTAAATAAGGAAATGACAGTTTATCTCCTTGATGAAAAAGGTAAGACAACTACAGTTACACGTAACCTTTGGGAGTTTGATAAACTTCGTGGATTTAATAAATATGAGGCTGGAACAATTGGTTTTACTAAATTCCGTCCAACAGCTAAAATCCCTACTAAAAATCATTTTGAAGACGCAGGTTTTGATGTTTATCTTGACATTCCTCAAGACTTCATGTACAAAGTTAATGGTGTTGAAGCACCAGCTTGGAACAACGGAGTTCTTTCATTCGTTATCAAAAAAGATATTCCAACATTACTTCCAACAGGTATTGGTGTTAAAGTAAGCGAAGACTTCTACACTGATTGGGCTAATGAGCGTGGTTCAACTGGACTTCGTGGAATGGCTACCTTATCAGGTGTGGTTGATTCTGGTTACCGTGGGGAAGTTTTCCTTGACATTTCTCCAATCAAAAAAGACATTGTTATCACAAACACTTATGAAGAAATCAAAGAAACAGCAGACGCAATCTACTTCCCAGTTACAAAAGCTGTTGCTCAAATGATTGTACGTGATAATTTACATTTACGTGAATATGAATTGTCTATCGATGATTTTAAAGACGATGTAACTAATCGTGGAGATTCTAAATTGGGTGCTTCTGGAAAATAATAATATATTAACTAGCTTCGGCTAGTTTTTGTTTTTCTCTTGACAGGTAAGGAAAAATATGATATAATATTATTATAACAAAAAAGGAGAAAATAATGAACTTAAATCAATACTTAAAATTCACTGGTTTTGATAAACCTGAACCAAAAGGTGTCAATATTGCAATTCTTGACAGTGGATTTAATACACAAAATAAAAATGTGAAATATAGATTTAATGCCTTTGATAAATCAGAAGACGTAAAAGATGAACGTGGACATGGTACTGCCATTTTTGATATTATCAGTACAATTTCACCAAACTCAAACTTCTATTTATTCAAGGCTTTAGATAAAAATGGAAAAGGAACAATGTTATCAATTTACGAATCACTGATTCGTGTGCGTGATATTGAAGAAATTGATATTGTCTGTATGAGTTTTAGTAGTTTTCAAAAACTTAGTATTACGACAGATAAAGCAATTAAAGAGTGTCTTGAAAATAAAAAGATTCTTGTATCAGCGCTGGGTAATGATGAACGACAACAAGACACTTATCCAAGTGCTGTGGAAGGTGTATATAAAGTAGGTGCACTTTCTGAAAGTCTAATCTCACGTCACCACTTATCAAATTATTCTCCAACAACCCACTTTGTGGCATTAGGTGAAAATATTCTTGCCAACGAAGAACTACGTGAAGGTACAAGCTTCGCAACTGCTATTGTTGTTGGACAAATTGCGGAGATTATGGCTCATTATCAAATCAAAAAAGACGAAGTTAATTATGAATTATTTGAAGATTCATTCTTATCTAGTTCATCACGAACTATGGATATGGCTAAGGGTCATCTTCTTAAGGGAGGTAGAGATGGCTTTGAGTGATGAGTTTGAATTTAACTACCTAAAAACAATGTACGCCAGTGGATATAGTCTTGAAAACATTGACAAATACCTATCAGATTCAGAATATACTGCACAGGATTTCATCAACGAACTAGTTTTGCGTGAAGTCACAGTAAGCGAAACCAAAAAGACTGGTAAACGACTATCAGAAGACTTGAAGAAATTAATTGCACAACGTGACGGAAATGGAATCTCTCGTACAGAAATATTCAAAGAACTTAATCTTAATTTTTTAACTGTTCGTAGAGCCTGTGAAAAATATGGCTCTGCAAACAAATATAATGGACGAGTGTCATATCGTGACATTTATGAGGTTGTTCCTTTTGCTATCAAGCATGTGACAGATGGAATCATTTGTCCTATCTGTAGAGGACGTGCTAATAGCACAGAGGGTTCTCCCAATGTTTTCTTCTGTGTTAAATGCTTAGAGGAATATACTGTTCGTCATAGAAAACTATATCGCACACGTTGGGAAAATGTAGACTAAAAAAATCAAAAGAATAAAAAAGAACACAAGGAGAAATAAAATGACATACCAATTGAAAGTAATTTACCCAAAACAAGAATCTATTGAATCAAATAAATTCACTGAACGTAGCCATAACGAGTTAATTGATGATGTATCTGCTCAGGACGCAATTAAGACTTATAAAGATTTGCTAGTGCAAGGATACTCTATCTCAACATCATTTACTCCACCAGAAATTGTAGAAGATGAAAATTTTGATGCATTTGTTGTAGCTAAAAATCTTGAATTGGCAGGATTGCCATATACAGCAACTATCAAACTCAAAAGTAAAACAGATTACGAACAGGCTAAAGAGATTACTAGAATTATTGAACAACAAGGGTTTGATTATTCAGTGACAGCTAAATTAAATATCAATGAAAACTCACCTGTAGACTTTGAAAAGGAAAGTACTTGGTTTGATTCTGAATACGCTTCATATTCTGTATTACCCAAAGCTAAAAGCTATGATATTATGGATTTAAAATCTCTATATGAAACACTATCAGATATGAATCTAAAAGTATCAATCGGTCTTAAGATGCGTACTAAAAAAGATAATGATGAAGTCTTTGAACAACAACTAGATTCTTATCCAGATGACACACTTATTATTTTAAAACTTAAGGATGCTGATATTTATGGAGAATAAAGTATATGCTGATGCCATATTGTTAAAGTATGAACAAGGTGAATATGAAGGCTATGAACTAGTAGTTTTTAATGTTTTAGATAAAAATTTAACACTGCTAGAGATTACTGATGTTGCAAAGTTATTCTTAAAAGAGTATGTACATAATGAAGATTCACTATCTTATACTGGAATGACGATATTTGCTGAACATTGGAAAAATGGAAAAGTGGTAAAGAGTATTAAAATAGGTAACGTTCACGATGATGACGATAGAGATGGTTTACCAGTTTGGAAATGCGATTGGGAAATTGGTGAAACTGAATACTTTTATCCGTATGGTTGATAAACAAAAATAGTTGGGGCTTAGTCTTGACTATTTTTTTGTTTTATGATATAATAGATATGTAATAAAATATTTAAAAATATAGGAGGAATTGAATGACAGACTTAAACGCATTAACATACCAAAACATTCACTCACACAGTTTTTATTCAAATATTTCAACGCATGACTCAGTTATCTCTCGTACAGATGTAGCAGAACGTGCTGTTGAGCTAGGACATACAACTTTATCATGTATTGAACACGGTTATATGGGGAACGTATTTGAAACTTATAGAATTGCTAAAGAATTTAATCTTAAACTAATCTTTGGGACAGAGTTCTATTATGTTAAAGACCGCTTCGAGAAAGACCGCACCAACTCTCACTTACTCGTTGTAGCTAAGAATGAGAATGGGAAAGAAGCTATCACAGGACTTATTTCAGAATCATATCAAACTGGATTCTATGGACGTAATCGTATTGACGAAGAATTATTGTTCTCTCTTCCCAAAGACGATGTTATTGTAACAACTGCGTGTATTGCAAGCCCTATCAATCTCTATGAGGGATATGCTGAATACTTTATTCCAAAAGCTAAAGCTTACTTTGGTGACAACTTCTTCTTAGAAGTACAACCACATTGGAATAAAAAACAAGCTGACTTCAACAAGAAGTTGGTTGAATACCGCAAAGAATATAATGTTCCCTTTATCTTAGGTGTTGATACTCATTATATCAAAGAAGAAGATTATAAAATGCGTGACATCTATCTTAAATCTCGTAAAATTGTTTATGATAAAGAGGAGGGGTTCTTCATGGACTATCCTGAAACAAAAACAATCATTGAGAGATTTAACAAACAGGCTGTATTGAGTGACGAACAAATCACAGAAGCTTTTAATAACAGCCATATTGTTGATGAGTTTGATTCTATTGAGATTACCGATGATATTAAAATGCCATCAGTTTACCCAGATAAAACAGAAGAAGAAAAGGTTGAGATTCTTAAAAAGCATATTAATAAAGCTTGGATTGAAGACCGTAAACATATTCCGAAAGAACGTCATAAGGAGTATATCGAAGCTATTAAATCAGAGATGTCTATTGTAGAGAATACTCACATGACAGATTACTTCTTGATGAATGAAAAAATTATTAGTTTAGGAAAAGAGAAATATGGTGGAGTCTTGACTAAGACAGGAAGAGGGAGCGCACCTTCTTTCTACTTAAATAAACTACTTGACTTTACAGCGGTTGACCGATTAGATTCACCAGTTACGCTTTATCCTACTCGTTTTATGTCAGAATCACGTATCTTGGAGGCTCGCAGTTTGCCTGACGTGGACTACAATACAGCAGACCCAGAGCCTTTTATGAAAGCTCAAAAAGAGATTTTAGGTGAAGACAATGCTTATCAAATGATTGCTTATGGAACAATGCAAGAGAAAGATGCGTTCAAAACTTATTGCCGTGGTTTAGATATTCCGAAAAATGAATACTGGACAATTGCAGAAGACCTTGAACGTTGGGTTAAAACTGATAAATGGAAAGATATTATTAAAGCAAGTCAGCAATTCATTGGAGTCGTAACTTCTTTCTCACCTCACCCATGTTCATCATTACTTTTATCATACCCTATCTCTCGCAAGATTGGTGTTATTAAAACAAAAGAAGGTGTAGATGTTGCTCTCATTGGTTCTTATGATTCAGATGTTTATAAATATCTTAAAAATGACTTATTAGTTGTGACGGTTTGGGATATTATCGCTAAAGTATGTAAAGAACTGAACATTGAAATTCCTGATGTACGTAAACTTACAAAACTAGTAGAGAACAATGAGAAAGTATGGGACTTATATAAAGATGGAATGGTTGCAACTCTTAATCAAGCTGGGACACCATCTGGTAAACCTCAGGTTATGCAATATAAACCTCAAAGTGTTCGTGAATTAAGTATGTGGGTTGCAGGGATTCGCCCTTCATTCGCAAGTATGAAATCTTACTTCTTAAATAGACAACCTTTTAGCTACAACATTCCAGCCTTTGATGAACTTCTTAAGGACAGTGATAATTTTGTGCTCTTCCAAGAGTCAATTATGGCGACCTTACAATTTGCTGGGTATGAAGAAGATGTTACCTACGGACTTCTCAAAGCTATTGCCAAGAAGAAAAAAGGTATTATTGAACCTATCCACGACAAATTTATTGAGGGATTCGTAGCTAAAACTGGTTCAGAAGAACAGGCTTTAAAAGTTTGGACTATCATTGAGAATGCCGTGAATTACGGATTTAATTCTAGCCATGCTTACTCTGTTGCGTTAGACTCTTTATATGGTGCATGGCTCAAAGCTACTTACCCCCTTGTTTATTTTTCTGTAGTTCTCAATGTATATAAGAACTCCAAAGATAAACAGGCTGAGTTAATCAATGAATTAGAATATTTTGATATTTCATTAAAAGGACTACAATTTGGTAAATCAAAATCTGATTATTCTTATGAAACAGAAACAAACACAATCTATAAGGGAATTTCTACTGTTGCGTATCTTAATCAGCAAGTCGCAGACAACCTCTACAATCTAGCAAAAGAAAAACATTATGAAAAAGATGATGTTATTCAACTCTTTCTTGACATTTTAGATGGTGCTCTTGCAGACAATAGACAAATGAACATCTTGATTAAACTTGGATTCTTTAAAGAATTTGGTGAAGAATCAATACTTCTTGAACTTTATAATACTATGACTGGATATCAAGCTAAGAAACCCAACCCTATCTTTACAGATAACAAAAAACTTGATGTTAAATATTCACGTACACACAAGGAGAAAACTAAACTTGTACGTATTGAGAACATTAAAGAATATTATGGTTTAATCTTGAAGAATGCTCATCTACTTCCTACAACTAATCTATTTGATAGACTCACAAGTGAAGTTGAGTATATGGGATATGCTGAAACTCTTGACCAAAGTCTTGGAAAAAATGTCTATGTTGTTATGGATATTAATACTAAGTATACGCCAGTCTACACTCTATATAATATGTATGATGGACATATCTCTGTTGCCAAGATTGATAAGAAAAAAGCTTATCGTGATACAAAATCAACTAAAGATGGAGAATTAATCATCAAACTAGGAGACCAAATTGAAGTTCAAGAATTTGCTCAAAGACCTAAGATGGCTTTAGTTGATGGTAAATGGGAATCAAACTATGACCAAATGCAAGACTATATCGAACACGTTAGACTGATTGAACGTTATGAAGATTAAATAGATTTGTAATACACCTGTAATTGACTTTATAGGTGTATTTTGGTATAATTAATATATAGAAAACGTAAGGAGAGTTAATAATGGAATTAAAAGAAATTGAACCAGCTATTATTGGGTTTACTGGTGGGCTGGGCGACCACGAATATGTACTTGAGCGTGGGGAAGTCACAAGCATAGGGTATTTAGCAACAAATGAAAATCTCTATACAGAAACACAGGTCAAACAACTACTTGCAAAAACTTTACAAATGTTAATCGAGTAAAATTGTTTCAAAATAATTATACTGTAAATGGAAAGCCCGATAAAGGTTATATGGATTATAAAAAAATGAAGGACTTCATTAAAAAACATCCCGAAGGTTTCTTGACAGAATCAGCTAGTAAATATGGAGTTAATTACACATATACCTATCACGAATAAGGAGAAAACATAATGAAAATTAATTTAAACAATGAAGACCTCATGCAAATGATGCTTGAACCCCGTGAATTTGTGGATGTTAACTTAATCTTTATTCACGCTGTATTGGAAGGGTTGTCACCAGAAGACTGGTATCTCACAGAAATTCCTTCTGAACGTGTTTATCTTTTTGAGAACACAAGTGGTGATAAATTCTTTGATATTTATTTCTTAGATGATAATATCGTTCGTCCACAGTACTTTAAATCACCAGAGAACTGGGATGGTAACCCTGAAACATACATCAATGTTCATGACGCAGAGACAATCAAAGAAGCTATTGAAAAATACAAAGTGGGAGAATAAAATATGTTAAACGAAATCAAACCAGTAAATGTTGAAGACTTTGTAGTCTTCGAAGATGGGGTGTCATATAGCTATGTCATTGATAGAGGATGTAAGGAAGATGCCACTGTTGTTGATAATTTTCAGTTCTATACCACAGAGCAGATTAAAGAATATGCAAAAGAATGCATTAAATCAGCCCTAAAAGAATATGTAGCCCCATACTCTGATAAAAAGGTAAATAGCATTATTTCAAGAATTGTGAAATAGAAGGGAAATAAAATGAATAAAACAATAGAATCACAGTTAAAAAGAATCAAACCTGTTATTGAAGGGGTAGATTCTTACACTCATGAGCAAATGATTGAATTTGCAAAATTTGTTTCTGGGTACACAGCAGAATATGTTTCGGAAGAACTTGACAAAGATTGTGTCGATTCGAGTGGATATGGTCTTGTATCATACTATAGTGCAAAAAATGCAATTAAAGAGTTATTTGAAGATGATGACGAAAAAGAATCTGTAAATAGCCACCCAAAACTTACTCTCAAAGATTTTTTGTAAAATCCGTTAGTATTATGATTAATTAAACAAAACACACTTATCTATTGACAATCATCTGTCATTATGATATAATATATATATAGGTTAAAGCAATAGCCTAAACAATAAAACTTAATTCCAAAAGGAGAAAAAACACTATGTCTAAAACAAAATTCTACGCACTCTACAATGGTACTCGTAAAGAAAAACATTCAGGAACTGAACGTGTCTTCGATAAGAAATCTGGGAAACGTGTTCAAAAACAAGTTGAACGTGAAGTCTCTGTTGGAACTTCTTACGTGTTTGATTTGTTGTCTGAGACACGGATTGGTGCTCGTCAAGAAGCATTAGCAATTGCTCGTGAAGAAGGACTTAAATTTGCAGGTTTGCATCTTTATAAATAATAAAAAAGAGAGAAATCAATTCTCTCTTTTTTTTGCAATATTTTCAAGGTCTTTAAACATCTTATCAACATCAAATTCTTTAGGAACTTTTGCTTCTTTAACGATTGTCTTTTTAGTTCCAGTTGCTTTTTTCTTAGTGCCCTTCTTAGGCTTTTTCAGGGCTTCAATCTCTTTCTTAGTATAAGCTTTAGGTTTAATCCATTCAAGTCCATTCTTGACGAGATAAGCGTATGCAACAGCCATTGCATCAGACTCATCATCAGAATTAAATGTGATATTTAAATGTTTACTTAAGATGTCTGCAACTTCTTCTTTACTTGCATTTCCTTTATATAGCGTTTCACGTATTGTTTTTGCTGGATAATAAATATTGTCAACCTCAGAGAAGACTAGGTTGAATATTCCATGAACACGGAACACTACCTGAGTCGATTTGTTGAATCGTGTGAATCCTCTTTCAATTACAGCGACACTGGGTGGATATTTTCTTGTAAGTTTGATTAATTCTTCATAAATAAATCTTAATTTCTTTGGATTCCTCATTTCCTCTGGAAGATTCTTATAGTCTTTGATGTTGTCCGTTCTTATACCACCAACATATACTACCTCTTTAGTGTCTTTGTCTATAATAACAATACCAGAGTTCTTCAACGAAGGGTCTAGTCCATATATATACATAAATAACTCCTTAACTCAAAAATGGTGAGTATTTCACCCACCATGTTAAATATTATTCTTTAATTTTATCTGCAATTTCTGATGCTGTAACATCTGCTTGAATAGATGGAGCTTCAAATTTCACTGTTTCTGTCATACCTTGTTTAAAGTTAGCTACAGATGCTTCAATCAACATATTTAATTCAGCGTCTGTGATTTTGATTCCTTTTTCAGATAGAATTTCAAGAGCTTTATTTTTAGCTTCATTGTATTTAGTTTCACCATCAGCTTCTTTAAATACTTGTTGAACATATTTTACAGCAAGGTCTACAATTGTTTTGTTTGCATCTAACTTAGCTTTGATTGCATATTTATCTGCAACTCGTTGTATTTGTATTCCTGCAATTTTTGCAAGATATCCAATAATAGCTACCAATAAAGCTAAGAGTATAGGTGTAATTGCTTGTAGTAATTCATTCATTATTTATTTTCTCCTTTTTCAACTTTTATTTCATCAATTCTTTTAATCACTTGTTCTTTAAACATTGCTGGAACTTTTTCAAGTTTCCATCGACCTGCAATAATACTTGTTGCATATAATTCGACAATTCCTTTGTACATATTCATTCTCCTTTTTCACTAGACATTAACCCAAGGGCTTCCATGAGAGCTACTTCATTATTTCCTAATCTAAATGACAAATCTTTAATTGTTTCGTCTTGTTGTTTGATGATTGAATCTTTATCTTCAATCCATTTACTTGTTGTGTAGTCCCACTTGGGAAACTTGATATCCTCTGGTGGAGCTTCATTGAGTAGAGTTCCATTGAGTGGTACTCCGTCTGGTATTTCATATGTCTTATAGAATTTACCAGTTATTTCATCGGGTTGTGTTAGCGGTTCATATACTTGCATTTTTAATCTCTCTTTCTACTGTGGCAGTGGGTCACGTGTGTACCACATTGCCCCTGTCATTAACATTGTTTCTGTTGTATACTTGAATCCCTCGTTGAAAAGAAACATATCTGACATTCTTCCATCTGATAGGAGTTGTAACCTGAAAACTTTATCTCCATTACGGGCTGTCCTTAAAAATCCTGCAACGTCAACTGTCCATGCTGGGCGATATCCATGAGGTATTGTTTCATTTGCATATACTCCAGCTGAAATCAATGTACCAGCATGTTTAACGGAAGAAGGACTAAAAGCACCATCTATCCAACAGAAGTTTCCCACTCGGTTAACGTAGCTACCATCATTATTGCAAAATGGAAACTTAACAGCTGTACGATGAACTGGTTGTTCAAATCCTTTTAGTATCTTTAAGTAGTCCATAGCTGATGTTCCAGAGACTTGGAAATTTTCTTTACCTTCTTCAAACACTTTTCCTACTGACGCACCAGTTGTTCCCCAAGACATAGGTACTTGTGCTACAGGAATTACCGCAGTAGATACAGTTGACATAAATTCATCGTACATCGTAATTCTAATATTATATACTTTATCTATATCTATAGCATCTTTAACTATTTTTCCTGACCAGCTTTTCCTAGTAGCACTACTATTTTGCTCTAATAAAATCCAACTTTTATTCATCAGTTGATATTCTATTTTATATCCCATAGTATTATCGACACCAATTGCTTTTGAAGTTCCTGACCATGTGATATCTACAATCTCTTGAGCATCTTTTCTTCTTAGAGCTGATATAGTAGTTGTTGGGTTTCTATAAGGTGCTAGATTAATAAGTTTAGATGAAGTAGCTTTATATCCACGACTATCAGTTGCGGTAACTACAATATTTAAGTTTCCAGATTCTGCAACAAACCCTGAAACTATAGGGTTTCCTGTATATGTTGCATTACCAACTTTGGTTTCAATCTTTGAAATAGTACTATACATTTTAGCACTAGCATTCGTATGAACTTTTAATTTTGATTTAGATTGAACATAAACAGCACCCACTGCTGTGGTTACTGCGGGGTTTCCTTCCGATATTGTAAATCCATCAATAACTGGTTGAAACCTATGGTCATTAACCGTATGTATTGTTAGTGTTGCACTAGAAGAGCCTATCTTTGTTCCACCACTATAGGTGTCACAGACTATTGTTCCCCAACCAGAAGTTCTATCTGGTATGTACCTCGACAAATCTATACTTGGTGTAAAGTCATAATCAATATAATTAATTTTGCTTGCAAAAGTATTATTATTACTATTCCATTTAAATGTCAATGTATGTGTAAAACTTCCACTAGCTCTATTAATATGTATTCTTGTTTTTTCTCCAAAATTAATTGTTGCTGGATGAATAGAGATTGAGCTTGTTCTTGGTATGGTGTTTAATGTACCAAACCCCTCCCATACTGTAACCCCATAATAAACTCCTGCAAAAGTAACATTAACATTATAACTACATGTTACTTTAAAATCTTTTGTTCCGTCTGCATTATGACCTACGACCCAGTTAGCGGCAAAGAGAAGTTTCTTTTGATTAGCAGCTAAGTCAGACGTTGCTGTGAAATCTTTTCTCTCTCCATTTAGTGTTACATATCCGTGGTTGACCGCAGGAGCAGACATAGCTCCATATTGGTCTACAGATTGTAAAAATACTTTACATGTAACTGTACTGTTATTACTTGGAATACTCTGCGTTGCTATATTCCATTCATAAATTAGTCGATGTCTTGCAAAGGCATGTGTACCTGAGCCACTTGAAGCCATTAAGTAATTCCTCCTACATATCTTATGATTGTTACTGGCGATTCATTTGAGAATTTAGTGATTAAATGATTACCGATTGTTGCTGACTCAAGGAAGACCCCTTTTTGAATATTAAGAACCTCTCCTGTAATAAATGCTACATCAACGTTATTATCCCAAAAGACTATTTTATCACTTGTTACTTGAATTGCCATTTGTGATTGTGCGTTGGAAATGAACATTCCTTCTTCACTAAATGTAAATGATTCGTCAATGAAATTCCATTTGACTTTCATTTCATCATAAAATCCTTCGACAATAGTTGTTCTATTATCTACATTATTTATATCTTCTTGGTTTTGAGCTGAAACATCTTGAAGATGATTGATTGTAGTTTGATAATCGTGTTCTAACCAAGAGGTATAATCTTCATTAGAGACTGCATTTTGAGCTTGAACTAGAGCATCATTAGCTGTTTCAGTAACTGATGCTAAATCATCGATGTCTGCTTTACTTGATAGACCATTATCAGAACTAGCTTGAACATATCTTGGATTTAATACCCATCTATAATCTGATGGTTTTTGAGAGTCTTTATCTCCAACACCCACATACATAGGTATTGCATCTTGCCACTGGTCTTGTGCTTCACTAATTGATGGCATGTGGGGAGTAGATAAAACCCCTTGTTCAAGCTTGATATTCTTGATTATTAGCCAATTGCCATTTGCTGTTGGCATCCCTCTTAAGTATACAACTTGCCCTAAATCATCTGGCAAAGTTTCTTTACTTGTTAAAACGCATGATACTTTAGTCCACTGATTCGCTGAAGCTTTATTCATAGTGACAGCATCAGTCAACGCTTTTTGGTAGTCGCCTCTCGCTAGAGTTGCAATAAAACTCACATCTACGCTTGGCTTAACATCAAACGAAAGAACATACTGTGTTCTTGGCTGTATGAGTTTATGCTGCAAACCGTCATATTGAATGAAATTCCAACCAGTATTTGCATATGTTGTACCTTTGATTAGTTTTACAGCACGAATACCATCGACATTTACTTCTTCAACACTCTTGTCGCCATCTGAAAGCATCCAATACCAGTTGACAACACCTTGATTGGTTTTAGCGAGTAAGTTCAAATTCGGATAAACGGTACTGAACCTATCAGTCCCATCAGAACTCCAAGAATAAGCGGTGTACGCATTTGAGTCCTGTCCTTTAAACAGACTCCAAGTGTAGTCCGATGGATTAGTGCTGTCAGTAGCAGTGTAATCTGAGCGAGTACCTATGTACGCATATTTAACAGGGTTAGTTAGATTTTCCACTTCAATCTTGATATCAAAATCAACTTGTGACCAATCACCTACATTACCAAAGTTCAATTCCATCCAAACATTGCTAGTTGTTGCAGTGTAGTCTAAATGATATTCCGTTGGCGCTGTAATTTTGTTTGGTAAAACAATTTTACTAGGCATACCGAAACTCTCTGTGTATTCGCTGTTTACTATAAACTGCAAGCCATAATCATCGTATTTTCCAAATTCTTGACGGTTGGTATAGTGGACGGTAAACCTAAGTTTATCACCAACTTTAGCTGGGAATGTTTTAGATAATAATTCCCATCCATGAGTCCCCTTTCCAGCAACTTTAAAACTTCCGTCGGAATTGCTAACAAATTTATACGTAGAATGAGACATTGGAAAGTTTTTTGCCCAGTTAGTAATGTTTAAAACATCTAATCCAACAGCAGATTTATAATCAGGATTAAAATCAAGAGTTCCGTCTGCACTGTTTGACCATGCTGTGTGAAAATATGGAGTCTTACCGTCAGCTCCAGGTTTACCTGGTGTCCCTTGCGTCCCATCCGCTCCTTTAACAAGCGTCCATGAGTAATCACTTGGAGTGGTTGAATCATTGATATTAAAATCAACGTACATCCCGATATAGGTACGATTAGAATCAGAAGTTGAAAAATTAGTTACACCATCGACACTATTTGCGTATGCGATATGAGTATATTGCGTTTTTCCATCAGCGCCTTTAGGGCCAGCAACCCCTTGAGTTCCAGTAGGACCTTGCAAGCCTTGAATACCTTGCTCTCCCTTTTTGCCCTTTTCACCGAATTTAGAAACTGAATAACCTGTCTCGCTGGTCTTATCCGTATAATCCCAAACAGTCTTAGTCCATAGGTATTGCCCCGCTGGCACGTTAGGCACTTGGCTATTCCAACCGCTTGCTGGAGCAGTTGTTCCTGATGTTCCGACTGCGTAAGTGATTGTGGTTTTATTAATTCCAACGCCATCTTTACCAGCAATTCCGTCATTACCGTCATTCCCTCGTATCAGACTCCAAGTGTAGTCCGATGGATTAGTGCTGTCAGTAGCAGTGTAATCTGAGCGAGTACCTATGTACGCATATTTAACAGGGTTAGTTAGATTTTCCACTTCAATCTTGATATCAAAATCAACTTGTGACCAATCACCTACATTACCAAAGTTCAATTCCATCCAAACATTGCTAGTTGTTGCAGTGTAGTCTAAATGATATTCCGTTGGCGCTGTAATTTTGTTTGGTAAAACAATTTTACTAGGCATACCGAAACTCTCTGTGTATTCGCTGTTTACTATAAACTGCAAGCCATAATCATCGTATTTTCCAAATTCTTGACGGTTGGTATAGTGGACGGTAAACCTAAGTTTATCACCAACTTTAGCTGGGAATGTTTTAGATAATAATTCCCATCCATGAGTCCCCTTTCCAGCAACTTTAAAACTTCCGTCGGAATTGCTAACAAATTTATACGTAGAATGAGACATTGGAAAGTTTTTTGCCCAGTTAGTAATGTTTAAAACATCTAATCCAACAGCAGATTTATAATCAGGATTAAAATCAAGAGTTCCGTCTGCACTGTTTGACCATGCTGTGTGAAAATATGGAGTCTTACCGTCAGCTCCAGGTTTACCTGGTGTCCCTTGCGTCCCATCCGCTCCTTTAACAAGCGTCCATGAGTAATCACTTGGAGTGGTTGAATCATTGATATTAAAATCAACGTACATCCCGATATAGGTACGATTAGAATCAGAAGTTGAAAAATTAGTTACACCATCGACACTATTTGCGTATGCGATATGAGTATATTGCGTTTTTCCATCAGCGCCTTTAGGGCCAGCAACCCCTTGAGTTCCAGTAGGACCTTGCAAGCCTTGAATACCTTGCTCTCCCTTTTTGCCCTTTTCACCGAATTTAGAAACTGAATAACCTGTCTCGCTGGTCTTATCCGTATAATCCCAAACAGTCTTAGTCCATAGGTATTGCCCCGCTGGCACGTTAGGCACTTGGCTATTCCAACCGCTTGCTGGAGCAGTTGTTCCTGATGTTCCGACTGCGTAAGTGATTGTGGTTTTATTAATTCCAACGCCATCTTTACCAGCAATTCCGTCATTACCGTCATTACCTCGTATCAGACTCCATTTGTAATCCGATGTCTTAGTGCTATATGATATTTTATCATCTGAATATGTTCCGATATAACTTGGATAATCACTAGTTTTAACTTCGCTAGATGAAGGCATCCAAGGAGTTGCGATTGAGCCTTTTTCTAATTTAGCTTTACAGTAAGAATAAGTACCTGTATCTGTGCCATTAGTCCATACCAAGTTAGCTGCAATTTGTGTTGCACCACTATTGCCAGGGTCTGGCCAAGTGAATGTCACATGAGTCTTTTCTCCAGACTTCATTTGCTTTTTGGCAAGCCAATCTACTCTTTGCCCTGCATTGTCCCAGCGCATTACTTCAAGAACAACATCATGGTCAGCCTCAGGCACTTCAATAGAAACAGTATATTCTTGGCCAACTTTAGGTGTCTTGTACACACCGATATTCTTATAGTTCCAATTACCACCTGTTTTTGTAGAAGGCTTGTCAGAAGTTCCCGTGAACAAATTCAAGTTAGGATACGTAGTTGTAAATCTATCAGTTCCATCCGAACTCCACGAATAAGCTGTATGGGTATATGCTTTATTCCTATCAATAATAACTGGCAAGATTTGTTCATCAATTAAATTGAGTGTGTTGCCTGCTAGATAAAATTGTAATTTTACATGTGTTATATCGTTAGCAAAAGGTTTATATGTTGTAATGGCTTCATCGGAAGATGAAGTGTATTTAAGAAAATAATTCTTCCCACCGTCTTTTGACTCATAAACTTTATATCGACCTCGATACTCAGTTGTATCACCACCTACTAACTCTTGATTCCCTATTACAGTGATTGGTGTATTGACCCATTCGTCATAAGGTGTCTTTCGTAAAGAATCAGAAGTCAGCATCCAACGATTTATGTTTCCTGATGTGTCTTTATATTTCTTGATTTTAAACTCTTTTTTTAGAGTTTCTTTTCCTTGGGTTGCAACTATAACTATTGTTTCAAAGTCTGTTTTTGTTGATAAAACTTTTACTGTATTTTTTGAAACTGTATAAACCACATTGTTGTTTCTCTCTATAGAGAAAGTCCAATTGTTTGTATCTAAGACACCATCTCTATATACATTCATCTCTGTCGAAGCATAGTCGTAATTTCCTGATGAACCGTTAGGGTCTGTGAAAATTGTAACGAAGTCATTTGATAAAGTTGAAACTATAGTTCCTTTTAAGGGAGCTATATCATCATGTGTAACAAGATTAGAATCAGCTCCAATTGTAACTTTCTTATTAAGTTTTATTTCACCTGTATTAAGGTTTATGATGATTCCATCATCTTTTCCTTTAATAACACCTGCATTCATTACTAAGTCAGCGTTGAACTCTGTTTTACTATTAATTTCTAATAATTTACCATCAATCTTAACACCTTCCTCAGAAAGATTTAATGCAGTAACAACATTATCGTTTTTGACATAGTTCAAAGAAATCCCAGTTTCAAGAGTTTTTATTTCAGACTTAGTATAATCAAATGATATAATTGATTCTAATGCTTGTTTCTTTTTATCATAATTGACAAACTTCTCTTTAAATACCTTTGGGTCAATTGTTGTTGTTTTTGTTATATTAGTATCATCTAAAATAGAATAACCATCTGATTGTTTTATTTGATTTAAATATTTATTCAAATCTTCATATGCTGTAACATACTCATTATACTCGTCAGGATAAGGATTTTCCTTAGTCGGCTTCCCTCTTCCTTTCATGAATGAAGAAATCATAGAACTGTGTATATCTGTAATTTTAGTCCACTGATTCTTTAATTGTTTCTTTTCATACTCATTGATTAAATTATCATTCGCAATCTCATCGTAAGTAAGCAACAATTTATTCCATGAGTCAATAATGTTCTTAGGGTCTCCCCCATGACCACTCATGATTTTAATTGAATCCATGTTCACTGTCAGACCAGTATTGTCAATTACAAAACTACCTGAGTCATTTGTAATAATAAGATTATTACCTGCTAAAATTTTACCGATAAGTGTTTCAGCAATAACTCCATTTGGTGTAACTGATGTATTCCATGTCTTACCATTATCTTTAGAGAGAGCTACGACACCTGATTGAATAATAATTACTTCATTTGGAAAATCTGGGTTACGAACCATCATACCATGATTATCAAGAGTGATTGATTCATTTGCACCAGCGATAATACGATTATCAACCGCTTTAATTTCTTTATCTCTCCAAGCCGTAACTTCATCTTTAACTTCTACAATATTGTTCCATTTGTATTTGTTATTTTCTAAGATTGAAGACGATGACTCTGCTTGATAAATAATTGTTGCTAATCTATCAAGAGCATCAATATCGTCCATGTTATCAGATATTTCAAGTTGGAAATCACCAGAAACTAAATCACCGCTATACCCAATAATAATTGATGTATATTCTTCTTCTAATTTATTAGATTTAATCTTGACTTCTTCACCGATTTCTAATCTTCCATGATACTTCTTAGATTCAATGGAATTAATGAACGATGCTAAATCTGTTTTAAATGAGCGTGTTGGTTTTTGATATTTCTCAAATTCTTCTACGGTTGCTTTATATAGTTCTTTTGCATCAATATATCTGTCATCTGAGAAATCTTTCTCATAAACAAATAATTTCAACTCTTCAACTAAATCTGCCTTAAAAGAATTTGTTGAGATAATTTCTTGATAACCAACTATTGTCTTATTCCAAACTTCAATAGTTTTATTTATAGAATCAATTTCTGAACTTTTGTCATCAACTTGTTTTTGTTTTGCAATGATTTCAGACTCTCTTTGAGCAGTCAAAGATTTATTGTTTGTTGACTTTGCAGTATCTAACAGAGCTTGTAGGGTAATCATTTCTCCATCAAGGTCAGCTTTTTCAGACATTTTTTTCGTTAAATCAACATACCCTTGATTGATTAATTTTTGTAGATTATCAATTTTTGGATTATAGACTTTTTGTAATTCCATTAAATCCAATAGAGCATGAGCTAAATCATCAGACATGTAATCTGAATGGTGTAATACATTTTTATGTTCATCACGCTTAAATGGTTGTATGAAATATGAAAAATCTTCAATATATCTCATACCAGTTGGATTTGCCGATGAAATATCTAAATCTTCATTCCCTTTTGCATACATTCTCGTAACTATTTCTTCTGATGTTGATGAAATATCTATAGAATTTGCATAATTTTCACGTTTGAGAATAACCCCACGAAAAACTCTTAACTCATCAATTGTTAAAAGATTTAATGTTCTTGTTTCTCCATCGAAATCTGTTATTGCTCCATAAGCTTCAATACCACTTTGAATAGCTTCATATCTTGTTTGCTTATCTTGGTCTGAAAATGTTCTGTATGTATTTTTTAATTTATTTGAAATGTGTCCTAATTTCCAAGGTGACTGTTCAAGAGTTTTTTTGAAATATTCTTCTGCTCCAATCCCTGTTCCATCTATCGTAACATTTGTTGTTCGAAGTTCACTCTCTAAACTATCACAGGATATCTTAGTTGTAACTCCGTCACTTGAATCATTCTTTTCAATGGTTATGATTCGAAACCAATTTACTCTACCACCATACCACGTTAATTTAATAAGTTTCTCTTCTTTAATATTATCTAAGTCAGGGTTTTTGATGTATTCAATATTATCAGTTACACCTTTATTTTTAGACTCTACCAAATAAGGTATTTCAAATTCAAAATGTGGGAGTGAGTTTAGTTTAACATCTGATATATTAGCTGTGTTAATATTTGAGATGTTTTGTGTTATGACTTTACTAGGAAGAGCAAGTTGAACCTTAAATGGTCTCTTACTTCTAGTTAGGTCTAGGTCTAACCCTAAATCTTTCAGCATAATCTTTACTCCTCTATATATTTCCTTTATACTCTATTATACCATAATTCTTACATAGACGCAAGTACAGAGTTATATGTATAAAAAAAATAAGATGCCTAAGCATCTTATTTAATATAGTATGGTTGATAGGTAATAATGACCTTGAGGTTTTGACTTGCTGGGACACTAATTGTATTTACCTTTTTCAAAAAACTTAATTTAGATAAATCTCCTACGTAATCTGAATAATGATATATGTTATCTAAATTACTAGAAATTTCTTCTTCGTAGGGATTTATTGTAACAATTTCATTTGCTTTCAAATTTTTTATCTGTAGTGTATATCCATTTACCGTTATTGAATATGTTCCATCTTTTAATGGATATAAATCAATATTCATCTCTGGATTCATTTTACCGTCCAACGTAACACTAATTGAATCTTTGTTTGCCCCTTTTTCAAACGACAAAACATTTCCATACATATATGGGGAGTTCGTTATCATAGAAACAACTATATAACCTCTTCCAGTTCCTGTATGTACTATCCTAGATTCTCCGTTTGGCATTGCATAGACAAATTTATTCAATCCTTCAAATTGTAATTTACTGTAGTACTCTTTACCATAGAGCCAATCAATTACTTTGTCGATTAATTCATCTGTGAAATCTTTCTCGAAAGCCAAATTCAATTCAAATGACAAATCTTCATAAGTCACACCATTGAATAGTGATTTTCGTACATCTTTCAACGTCTCTGAATTGACAGTTCGACTTGCAACTAATGCTTCATCAAACATTCCACTATCCATAGAAACGCTTATAATTCCAAATTCTTTAGTATTCTTTCCGTTGTATGTAAAACTCATCTTATCTTTAATAGTACTCATTTTACCAACTTTCTATAAAATAATTGAAGGGTGGGTTACACCCTATCCAATTATCTACGTGATTTCAATCTGTCCATAACTTCGTCTGCAAATCTAACAGCACCTTCTTTGTCACCACGATAGTTTTCAAAGTTGAATTGCATATCGCCTACAACCAAACTATTACCAGACTTAGAGGCTTGTATTGATTTTATAAAGTCATTGAGTTGATTTTTAGTTTTGTCTACAATTGATACTGTTTTTAAAATATCACTTGTTTGATTTTTATTTAAGACCATTTCTTTCTTGTGGAGCATGGCAACTTTGCCTTGATTGCCGAACCAATCACCAGTATAACCACCAGTATCAAAGGGAATTAATAGCTTTCTACCAATTGGAACTGTGTAAGGATTTGAAATACCATTAGCTTTTTGAATCTTAGTCCATTGGTAATAATTTCCATAATACTTTTTGGCTAAGTCCCAAAGTGTATCTCCATCAACAATTGTGTGCGTTGCTTTTACTCCATTTCGTTTTGATGGATTTGCGTGAGCTACAGGTTTTTGTTCAGGAGGGAGATAAGGATTTATATCTCTATGTCCTATAACAGCACTTGTTGCACCAGTAGTATATCTAGGGGTGTTGACGTTATTTCCTCTTTGTTGACTTGCATTTAAGTCATTTAAGTTTTTATTTATACTATTAAGTTCTGTTAATTGGTCTTTTATGCCCAGCCAGATATTTGATACATCAGTTAGGTTATCCCCCACAATTGATTTAATATCATCAGGACTTAGGTTCTCCGCCCCCATGATTCCCTTTCCGTCTCCACTCATCAATTTAGATAGTTCATCTTGCATATCATTCATCATTTGAGTTAAGGCATTTGTATCTCCTGCGTTCCATTTGTTTACTGCATTTTTCCACAAGGTGTCATCGCTAATTAACTTATTATAATAATCTTGAATTTGTTTAGATTTATCGTTGACTTCACTAACATTGTTATCATAATTTGTGTTTTCATTATTTTTATTTTTATCTACTTGGTCAAGCTGTATTTGCTTTTGTTTGTCAAGTTGTTCTTTCCAGAGTGTATCTTGTCTCTCTAATTGAGCATCAGTAATATCTTTATTCAAGTCCGTCAATTGTTTTTGAAGGTCTGATAAAGCCTTTTTACCCTCTAACGAATTATCTCTTGAAGCTAAGGATATTTTTTGCATAAAATCTGCACGTTTAGCATTAAAGTCTTCCATCTTCTTAGCATATGTTTCTTCGGCTTTTTCCGAATCACGTTCTTTAACTTTTGCATCATAGACTTCATTTATTTTTGAAATCTCATCATCATATGATTTTATTTTTGCATCATGTGCTGTTTTTAAGTTTTCAAGTTCTTTTTCAGTGGATTGTTTACTTAATGTTTGCATTTGTTTATAATAATTTTTGAGAGAAGATACTTCGTCTTGTGCAACCTTTTCACGAGCATCAGCAACTGATTTTTGTTCTTTAAGTGTTTCGAGAACTGAACTATTATAGTTCTTTTGAGCATCTTCAAGCATCTTCTGCATTGCAATAGCTTGCTTAGATGATGCACCATGTCTTTTGCTTACATTGTTATATTCAGATTGATATTTAGCAACTTGATTCTTATACGTAAGTTCAAGTTTTTGTTGTTGCTCTATCATATCATATTGAATTTTAAGCTGTTGACCTACATCATTAGGATTAGTATATTGAAGTTTCTCATTCTTGAAACTCAATGCGTCTTTAGCTTTTTGGATAGAGCCAATTGTCTTGTCCCAATTATTTCCAATGTCAGCAATATAATCAAGATAAATATCAATGTCACTTTGTCTGACTTCGTTATTAAGATTTTCGATTTGTGTTTCAAGTTTCCACAAGCTTCCTGAGTTTGTGTCATACTCTTGTTGCAACTCATTGTAACGTTTACGTTGAGATTCTGTATGTTTATTTGTTTTTTTCAAACCTTCGAGTTCTTTAGCAATTGCATTTTGACGTCTAATCATTGCTTGATACTGAGCTTGTTGTTGACTCAATAAGCTTTTATTTAAGCTTTGAATACCAAGTAATTGGTTACGATAAGCAACTGTGTTCTCAATTAAGCGTTTCAAAACCGCTTCTGATTTATCAATCTTAGTTTGAGTTTGGTCAATTTTAAGACCTGCTGTATCTCTCTTATAGAGAGCATCTAATGAATTACCTGCACTTTCTCCAAACACAGGAACAAATTCTTGCATTGTTTGAATAGCTGGGGTGATACTAGGAACATAAGTACCTGCTCCACCTTCTCCTGAACTACCAGAACCAGATTCACCTTCGCTTCCTGCAAATCCTCCTCCTAGTGCGCCCATTCCATTAGTACCTTTTATTCCGAAAAGACTACCTAGGCCGAGTTTTTGAGCTGTTTGTAGCCACAAATCAATACCACGGTCTCTGCGTTCTGGGATAAGTGGGATGATTGCTTCCTCACCCTCTTCACCATGCCATGCAAGCTCAGGTGTATCAACGAATCCACCATTATAGTATCCATGTCCACTATAAGCCCTCTGTAGTGAACCATAGTTACCAAGTGCATATCTGATTGAAGCAAGAATATTATCAAGGGGTGAGTATATATTGTCATATCCTGGCATTTTATTTGCTTGGAACGTTGGGTCAATAACCTGCATAAGACCTTTAGATGGTGTTCCTCTCACAGCATTCACGTCCCAGTTATTAATTGACATTGGATTACCACCAGACTCAGTTTGCATTTGATACATTAATGCTTGTAAGTTTTGTGGTGTGAATTGACCAGTCATCATTAAAGCTTTTGAAGCTACACCAGTCCACTGTTGAACACCAGCACCAGCAACACCAGCAGCGCCTCCACCGCCACCTCCAAATGCGCCTGCTAAAGCAGAGAAGTCACCTGAGACGTAAGCTTTAATTTTATCTAGTGTGTCAAATACTCCACCACCAAAGTCTTTAAAGACTTCTTTACCAAGGTCTTTGAGGTTTCCACCTGTTAAACCATTGGTTAAACCTGCAATTACATATCCACCTAACTTCTCAAACACACGAGATGGTGAGTGAATACCCAATGCCGATTTGAATCTTCTTACCATATCGTCAGCAAGTGTTTGTAGAGAGCTTGAAGCTGAACTAATATTATCAGTAACACCATTACCGATATGTGTAGGGATTTTTTTTGCAATCCCATGCATCTCATCTGTTCCATTACGTAAAGAATCTTGCATAGATTTCGACATCTTATCCATTGCGGTGACTGAACTGTCACCCATTTGTTGGATTTCACTAACGACCTGTTGACGTGCCCATCTCGCACGAGAAACAATGTCTTGTGTTCCACTATTCCAATTGCTAACCATTGAAGATGTGGTTGTACTTATTTTAGATGGCAATGTTTGGCTTACATCGTCCCAAGTGCCAGTCAAAGATTTTACTACTGAAATAGATGTGTTTTTATATTCAATAAGTGAACTAGAATCTAAAACCATTTGTGCATTTGCTTTAGATACTGCACTCGCAACTGTTGCTCCAAAACCAGAAAGTATTCCAGCTACTTCATCCATTTTGCTTTGAACTTGAGTTTTTAAGTTGTCAAGAGAACTAGTGTCTACATCTCCAATTCTTAAACTAGAAGACAAGACACCTTTCATATATCCCATATCTCCCGATACAGCATTTTTCATTCGTGTTGATTGGTCAATGATTTCATCTACTCTTTTCGCAAAGTCTTCTGGTAAATCAAATGAACCTTGAACTGAAAATGAGATAGAACCAGCTTTTGATTTTATATTGTCAATTGCTGTTGAAGCTTCGGTTGCTCTCTTGGCGATATCCGCTAATTGTCCAGCTAAAGTTTGAACTAAAGGAGATTTTCCTAATACATTTGTATCTAAGAGATTTCCTGTTGCACCAGTTTGATTTCCAATAGAATCAATCAATCTGCTCAAATCCCCAGATTTACCTTGGAGGTCTTCAACCGCAGTTTTAGCTTGACTCAAATTATCTAAGTCTACTGGTACAACAGCTGTTTGAAAAGTGATAGGTTGTTTTGAATCGTCAATAAGCTGATTAATAGATTTTGTAACAGGATTTAGTCCCATTCCATCACCTTGAGCTTTAACAGTTACGGTTGTCCCATCGCTTTGTTTAAGCGTATCTGTTTTTTTCTGTGCTTCATCCACAGAGCTACTATCTACAGCAACTTTTCCTTCTGTTGTTTGTCCAGCAGAATCGTGTAATTTATCTGAGGAATCTTTCGCTCCGTCAATTTTACCTTTAGCTTCATCAGCTTTCTTCCCTGCTGTAGTAAATAAAGTATATTCCTGCCCATTTAGATTTACTTTGTAGGTAAATCCATCTACTTCATTACCAGTTTGAACAAGATGACCACCCAATGCTTCAATCTGTTGGTTTACTCCTACCATCCAAGTATTTTGATGACCATCTTTATCGAAAGCAAATTGTAGCTTACCTTGCTTATCCATGACTCCTTGAATATTTTCTCCGATATATTGATATTGAGAGGATATTCCAGAAATCCATTGTTGCATTGCACCTTGGTCATCTGGTGCTTGTTGTAATTTCGAAAAGTTGTCAGATAATACTCCAGCGGCATATTCTGCTTTATCCATTGAGTGTCCTACTGCCTCAGTAGCAGCTGACAACTCATATAAAGTTCTGATATTGTTGTCTGAATCTTTGAACACAATAGACATAGCACCTGTTGTTTTATCTTTTACTACTTGAATTTTATCTCCATATTTTTCCACCAAACTATTCAATTGGTCAAAATAAGATAATTTAGAACCATCAAGCGTTTGGAAACTCTTAACAAACTGACCACTCTTATCAGTTGTTACCGTAAATTGACCCTGCAATTGACTAAGATTTTTTTGCAACCCATTAAATAAGTTATTTTCTTTATCTTTATCAGTTGGATTCTTAATAATGTCATCAATCGCTTTTTGTAATTCTCCTGCATGTTTCTCTACTTCTTCCTTATTTCCTTTTAAAGATAAAATAAGTTGAGCATTAACATCAAAAACACCTTTTTTAACATAGGAAAGCATTGTTTGGAGTAGATTCATTCCTTCTTGTGACATATTAGGAAAAGCTTCTCTGAGTTTATCAGCTGGCATATTTGCTAATGTTGAAAGGTCTCCATTTGCTTTCCCTGCTAAAGCCTCATAAGCTTCTGTTATTTCAACTGTTTTGTCTTTGATTTGACTACTTGCAATACCTGTCTTTGCTGAAAGTTCTTCAATGTATTTCTGCACTTTTGCTGAACTATCAAATATGCTTCCATTTATTTTTTTTACAGAAGAAATAAAGTCTAATTTTGAAGAAATATCTTCATATTCTCCATCTTTTAATCCCAAGAGTTCTTTTTGTGCATCTATAGCCTGATACGTTGACTTAGTCATATTATCAACTTCATCAGAATATGACGTTAAAGCGTCTGATGCTATCTGAGCTTTGATTTGTTGATTACCTAATTCAGTACCAAGTTCCATAGTGTATCTTTTGGCGTCGTTTGATGAGAATCCAAGATTTTCTAGTTTGGTAATAAAATCAGCTGTATTAAAATCTTTAGAATTAGAAGCCATATCTGAAATAGCAGAGGATAACATTTTAATCTGTTCTGGTGCTTTTCCTGATTTTTTAGTCGCATCACTCATTGATGCACCTATTCTATCAAGAAGTGCTACTGCCTTTTCGCCACCACTTCCACCTATGCTAGAAACCTGTTTGTAAGCCTCTGTAACTGCTGTACCAAATTCTTTAACTTTACCCTTTAGATTTTCTTGAGACTTAGCGTAATCTTTTGATAATTCTTTACTATCAACAGAATATTGATTTATCTTAGCAAAGGAATCAATCATTCCTTTTCCTGCTTCAGATACTCCTTTCATAGCCCCTTTTGATGTTAACCAAGCTTGTGTGTTTTCAGATATTTTTGTTGCATTGTCTTCTAATTGTTTTGATATTTTATTTTTAGACTCGGTTATTTCCAAATCCATAGTTTTTATTTGATTTGGAATTTGTCCACTTCTATCCTCACCGCTATTTAATACTTTTTGAAGAGTCTTTATTTCTTTGGTATAGTATTGTATGTTTTCGTATTCTTTTTTATACTTAGTTTCTCTCTTAGACATATCATCAGAAAATTTCTTATCATTTTCTTTTAATCTTTCAGCGTTTAATTCTGATGTAGCTTTAGCTTCTTTTTTAATAGCTTCTGTTGTCTTTAAGTGTGCTTGACCATTTGCGTCTGTATATGCTATTGCATTTGGCAAAATGTTTGCAAGTTCTTTTACAGTATTATTATATTCTTCCTCTTGTTTAGAGTCTAATTTACCAGATTCTTTAGCTTTATTTAATTTGTCATATTTAGCAATGATGTCATCAAAATTATTTCCATATTTATTAAATTGTTCAATGGATTTATCTACGTTTGAGTTGTATTTATTTATTAAGTCTTCTTGATGTTTTTTGGCTTTAATTATCTTTTCTGTAACAAACCCAACCGCAGCCATAAGAGCTGTTAAACCTAGCGTTACACCTGCTGTAGATGTTGCAAATGTCAACATTGCAGAACCAACACCTTTAAGAGTTGCTTTGGTTGCCATCAGTGATGTCGATAAGAATCCTTGTGCAGTACCAAGCCCTTTCGTTTCTGTGTGAGCTTTTTTCATCTCCGTGACTGTTTTACTGAATGAGCTATCAAAACTGTCAAATATTTTTGTGAATCCTAGTTTTTCCGACATTCCCATAGCCAATAATTGTACTTCATCACTAAGATACTTAAGAGAATTTTTTGAATCAATACTTTTTTTAGCTACAGTAGAAAGACTCTTTCCAAGTCCTCCAAAAGTAGAACCTAACAACGTGACAGTTCCCAGCATTGCTGGTAATGCACCAATATTCCCAACTAATTTAACTGCAACATCTCCTAGTTTTGCTAGAGATTCTATTCCTATCATCATTCCATCAGATAAGAATGCTTTTCCAATGGCTAGAGATAATTCTGTGAAACGAGTCTTTAATGCGTTAACTTTCGCTTCGAAAGATTGCATATAGACGCCTTGTTCTTTCATTGCTGAATTACTAGAATTTAAACCTGCATTTGTTGCATCTAACCCCATTTGCCAGTTGTTCATATACGCTAGGAAGCGTGACAATTGGTTACGACCTGCGATTGTTACACCAATATTTTGTTGTTGTTCTGCTGTAAGACCACTCCATTTACCAGCTAATTCTCCCAAAATATCATTAACAGGTTTCATTTCTACGCCATTCTCACCAATTTTTCGAACAGAGACTCCTACTGAATCTAAAATATCAATAGAAGGTTGCATTGTTGTTATGCGTGAATAGATTGTTTTTAAAGAGTTACCAATTATAGCACCAGACTCTTGAGTAACTGCACCGATTGCAGTTGTAGCACCTGCAACTTCTTCCATCGAAACCCCAAAGGTTTTAGCTGTTCCTCCTGCTTTTGATAGAGATTCGGCAAGTTGTTTGGTTGAGATTGAGTAGTTATTGTCTATTTCATTTAATGCATCCACAATATGAAGAGAATCTCCCGCAGATATGTTAAAAGCATTCATTGTTCCGACTAAACTAGAAACCGATTCATTAAGATTCAAGTCGGAAACATTAGACATAATTACAGCTGTCTTTGTTGCAGTTAATAATTGTTGTTCTGATAAATCACCAAAAGTTCGAGAATACTCACCCAATGCATCCAAAATATCATGAACGTTATTTCCCAACTCTTTAGATTGCGTTATAGCACCAGTTAGAAGATTATCTGTATTGATTCCTGCACCAGCAACACGTTGGATTTCAATCATTTGTTTATTGATTTCCATTATCTCGCTACTAATACCTTTAAACCCATTAACAACAGCATAAATACCTTGCATAGATAAAATATAACCAGGGATACGTTTCATTGCAATTTCCATTTGTTGCATAAATCCCAATGATTTATTTTCATTATCTTCAATAGCTTTACCAGTTTCTTTGACAGCTGTTTGTGTGGCTGTTTGGGATTTATTTATCTGGAATGTGTATGCTTCAACTGTTTTACCAGTACCAGCCATTTTAACTCTAACTTCATTTACAGCTTGCCCAAACTGATTGGTTTTCTCAGTAACTGATATTGTGCTCACTTCACCTTGTTTTAATTCTCCAAAGTATCGTTTCAATGCACCAGTATCAACACTTCCACCATTCAAAGCACCAAATATTCCACTCTGAATATTTTTAAGTTTAGGGTCTCTAGTACTTGCACTAATCAATTCAAAGTTACGAATCATATCTTTTTGGTCACGTTTTGCTTCATCTAATTCTAGTGATAAAGTCCTACCAAGTTGTTTTACTGCTTCGATAGATGTTTTTGATGCCGTACTCAATTGGTCAATAGCACTGCTTGCTTCTCCATCACCATATTTTCCGATATCTTTTAAACTTTGAATTAATTTCTCTACAGCACGTTGTTGTTGAGCCATGCTAGTAACTGCACTTGAATTACTAGAAGCCATTTGGATTTCTTTAAGAGAGAGTTGTACAGTTTTTAACTTCATCATAGACTCTGTTAAATCTTTTACACTATTAGACTGATTCTTGGTTGCATTTATTTGAGCAAGAATATCGCTAGTTCGACTCATTGCTTGTTGTTGATTAGCACCGCCTGACATATTATTTCTAATACGATTATATTGCGACTCTGTTTCTTGTAATGATTTAATGAGTTTCTCACGAGTTTTAAATACTTGTTCATCACTCTTATATTGTGCTTGTAATGCTTTTAATCTTGAAGAGGTCGCATCTAACTGGTGTGAATCCATACCTTTTAGGTTTGCACCGAGTTTCTTAATTTCGTCCGATGCTTTAGAAACATCTGGAATCATTGAAGATATTGTTTGGTTCAAGTTTCTTTGTAAGGCTTCACGTTTTTGTTGAGCAACTACAAGTTCTTTTTCAGCTCTAATAGCTTTATTAAGACTTTCAATTTCTCCAGTAGAGATGAATTTTTGGTCTTTAAGTTTGTCAAACATTCCAACCGAGTTAGAGTCTTTAAGGTTTGTTTTCAGAACTTTAACAGTTTCACTGAGAGATTCCATTTGTCTACGAGCTTTATTTGTTTGAGCTTCCATCTTATTGACTTCTGACTCTTTCATCAACTCAAACCCACCAGTTTCTTTGAGTTTAAACATAGCTGTATACATTTCGCCAGTTTCTTTTTTAACTGTCGCTGACATTGTTTCTACATTTGTCGTATAATCACGAAATACTTTATTTGAAAACTCTCCACCACCAAAAGCCTCTGTCATGTATCTTTTAACATCTGTAAGGTTATTTTTGATATTGGCTGTAGTCTTATCACTCATGATATTACCAGCTTCGCTATCAGAAACCTCTTTTACTTTTTTAAGAGCTGTTGCATAGTCTTTTTCAAAATCATTAATAATCTTTTTAATTTTACCAAGTTCACCTGCAATACGAAGAGCAGAGCCATTGACGTCAACATCAACATCTAACTTGATAGGTCTAATGCTAGGAGACTTCTGAATCTTTGCTTGAATTTGTTGAATTTGATTACTTAGGTTTTTAATAGAACTATCAATAGTAACATCTAGCTTAATAGCACTTTGAATTGAAGAAGAAGTATTAATTTTGTTTTGTAATTCTTTAAGTTTAGAGTTGATATCTTTGATATTGTCTGATAACTCTACACCAATTTTAATAGAGAGGTCTTTATTTCCATTGATTAAAGACTGCAATCTTTTTTTGATTTCTTCTGCCGAACGTTGTTTGTCTATACCAACAGCAATATCTATTTTGTTGGATTTTAATATTGCTTGTAATTGATTTGCCAAGTTTCACTCTCCTTTTATTAAAATAATGCGTCTATCTCATCTTCATCATCTCTTACGATATATATTTCTGTTGTGCTAGACGAATTATGTCCTAGTAATTGCTGAACAGCTTTGATGTCCTTTCCATCCTCAACAACACTGTTAGTTGCCCTAGAGCTTCTAAGTAAGTGAGGGTGAACTTTTTTACCAAGGAATTTACCCCATTGTGTACACCAAGCGTTAAACATGTCTGGTGAAATTTGTTTATATTCACCTGTTTCTTTGGAGCGAGAAACGAACATGTATTCACAATCATCTTCTCCACGTTCTTCAATCCATTTTTGAAGAGCAACCATAGCATCTTCACCTAATTGGAATTTTCTTATTTTTCCTGTCTTACCACGACCCTTAGCACGTATGCTGTGGGTCATATAATAGTTTTTCTCAACCCCTTTAGGATTGACATACTTACTGTATTCAACTACCTCTTTCTTGAGCTGACGTGATTCTTCTCGTCTACAGCCAGTTTGATAAGTATAAGTAAGATAGGCTAGTTGTTGCCATCTTTTAGTATCCATTAAATGTTGAGTTAATTTTTTAATCTCAGCACTTGTCAATGGAATTTTTTCTTTTTTCTTCTGATTACCTACATTTGGAACAGCCTTTGTAAATATGTTCCGCACATTAGGATACTCATCAGACCAAAATGCTTCAATGTGTAAGTAGAATGCACTCACAACACTGCGTTTAAATTTAATAGCTGAGTCACTAAGACCAATATCTACTAATTTATTTTGATATCGCATTGCATCACGAATTTTTAATTCTGTAACAGGTTTATTACCTAGTTCGTCATAAACAAACTTACAAAAGATATATAGACCAGATTTATATTGCTTCAAAGTCTGGTCACTCTTTTGTGATTGTCGTAAAAAATCCTCTACTAATTCAACTGTGATAGGGTCTGCAAGTTTCTTAAATTCCTCATCTGAAAAACCAAGAATCTTTGCATTTTTTTCGTAAAGTTTCATTGTTTACCGCCAGTCCATTTTATTTTTAGTTTTATATTATTAGGTAAAGTTCTACTTATTTCAGATTCAACTCTCTCTATAATATGCAACGGTGGTGAATAAGCGAACCTATCAGGTTTAGCACCAAAAGAACCCCAACCATCATTCATTGCCATGAATACGTTACGCTTACCACCTTTATTGAAATCATATTGCTTCATATAACTGTCTTCAAATTGAACGCTGATTTCAAGAGTACCATCATGTTTTAAAGCAACCTTTCTATCAAGTTTTATACCTTGACGTGTTTTGCCCGTTCTGACATATTGCTTTGGAGTATATGAATGAAGGTATTCATCCCATTTACTGAGAAATGATTTATGTAAGTCCTGACCTAATTTATCTAATTCTTTTTTGTAGTATTTTTTGGCTTCATCTTCAAGTTCTTTTTTTAAAGATTCTACAACTTGATTAGCCCAAACATCAATATTTTCCATTTGTACACTCCAAAACAAAAAAATGATTGAACTAAAAATCCAACCATTTTTTTATTAATCTTTCACTTAAATGTTAGTTATTTAGTGGTTATCTTATTTTTTGTTGTCTTTTTCAATTTTTTCAATTTGCAAACGAAGTTCTTCTGTTTTTTTAGTAATTTCATCTGTTTCACTAGAAATTTTATCTGTAAGTTCCTTAACCAAAGACTGTAGGGACTCAGGAAGATTTTCAGAAATATCATTGAAAATTCCAACATCCATTAAATCAACCAAGAAGTTTTGTTTGTCTTCAATTGTTTCACCGACTTCAAAATCAGAGAATACAGCAAGAATGTCTGCAATTACGAATGAACCTGCAATAATGTCAAACTCATTTTTGAATCCTTCATTTTGTTTGTATAGCTCCATGATGAGACCATCTTTATTTTCATCTTCTGCAAGAAGATATGAAATAGTTTCTCGAATCTTAGTCTCAATTTCTGCTTTTTTACTTTCAGTAGGTACGGTATCAATATTATAGTAGAACTCTTCACCGTCAATCGTAACTCCAACTTTCATAATTCCACGAGACTTTTTAATTTTCGCTTGAATCTGAGCAGGTGTTAAATGTTTGGCTGTTTCTTTTTTAACTGTAGTTTTAGTAGTTTTTGCCTTAGTAGTTTTCTTAGGTTTTTCCTCTTGTGTGATATCAACGATTTTTTTATCTGTCAAAGTGATTTCTCCTTTAATTCTTTCTTATTACTATTATACCATAAAATGAGAAGAAGCGCAAATGCAAATTATGCACTTCCCTCATTACCTTTTAACTGGGATTCTAGTTCCTTTATTCTTTTCTTTAAATATCTATTCTCTTTGGTTAATATTTCAATTTTTTCAGCCAAGTCCTTTTCCATCTTATCTTTTTCATCAATGATTTGAGTCTTATCATACCTTATCATCATGTTATCATTCTTTAGGATTTCATTCTCTTTTTCAATCTTATCTATTTTCTCCACTAAATGGTTGTATCTTTCATCTGATAAATTAAGTTGAGCTGTCATTTTATCTATTAAATCATGTTCAGCCGTCTTTCTTGAATTGAACTGATTAAATAATAACCCCAAGAGTGCAACACCACCTGCACCACTAATCCATTGTAATACGTCAATCAGTTTCATATAGGAACACACTCACTTTCATTATATAGATTAATTGAGCGACTATAGGTATAATTAGTATGTGTTTTACATTTGGTGTTTGTGATAGTCCCAAAATTAATTGGTTAAGGTATATCCAGACCCAAATAGCAGTAAGCAAAAATACTACTTTTCTATATGTCTGTGCTTTATTAATATATACAATAGTGAGAACTCCTAAAGATATAAAAAGAAGAGAAAAAAGAATGTCAAAGCCCCTATTCTCAGAAAAAGTAATAACAATTACTTTGGTATTAACAAAGTCTTTCAGAAGACTAATTATTCCAACTACTATGGTAGCGAACGAAACTATCCAGTTAAACATCATTAAACTTTCAATCTTTGAATCTGTGTATGCTTTAATACTTTTGAAACAATCATCATTCATATCTTCCTCCTTTCAAACAAAAAAAAAGACTGAGCTACTTAACAGCCCAGTCTTTATGTAGCGCATTATCTATTAGACAATAGTGATAGAATACAAGTCAGTTGATTCACCGTCACGAAGAATGTCAAGGTTGAAGTCAAATGTAGAAACATTTTCAGCATCCATTGTGAATGTGAAGCCAGCTTGAAGTTGTGCTTTAGGGATGAGGAATTGTGCAACACGGTCTTTACCCGTAGTGTTGTCACGTACAACTGTATCACCAATTACACGGTAAGCGCCAGGGAATTTATCAGATACGAATTTAATTGTTTTAGCAGAGCTAGGCGCTTTATATTCATAGTATGCTGAAACGGTTGTTTGACCGTCCAACGCTGTAACGTTAAGACCTGAAACTTTAGCACCAGATACTTCTTTACCTTCTTTATCAAGGATTGTTACTTTTGTGCTTTCAGCTGGAGTTTCAGATAGAGTTGCTGCATTAGTCTTAACAGCAAGTTTTTCACGTTTGTACAAAGTTGTACCAGCTGAAACTTCTGTACCAGCGAGAACAGCCATTGATTCCAATGAAAGCAAAGCGTCTTGCATTTGAAGTGTTGCTGTACGAGAGTAGTTCCAAGTGATAAGTTTTGAGTTACCACGACCACCAGTCGCATCAGCTGTTTCGGCAGCGTTTTCAATACTTGAAGTTTTCAAAGTATCGAATAACAACACTGGTTTACCAGTTGCGATATCGAAAAAGATTACGTCTGCGACTTCTTTAATACCAAATTTACTCATTATTTAGTTCCTCCTAGGATTATTGGGGTGCTCCCCAATCTGAAATTTCATTACCGCCATACATTGATGCTTTGACGGACATTTTGTACCCCTCAATTGCATATAGGCGAGAATGTTCATCGTATAATTGATAGAGAGTATATTCTAAAACATTAAGCTTATTTGTTGAAGGACTCATTGCAGTTACAGCACTAATAATATCCGCAATATCACGTCCACTATCGGCTTTTTCTTTTGCTTTGATTTGTTCAACTTTTTCTCTGTTTCTTCTAAGTTTCTCTAACATTTTTTTAGCTTTCTCATCATAAGGGTTTTCTTCATTATCAGTTTTGCTATCTGCAAACCCATTAATTACTTTGACTTTATTTATGATTGTAGAGAAAGTTTCTTTGTCTATAAGTTTAACGTCTTCATCGGACGAGAGATTTTTATATAATAGTCTATCGTACTCTACCTCAATAGACCCCTCTGGCAAGCCAAGGACAAACTCTAGTGAGCTTGTAAAAATTTTTTTATACTCATCATCAGTACAGACCATCAATTGCATATCTAAAGCTGTTAGCTGATTACGCTGTTGATATAAATCCATATAATTAGGTGAGTCAATAAACATTTTCATAAAATCATCAACATCTCTCAGGATATTGCTGACACGAAACAAGTACTCACTAAATCCAATATTGGAAATTTCTTTGAGCTTAAATTGTTTCAGGGATAAAAAATCGTTGACTCGAATACTATTTCCTAGTATTAAATTTAGTTTATCATCTACTTGAATCAACTTTATCACCACCCTTTTCAATAGCAATAGTATCTAAGTAAACTCTTATACATTCAAATTTGCTATTTACTGTAAGATGTGTAAAACCAATTGGTACAGGTAGTTTATCTACTCTTTCTTTTGTCAAGATTTGATTAATTCTACTCATTAAGCCATAAGGTCTAACTATTTTAACTTTTGATTCAGAATCAGAAGTTAACCACATATCATGCGAACAAATTATATCTAAGTTTAATTGACTTTTAGAATAAACCCCATCTTTTTCTAACGTACCATCTGAAAAATATATGCGAACAAAAATTCCTTCGGATATTGCAGGTTCTGGGTCGAATGGGTAAGCTTTGATTTTTTGATTATCATCTTTTTCTTTGATAATAAGTCCATTATCAAAGACTTTTTTTGCTTCTGTGTCGAGAGGTTTCCCTAAAGATTTAGCATCTTTAAAATATAATAACTTAAAGATATCTTCGTCTTCTTTGAGAGCATCCATAATGCGAACAATAGCTGTACTCATTTTATCAATTGTATAGGCTTGGATTTCAGCTTGTTCATCCAACATCATTTGATAATTTTTAGTAGGCATTCCCATTACCATCCACCCCTTTCATCTTCCTCTTCACTCTTTACATTCCATATATCTTGATACGCTATTCCAGTTTCAAAGTTATCTTTCGTGTCGTTTCTTATATCTTCTTTGAGTGTAAGTTGTAGAACACCATAATAATCGCTATCAACATAACTAATATCGTCAACGTGTTCAAGCTTATACGCTTTCCTACCACAGATAAATCTTTGACCTAATCTCAAGGTAGTTGTCAACTCATTTAATTCTACTGCAACGAGTATTTTTCCAACTGGTGTTTTGACGTCAAAGACATTATAAGCTAGTCCAGCATCATTTGCTTTAGAGCCTGAACCTAAATATGAAGTAGATGTTATTGAGGGAATATCAATTATCTTCCCAGAAGTATCTTTCCATCTTAGGGTGTCATTTATCTTACCTACTCTTAGTTTAATATCATCGACAGTCGAACCAAAGGTATCATAAGCAAGCCATTTATCTCCATCGAACTCTAGGATATTTCCGACTTTATGCAATACATTTGGTTTGAAAAGGATATTTCTCAACGTCCCCTGTCTGTCAATTTCGATTACACGAATATCTTCTTCAACAAATTTCTCTTTATCAGTACCCACGTTGGTAAAGATTTTAGACCTTCTGTAAGTTGTTGAAACTTTGAACTTTTTATCTTTAAAGTAATGAGTGTTCTTCCGAAGGGAATCTCCTACGTCAGTACCATTAGCTTCCAACCTCTTTTTATATACTTCAAAGTAGTCCATATTAGTCCACCATTTTCGAAGCTAAAGATTTGGAAATCTCTATCGCTTTAAAAACCTCTCTTTTTACTGTATCCTGATTCGCAGTTTTTTTGGTCTCATTTTGAAGACTAGAGATAACTGCAATAAGTGTTACAAACTCTGACAGCTTATAATTAATATAAGATTCAAGACCATCTAATTCGATTATTAGAGATGAGATATAAGAATCTAAGTTAGCGTTATTTTCTTCATACAATGGTAGTATTTTAAAAACACTATTCACATTTTTTACTTCAAAATATTCTACTAATCTTTTGTTATCTTTTATCATATACTGCACCTACAAACGTATATTTTGTAACTTTTACCGCTGTCTCTCTTTTAATCTCTTTATAAAAATCTTTTAATTGGTTAATTTGATTTGCTTGCGAAAGTATCTTAAAATCAGAATCACTAAGAGCTTGCTCAAGAGTCTCATTTCGAATCATGATTTGTTTGAAGTATTCTACAATCATAAGCATTGCTAGAATTTCAACTTCTAAATTAGTAAGGTCTGCATTGATATTGACTACTTTTGGTAAAGTTTTCTCTCCATCAGCATCTGTAGATAAGTCCTTCGGACATTGTACAAATTCAGCACTTGCTGTTCTGTAATATCCGAATAAAACTGATTCTACATAGTCTTTATCATCGAGGAACTTATAGTCTGAAATTTTCTGCAAGAAACTGCTATAAACTCTTGTGATATTAGTTGACATATTCTACTTCCTTTCGATTGTTATTTGATTGGCAAATTGTCCTCGAATGAAATATCATACTCATCTTCAAAAGTTTTAATAATGAAAGAACTATCTAACTCACCAGTGTCGTATCGTCTTTTAGCTTCATCAAAAAGTGTAGTACGCATTTCTTGTGGAAGTTTTTGAATTACTTCTCGGATATCATCTGTACGCATTTTTAAGATTTGGTCTACTCTAGCTGGTGTCAAGAAGTTTGTATAAGCAGACTCAAGATTAAACTCTTTGATAAGGTCTTTATTAAGAATAATAAACCATCCATCAGTAAGAGTTTTACGAGCTAAATTATTCATAGACTTTAATTCTTTATAAGGTATTTTATTTTTTTGACCGAATCTACGGAACTCAAAAACTCCATTACCCACTTGTGAGTTGTGAAGCAAACGTCCATTAATACCAGCCATGACCGTAATTAAATCATCGTCTTTAAATTTACTTTTTTCTTCTGCAATAGCTTCTAAATCAAACTCATCTAGTGATGTATCACCAGATTCTTCGACCACATTCGCCTTAGTTTTTTCTTTCTTTAAAATAGCTTCTAATTGTTTGAAGTTTAGAGGTTTGTCATTTTCACCAGTAAAGTCTGCTTTACTATAAGCATAATCTCTAACCAATTCTTCTTTAATTTCTTTGATTGTTGCCATTATTTGTAATCTCCTTATTCTCTCTTAAAAAACATACTAAAAAGGGGAATAATCCCCTTTTAGTATTATCCTACGTGAAATTTGATGAAACCGAATTGACTTGATGGTACTGTAGCAATACCAAGTTTTTGAGTCAAAAGGTATTCTTTTTGAAGGTCATCACGATTCATTGATTCACTTTCTTCAACGTATGCTTCACCCTCATTAACGACTTTAACAAATTTGTCATTAGTTTGTGGTAAGAGCAAGATAGCATCGTTATCAAAGATGAAGTCAGTAGTTCCTTCTTTGTGCAAAGCTGGAAGTTCCTTAGCTTCGATGCCAGCAATACGACCATAGAATGCTTGTTGGTTGCGTTGGTTATTTGAAGCATCAGATGGGAATTTGATATCGAGATTGCTCAAAGCAAGAGCAGTACCATAGATAACAACTTCTGCACCAGTTCGTGCTTCCAAGTGTTTTGCAACTTCTAAAATTTGTTTCTCAGTTGGAAGTCCACCACTTACAGTAACACGGTAAGGTGTACTTGCACCAGCTTCACGGAAGTTTTTAAGGATTGCTCCATAAACATCTTCCTCAATGGATTTAACCATTGACTCACCAACTTTGCGAGCCATTTCCATGAAGTCTACACGACCAGACATGAAACGGTCAAATTCTTCATAGATTTTAACTCCACGACGTACAGTTGGGATAGAGAAGCGTTCACCTTCACGGTGACGTTGACGTCTAAGGTTACCGTTACCATCTGAAATTACAGATACACGGAAGTTAGAGTTATCTGGGATATAAAACTCATTTTTATCTCCCAATGCAAGGTTGCGGTAATCAATCAAACCATCAAGAGTATCTGTGAACCCTTCATTGATTGTGATTGAAACAACTTCTTCGATGATTTCAAAGACTTCATTTTTGTGCTTACGGAAAGTCTTAGGAGAGATTGGTTGCCCAACTTCTACTTCAAGTAATTCGTAAAATCCTTTACGAAGAGCTTCCGATGGTGTTACGTCTTTAGCTGAGAAATCTTTTGGCAAAGTGCCATTTACATACATTTTAGCTAATTCTACAAGAGCTTTTGTTTCCATTAAAATTTTCCTCCTAGGTTATCTTGGTTTTCTATCTTCTTACTGAACTTGAAGAGTCCAAGCTTTTTCAACTCGGTCGAGTGTGTTTCCAGCGTCTGCAATAACTTTCAATGTAAGTTGTCCTGCTTTTGGTGAATCTTCTTTAGCCAATCTACCATTTTTAACTGTAAGTGTATTACCTACGGCTAAGGCTTCATGAGAACTAACTGTGATTGCTTGGTCAGTCATTGTCAAAATGTCTCCACGTTGAAGACGGTATCCGCGAACAATTTTACCTTCTTCATTTTTGAAGTCACGCATGAAAAGTTTTTCATCATATTGAACTTCAGGTGCGTGTAACATAACCGTATCTTTAGTACCGTCTGTTGAAACTAAACCATATTTCGCTTCACCTGCACGACCAACCCAGTCGCTTTTCTTGTCTTTAACAAACCCATCAATATCAACAAACAACCCATTTGCATAGTTTTTTGAAAGGGTTGTCCCTGAGTCAAATGCAACAACAGACTCCAAGTTACCGTTTGCGCCACTTAATACTTTATCTAAATTAACGATTGCCATTAATTATTCCTCCTATTAATGTCTTTTTTTTAGTTAAACAAATCTTCGAATGGATATTGTTTTTTATTTGCTTCTTCTGGTTTGATTGTAATTTTAGCAAACTCTTTTGATGTATTTTTTTCTACTGGCTTAGCCATACGACCAAGCATTTCAAATAATTTTACTTCAAGAGCGTCTGTATTTTCAAACGCAGAATAATCAAGTTCTTTTACAGCAGATTCATCTAAGCCATAAATTTCAATGAATGATTCAACTTTATCGTTACATTCACGAACATGATTATCTAATTCAAATTTACCATTTTTAGCTTTCAAACCTTTGATTTCTTCTTTGAGTTTTTCATTTTCTGATTTCAACTCTTCGATTTGTTTTTCTAGCTTTGCAATAGTTGCATTGTCAGATGTCTCAGGTTTTTTTGCTTTTTTAGGTTCGTCCTCTTTGGCTTTAGCTTTTGCTTTTTTATCTGCATCAGCTTCCGCTTTAGCAAATTCTGCCAATTCTTTTTCAACCTCTTCAACAGGAATTTCTGCGTAATTTTTAACTTTAGCTGAAAGTTCTTCTTCTGTCAAAGAAAATTTTGCGAGTAAGTCTTCTAATTTCAACTTTGGTTCTCCCTTCTCGATAGTTTCGATTTCGTTTAAAGCAAATTTTAAATCTTTAAACATGTTCTGCATACTTTCAGTTAGTGAATCATCTTTTGAGTATGTTTGAACTTTGGCATCGTCAAATGCTGGTCTTACATATCCAGCTCCGTTCTTGTCGATGCCAAGCACACATAGTGCCGTGAAATAAAAATCAGTAATGTAATCAATACCATCAAGAGTGTAATATTCATTAACTGTGATTTCCATTGACTGACCAAAATCATCTGTAGATAAAGCGGAAACAAGTTTCTCATCTCTATTCCAGATTAAAGCGTTATCAATAACAAGATATTCTCTTCGGATTCCGTCTTTATCTACAATATTTTCCCAAGAAAAAACTGCACTTTCAGGCACAACACCGATTGGAACTGTTTTTGTTTTAACAACAATCTTATCATCTTCTACAACAAGGCTACGTTCGTGTCCACCAAAATTTTCATCTTCTTCGCTAAAATAACCAACGATTGGAATATTCTTTAATGAAGGAACAGCCTTTTCAACATCCCACTTACTAAAAGAAGAACGGTTTGGGTTTTCACCATGATACATAACCGTTACTCTAGCTTTTGAAAATAGTGGACTTAAACTCTCCGTGATTTCAAAGTTAATCATTTTAGAGTTTAGGATTTTAGTATTATCTACCATTTCTTATCTCCTTACTGCGTATTTGCTGGCTTATCTTTAGCTCTCTGCGTCTCATCGCTGTCTTTATTGCCAGTAGTTTCGTTAGTAGGTCTTCCGTTTTCTTTTCCTTCTTCTTTTATTGCATTTTCTGCAATATCAGAACCGCTTGTATTAAACGAAGAACTTAATGGAGTCATAATTTCTGGTAGGTCAAGCATTTCATTTTCAACCTTAAGTAATCCAGTAAATGCTACTGGGTCAATTCCCATAAGCGATGCAAGATAAACCTTAACTGGGAATCCATACTGAGCATCCGTGATATATCTATCATGTGCTTCTTTTTTACTAAAATGTGTTACTTCTAACATTGTTGCTTTAAAGTATTTAGACATACCATTTAACAACATATATCTATTCAGCCAACGCTCAAGTTGATTGAGGATTCCGAAAATAAACTGTTCATCAGTTGCAATACTCATTGCAATACCTTGTGAAGTTTTATTGTCAGAAGAGAATAAAATTTGACTTACTCCCGCATTGTCCCAAAAGTTTTTAGTTGCTTTTTCAACACTATCATCTGTTGAACTGTCTTTATCAAATGACACAGTATCAATTTCCATTGGAGATGTTACAACACCAACATTGTCAGGAACTGTCATTGATAATGCTTCATGGAAATAATTCATCATCGGCATATCCAATGTGAAGTCATTATTATCATTACTAGAACGTGTTTCAAGTTTTTGAATCAATAACTTGTAGTTTTGGAGTTCTGCTTTGTCATTTCGCAAATCTTTAAATGAATGAATATCATAAATACTATCAAATGTTCCTGCAAATGGAGGGGTAGGAATTAAACTAGACTCATTGATTTTAATACAGATACTATTTTTATCTTGAATTTCATACCAATTGGAAGCACTTTTATTATTTCCTTTTTTCATTGTAGTATATTTATTAACAGCTTCTTGAATTTCTTTAGGGTAATAATCCACTATATCTGCACTGACTAATGCATCCAAGTCAATTACATAGTTATAAACACCACCACTAACTGAACTAATTTTGCATATATCATTAGGAAACTGTTGAATCATTACTGATTCTTTATCATCAATAACATATCCATAGAAGATATCTACTGTCATCGCTAATTTAACTATTTTACTAAAGTTATATTTAGGATTTAGACGAGATAGAAATTCTGTAACTGTTGCTAGTTCCTTTTTTAATTTATTTTCATTTGCTGTTGAAATATCTTTAAACGGAACTACTGAATAAGCATACAAAGGCATGTTTGCATAGAAGTTTAATAATCTTTGATATTGTTGACTTTGAACTGCTAAGTCTTCACTCACTTTTCGTAACGTCTTTTGATTTCCTTCGTTTCGATATTCTTTGACTATCTTACGAACTTTACTTTGACTTGAAGCTAGTGAGCCTACTGGTGCTCCAAAGACAGGTGTTCTATTGTCATCACGCAATATTGAAATTTTATTGTTTCTCTTATTGCTATAAGAACTAATAGATTCAACATCAATCATACTAAGTCTTTTCTTCTTATTTTTAGCCAAACTTATCTCCTTTCTATCTTATTTTATTTAAATCTTTTATAAATAGGCGCTTTGATTTTCATGAAGCCTTGTGCATCATCATCTGGTTTCTTTCTTCTTCTTTTGCTTTCTGATTCTTCTAAATAAATCCAATAAAGACCATAAGCGAAAGCAGAGTACCTATCTTTTTGTATTTTTTGAGATACTTGTTTAACAGTACCTGTATTACCATTGTTTACATATTCGAGGTTCATGATTTCATCAACCAATCGGTCTGTCTGAATAAATGGCAATAATTTATCAGCTTCTTTTCGTGGGTCTTTTTCTTTGATACTTGCTTGAATCTTAGACTCGGAAGTTAATATTTTAACATCATTGTTTGCAAATGTAGCCATGAAGTGGTTAATGATATTTGAGTTCTTAGTACCTTTCTTTTGAGCAGATACTGCAAAAATCATAGGAATACTATTTGGTTTCTTATATTCAGCGTAACCTTCATCATTCACAACACTATAAGGAGGGTTGTCGTCAATCTCACTCGTTAGATAATCGACTAATCCCCAACCCATACCATTGATATCGACACAAAGAATTGTCGCATTAAACTCATTTACTTTTTGTTTCAAGAACTTAGCTTGATTCTCAAAGTGACTACCTTGCATTGTGAAGATATTCACTAAATGCTTAGTATAAGTTCCGTCTCCTCTATCCTCAATACGTATTACTGCCAAAGAACTATTGGCTGTGTTACCAGTTGTTGCTCTGGCTACGTCATATGATAGAACGAATCTTACATTAGGATTCTTTTTATCTTCACTATTAATTTTCCACATTGGTTTCTCTAAAACACGAGCTTTACTTATTTCGTCTGCTGAGACTAATGATTTTTCACTAGAACCAGTAAATACCGACCTGAACTCACGTTCAAATGATAGTGGGCTATATGTAGGGTCTTCAAGTTTTTCATTAACATCATCTATGTCGAGAGTTCCAAAGTGCGTTCCCATTTCATAGCTTGTTCCAAGAACAATTGTCGGTTTACCCTGTTCCATTTCTTCATACAATGCTTTAAACTTATCATAACAATAAGATTGCTTGTGAGAAGCTGTTGTAACATAGGCCTCTGTTTTAGAGTATTCGTTTTCTTTATCAACACCATGACCAACAACGTTGCGTGCTTGTGCAAGCATTGGACGGATAACCTCATTAATTGTTTTCGCATCCATACGTTCGTCAACGATTTCCTCTAAAGTGATTCCTTGTGCACGCAAACCACGTGAGCTTTCACCTACTGTAAGAGTATCTAGTGTTGAACCATTTTTAAATACCAATTTAACATAATCCTTTTCGAATTTACATTTATTGAAGATTAATTCATTTTTAAGTAATGGATAGTCTCTCCAAAATTCTTCAAACTTAGATTTAACTACTTTTGCAGATTGTTCTTTAGTTGGCATTGCTACTGCCAAGGCATTATTTGGATATAGAATACATTTAACATAATTTGAAAGAAGTTCAATATATGTTTTAGAAATCCCACGACTTGCTACAATCCCAACTCTTTTATAACGAAAGAAAGTTCGCATATAAACTCTTTGGAATGGAAGTAAATCAAACATTGTGGATTCTGTTTTAATATAATCTATAAATCTGTCTGGATACATTCTGAAATATGAAATCATATCTCTAAAACCATCTTTGACATCTCCAAAATTATCATTAAATTCTTTAACTGATAACATTTTTAATTCTCCTCGTCATCAGCTATCATCTCAGGTTCTCCCTCTGACGTGTCATGAACACTAAAATCAATATCTTCTGATTTGATATCGTCTCTCCAAGCGTGGTCAACTTCGACATCTACTGGTTGGTCAGCAAATCTTTGTGCCCATTGTTTGTATCGCATCAGCATGAGGTCGATGTCATCAGGATCTGTTTCAACAAGATTTGGTGGAATAAAACCTGAGTCACGTTCAATTTGAGCAACGATTTGACCAAAGCTTGTAACACCAGTTTTTTCTGAACTATCCTTTTCGTCAATAGGTTGGAATCCAGAAACTTTTAATTTATTCTGAAATGACTTATCTAGCTTATCATAATCTCCAATATTATCATTGCTCAACGCTCTCTGTTTCTTAACAGACAAAACAGACAATTCATACAAGAGATTGATAGCACTCGTATTTTCAATGGTGAAATCATTTTTCATGTCAACGAAATATTTCTCTAACTCAAGTATTTCGTCATCATCGAAACTTGAATCTTTTCTGAGCCACTTTTTACGTAACTCATCAGTCAACATAATTTTTTCACCATTGTTAGCTAAGATAAAAACTGTTCCGTCCTCTTGTGAATCAAAGAGTTTATCGAGGTCTTTAGATTCTTTTTCGGTAGAACGTTCTTCTTTATTGAAGGCTAAGTATTCATCTTCTAATTTAAATTTGTTGTCTTTCTTGACTTCCAAGGTCAACTCTGAGTCTGTGTATGAAAGTTTTTTATATCTTACTTGATTCATAATCTTAAGATATTCTAAGATTGTTTCTCCTTTGCGTTTAATAGCAGAAGCCCAAGGGGTCTTCATAAGAGGAACGTCAACTTCATATAGTAACTTGGCAACAACAACACTAAGGTCGTTGCCGACAACTCTTACAATACATTCGTTACAGAGGTGATAATATCCATCAGGAAATCTAACATTACTTTTTGTTTGATAGAAATTCTTTAAAGGTTTTTCTATTTTACAATTGAAACATTTTTTAGTATCAGCAATCATTAAAAATCCTTTCTAAAATATAATAACCCTCTCATAGTATAAACCTTTTGAGAGGGAAATCGTGACACTTTTTAATTTTTTTTAACAAATTGGTCTGTTATTTTTCTCGAACATGTTCTAAGTCAATATTAATTGGTTGTGCACCATGTTCATCAACTAAGATTATCATCTGAGAACCATTAGTATAGAATCCTAAGTTACGAGAGTAATCATTACTAAAATTAAGGCTTCCACTTGTAAATACTTTACGACCATGATTTTCTGTCTCTACTCGGAAGTTGTGAATATGTCCTGTGAGAACATAAGAAATCTTTTTATCGAGTGCACTAGAGTATCGAGTGAGCTTCGTAGTTCCTTGTTTAGAAAGGTCTCCATGTTCCGCCAAGAAAGTATATCCTTTAACCGTAAACGTTCCGTGAGTATGTTCGTATCCCGATAAGTCATAGTTCAAGTTGGGGTTGTCAATGCTATCAATCAATGTTGTTAGCATATTTGTAGCCATTTTAGAATATGAGTCTCCATTAAGATTTTCACCCTTTTCACCTAATCGTGAGTGATTACCCATTATATTACCAACATAAGTCACTTTAAACTCTGCTGATAATTTTGTCATATACTCAAAAATCCATTTAACGTATGTAGCAAACTGGTCTGAATTATGACCCCATGTTGTAGCTGTTGACGTTGGTTTATGTAATAGAGAATTTTCAATTTCATCTCCAAGGTCAAGAATTGTTACATGTTGAACATTAAACAATTTGTAATACTTAATTGTTTCTTGAAGAAGATAATCAAGTCTCATTTTCTGAGTTTCTTTTCCCATATCATCAGTTGCATTCAAACCAATGTGTAAATCTGACAAAACTGATACTGCTTCCGTACCAGAGATTTTTGGTGTTGGAAGTGGTTTGATATCAGGAACATCAATTGAAATGTTAGAGATTGCTTCTACAATTTCTTCGTGAATAACAAGATTATCTGTCACATCACGCTTCATTTTGTTCAAAAGTTGTCTTTCTCTTGCAAGTTGTCTTTTAGACATGTAATTTTCACCAATTACACTCTTAAGAGATGCTAATTTTTTATCAGTAACAAAGTCAACATATTTTTGAGTGCTTGGTAATAAGTCACGTTTCTTTTGTTCTGATTTTATGATTTGACGATATACTTCTGAGTTTTCAGACTCATAGAAACCTTCACGTTCCATGAGTTCTCTATGCTGTTTCCAACTACAACGTTGAGATGGACTAGCATTTTGAAGTTCTATTTTAATTCGGATAGCAGTCTCAATATGTTCGTCTGAAAGTTCTACTATTTCGCCTTTTCTATTCTCATATTTTCTCATTGTTTTATATTAATCCTCGTCTAATAAGTTTGCCATTTGTGCAACATCTGAACGTTCCGTTTTATCTAAAGTTACCTGAGCATACAAGTCTTGGTGTTTAAGTTTACGTAGTGCATCAACACCATTATTATATTTAAACTTGTTGCTATCAGTTTGTTCGCTATCTCCATTGAACCAGATTTGAGAACCATCAGATACACGACTCAACAACAATTGAATATGTTCACGTGTGTTAGATTGTACTTCTGTCACATAGATAATTGCATTTTTAATATCACGACCACGAATGAAACCTAAGTGTTGTACTTCAATTTTTCCTTTAAGCATTAATTCGTCTAAGATAGATTCGTCACCACCTAAGTGGTCAACCATTGGCATTAAAAATGGCTTTAGTTTTTCTTCAAGACTATTTGGTAAGAATCCAATTGGATTAGAGTCTTTGACTTCAACATTATTACGAACCCAAATTAGTTTGTCAATTGGACTACGTTCGTCCATTACTAATGATAAAGCTTGACCTAACATTAGATAGTCTTTCCCTGCACCAAATGTTCCGAAGAGTGCCTTAACTTTAGTTTCAGGGTCTTTAAGCATATCAATAGCACAGCGTTGACGAACGTTACGTGGTTTAATGTTCTCTTGATACCCTCTTATTGTTGGTGCTCCAATTCTTTTGAATCCATACTTATGGTTGTATTTGAATACCCCAACTTCTTTATATCCAACATGTTCATTTCGACTGTTATATGTCTTCTGTTCTTTATCTAAAAATACAATATATTGGTTGTTGATAAATGATGTACTTTGTGTATATTTGTAATCTTCTTCATTTTCAGAACGATAAATTTCTGTTTCGATTCTGTCTAAGAAGATTTCCCCAGCACCGTCTTCTTCGTCACCGTTGATAAAGATATTTGTGACACCTTCATATGGAGTATCAAAGTCTTTTCCTAGACTTGGAACAATCGTTTTAACATTAGACGCTTTAGCTTTGAGATATAGTAGAATATCATTTGTAATAATTCCATAACCTCTATTGATTGCATATGTTAATAATTGATTGTCAACATAATCTTTATCATAACTGTTTGTAACTGTCGAGTCTGCTTTATCGTCTAAATCAAAGATACTCGTGTGACCGTAAGTAATACAGTCAAATAATAGACGTTTAGCATTTCGAATTTGGTATTGTAGTGTTTGATTATCTTTTTTTAATTCAAGATGTTCAATTTCTTTTAAAACAGCACTTGGAACAACTACATCATATTTTGTTAAAAGGTGTGGGTCATTCAACACAGCATTAGTGTCAATAATGTATTTAATCTTTTTGTCCATATTCGTCCTCAAATTTTTCTATTTCAGCAATAAGTTCTAAATCTTCTTTCCGTTGCTTTACATTCCGTTTAAATTTGTCGGCAGGCTTATATTGAATGCGATAATAGTCGTCGAACACCTTACTCTCTCTGGCTGATACGTCATAAAAGCTAAATCCTTTAATTAATTTTGTCTTTAGTACCATGACGTTTTTCCAGCGGAACTCTCCTGTCTCACGAAGCTTTGTTGACATATGTCTTTCGAAAGCACTAATAACAGCCTTAACATCCTTTTGTGTTATTCCTAGCTCTCGAAGCTCATCATCTTCCCACACCTCTTGAGACAACGTTCTATAGTAATCTTTTTTACTCATAACAAGTCATCCTCTACAATCATAAGTTTTGTTATAGGTTGATTCTTTTCGTTCAAGAATACGAGATTGAGATTGTCTCTGTTAATGAAGACTTTTACAATGCTCATTTCTGATTCATTTGTAAAATCTTCTGTATTCTTGTAAGAATTAAATACTCGATATTCTTCAACCAAAGGACTAATCTTAAAGTGAATACCTCTTACCGTAAAAATGTTATCTGCATCAACAATACATTCTTCTAAAAATTTTAAATTATTCAATCCTCTAAACTATCCTCGATTCCATATTTTATTAATTCCTCCATAGATAAATCTGTGAAAGGAATATTTTTTTTGTCATATCCATTCATTTTTATACTTTTCTTTCTGTGTATAATTGAATTATCTCCACGCTTATCTTCTTTATCTATGAACCAAATAATATAATTTGAGCATCCATTTAAGAAGAATTTAACCTGAGAACTATCCATATTATCCATGATTATTTCATCCTGTTTTGAAATTAATTCTTCTACCAGTGTGAGTCTTTGTTTAAGACTATCGAAATCTGGTAATTTAATTTCTTCACCGCTAGGTAATTTTAATTTCATTGTTTTCCCTTTTATCTTTTACTGCTACAGAATTTATCTTGAGAGTTACTCTTGATAATGATTTAAAAATTCCAGAATTTCCTAATTTCAATTCTCTAGCTATTTCTTTTATACTGCACCCCTCAAATAACATATTAATCAATTTGGCGCTCTTCTTGTTGAAGTTACAAGCCTCAATATACTCATCTAATTTAGAATAGATATTTTCAACATACTCAACAAGTTCTATGTCAAATTCCCTGTTTTCGAAAGATAGAAATTTTGAACGTTGTTGATATGTTACCGCTTCAATAATTGTCTGTTTGTTCAATATAACATTACGAACAATATCATAATTAGCGAAATCAATGTCATGTTCTAAAAAATCATTAATTCCTGTATTTATTTCTATGCCCTCTTTTCTAATTAGTATACTATATATTATACCATTTTTAGCCAAAAAAGTCAAGTATAATATCGTATTATTTTATAGTTTTCTACTATAATATAAACAAGTTTTCAAAGCTTGAAAAGCTGTGAGCTATCGCTCACCCTGTCGCTTTTCTGGCGCTTTCTACTCCTGTCACAGTCAGAGCCTGTTCCAGTTCGTAGGACGGTTATTGTTACTTTTTAAATTATTTTAAAAGGGACTTAGTTTTCTTGTTATATATTCTAAAAAAAAAAAAAAATAATAAATGTATAATTGTACTTGACATTGATAAAATATTATGGTATAATTATATATATAATAATAAAACTAGGATAACGGTGGTCTCCGTTGTAAAATAAACTATAAAACAGGATAATGGTGGTCTCCATAATCTTACTCGGCTCAGTGAGAGTGTGTAAGCTGTTAAGTACAAGCAGAAAAAGACAAAGTACTATCCTTTTTCTTGAACGAGCTCGGCTCGTGAAAGGAAAAGACGACGCCAGAAAAGCGCCCAAGGGCTTTAGCCCAGCTTTTCAAGTCGCAAAGAAATAAAATTGAATATGTTGTATTCTTACCTGATGATTACAACAGTATGTATATGAAATTCGGCTGAATAAGTATCGAAAAGTAATGAGTTAGGGAGAATAACATCTATTTGTCTTTTTAAGTTGTAATGTAAGTTGCTGTAACCACGTAAGCAGAACGTCCCCTGCATTACGGAAAAAGTTATTCCACCGTTAATCGAAGGTGTCAGGCATGAAGTCGATTTGAGTATGTAGGATAGATACGAGAGAGGTCTATTATTCTTATATACAATAAGGGGGAAAAGACCGTTTTCCAACTTTCAAAATTACACCTCCCGAAGGTCCGTTTTTTCAAAACAGTTTTTTGCGTGTTATGGATATTTTTTCCGTGGCACGCTTTTTTGTATTATAATAGTAAGATAAATGTAAACTGAAAAGTATTGACCTCTCAGGGGTATTGTGGTATAATAGTTATATAACATTTGAATGAGAGGAGATAGATATGAACGTAGTAGAAGCAAATGTATTATCAATTGTACCAAAACATGATTATGAAGTATATAATGCTATTCAATCATTTTTAGAGTCGGCAGGGGTTGAGTCAAATAATACAAAAGTAACATATGAGACAGCAATTAAAGACTTTTTCAAAGCAACACGTTCTAAGAGCTTATATGAGCTCTCTAGGAACGATTTAGTCTTTTCCTATATAGATATAGAGAAGTACCGTAATGGACTCATAGGAACGCTTAAAAACGCATCTATCAATATTAAGATGATTGCGATTAAAAAGCTCTTCGATAAACTTGTTAAATATGAAATGGTACAAGATAGTAAGCCATTTGAAATGCACAAGTTAAAAGAACATGATATTAAAAGTTATGACTCAATGTCAATTGAAGAGGTTCGTAAATGTATAGATGTTGTAGAAGACTCTAAAAACGGTTTTGAGAAGGGTTTACTTATTCGCTTAGCATTTGTCACAGGATTCCGTAAACACGCTCTAATGACCCTTAAATTCGCAAATATAACTACTCTGAATGGACAAAATGTTATTAAGGTTTTAGACAAAGGAAATAAATGGTCTACTAAAAAACTTGACGACGAACTTTATGAAGAAATTATGCAATATAAAGAAATAGTTAATCGTGATAATATCTTTAACTTATCTAACACAACCGTTCAACGCATGATGAAGCTGATTAACACTAAAGTTGACTTCGGTGATAGATATATCACTTTCCATAGTTTTAAAAAGGCAAGTATCGAAGAAGTAGCTATTCAAACGAATTACGACATCAAAGCAATGCAATATCAAGGTAATCATGCCGATGTAACAACAACGTTAAATGTATACTTAGCTAAAAAGACGATGGATAATATGCCTACTATATCATTAACAAATAATGAACCTGACTTGTCTTCTTTAAAAGATTTGACAAAAGATGATTTATATGATATCATTAGTAAGCTAGACCGTCAAACACAAATTCAAGTACTTGAATTAGCAAACAAGAAATAGAGGTAAAAAATGATAGGTATAAGAGAAAATGAAACTCCAATCACGGTAATACCGAAACGAGTTCTCTTCCAAAAAATCAATGAAGAAGATGAAAGTTCGTTTTCAGTTCTAGCTTGTGATGTAGTAGAAAAAGGTATAGTTAAATTAAACAAGTATGGTAATATCACAATCACTGGAAACAACCTTGTTGATTTAAAAATTGGTGTGCCAACTTTAACATACTTGAGTCCATCTGTAAATTCTAAGTACCCAGACGGATATACTGCACGTGTTCCAGTAGATGATATCCCAAAAACAGCACAAGGTCAGTGGGATTTCCTTCGTTCAGTTCTAGGGGTTATTACAACTGAAAACTTTGCAAAAGTATATAATGATGACGTTAAAATTGTTGACTTCTTATTCGATGAGTCACATAGAGATGAAATAATTGACAAAGTTAAAGGTGTTGGTGAAAAAACTTATAAATCATTCATCGAACAACTCAAAGATAAATCAGAATATGCTAAGACTTATGCTCTTCTTACTGATTACGGTATGACAGATTCACTGATATTAAAAATCTATCGTAAACACAGTCTTTTTAAAGTAATCAAGAATATTGTAGAAAAAGATATTTTTAGATTAACAGAAATCAATGGTATTGGTTTTAAACGTATTGATGAAATCTACCTCAAACAAGAGGGTGCTAAAAAAGAAGATGAAAAACGTATTGTGAGTGGACTTGAATATTATATATCAGAAAATCAAGAGAATGGAAATACTCGCATCGAAAAACGTAAACTTGAGCAAGGTAGTCAGACTCTTCTTGATATAAATATTGACTATATTCGTAGAATAGTTAAGCTCAAAACTTTTCATATCCGAACAGATAATATATTTGAAGTTATGAGTCGTGCTGAAAAAGATGAAACATTGTTTCGTGGTAAGATTATTGAGTTCCAAGGAAAATATTCTACTGCCAGCACATTTACGACAGAATGGAATGTATTCAGAGAATTGACTAGTCGCTCATGCAGAAAAGCAGACATCACTGTTGCAGATATGGATTTAATAATCAAGAAATTTGGTGATAAATCAGGATTCTATCTTAGCGAAGAACAAAGTAATTTCTTCCGAAATTTATTCAATTCAGAAATTAGTTTCCTTTTAGGTTCGTCTGGTTCTGGTAAATCTAGTGCTCAGGCAGTATTACTTGAATATACAAAAGTGACAAATCAATCGGTATTATTTTTAGCCCCAACTGGTAGGGCACGTAAACGTATCACCGAGGTAACTGGAAATGTCGCTTATAGTATTCATTCGTTTATCCGTAGTCCTAAATTAAGTAAGCAGAGTTTTGACATTTATTTGATTGATGAAGCTTCAATGATTGATGTTGAGTTGGCTGAAAAACTTCTTGGAGCAATCCCAACTGGTAAGAAAATTATCTTTGTGGGAGATGGTTCACAGATTCCATCAGTATCATTCGGTAACTTCCTCTATGACTGTACAAATAACTCTGTTATTAAAATTGATAGATTTACTAAAGTGTTCCGTCAAAGTGAGGGTGGTATTTTAGATATTGTAACTAAGATTAGACAAGGTGAACAATTTCTTCCAAACACATTTAATTCTCGTAAAGTTTTTGGCAATAACTGTGTTTTTGATATGTCATTGGCTCGTGATGAAAAACCAATTGACAAAGTGCTTACAGCATATAAGAATACTATCAGTACTGGTAAATATACTGAGGATGATATCGCAGTTCTTAGTCCGACTAAAAAAGGTAAAAATGGAACAGTTTCTATCAACAGCCGTATTCAATCATTTGTTAATCCACGTAAATCATTTGGAAATATAAAAGGTGAGTTCAATTCAGTAACAGACGGAATGGATGTTATATTTCGAATAGGAGATAGAATCCTCAATCAGAAAAACCGCAAAGACGTACCTATTGGTTTGGTATTAGATGGAGTATATTCCGTTAGCGATGAAAAAACAGATATTGTAAATGGAGATATCGGACATATTATAGCTATTGAAGGTAAATCTGTTTATGCTAAATTTGATGATTCAATTCTTCATTTTAGTGTCTCAGACTTTAATAATCAATCAATCGTTCATGGATGGGCGATGACAGGGCATAAATCTCAAGGTTCTGAGTTTAAGGTAGCTATCTGTTTGTTTGAACGTAGTTCTAAGTTCCAAATGAACGGAAACCTTCTCTATACTATGACAAGTCGTGCAAAAGACCTTTTGCTTGTACTTGGGGATATCTCAACAATTAATTCATCATTAAAGAAATTTGAAAACACAAGTCGTGAGACTAATCTTTTAGATTTCTTTAATTTAAAAAAATAAGTAACATTATTGTAAGAGAAATGACATAACATTATAGTTGACATTTCTCTCTTATTATGGTATAATATATAAATACCGTAAAGAAAAGGAGAAAAAATGATAAACATTTTTGCGGAAGACTTCAATAACTTCATCAAAGAACACAATATCGAAATCAATACTATGTAAGATATGATTAACGCTATTGAATACTTTGAAATCTATGACGAGATTGAAACTCTTAAAAAACATAACAAAATTTTTGATGATGTTCAACTAGAGCTCGTACACCATACACCTTTATCTTCTGATGAAGCTGTAAATCTTTCTAAGAAAGAAGTGTGTGACCTTCTCGGACAACTCAAAAAAGCAGAGACTACAGAAGACAGAAATGAAATTATTTTCCTTATGGCAAATGAAATCAACTCTGCATATAAACATCTCTCATTATTTTATTCTAATGAAAAATTTTTGACCGATGTATATGATTTCATGGATAATGTCTGGGATAGCTTTCATACTCGTGGGGTTAAATATGATTTAGATAAAATGAACACTGTGATGGAAAATTCATTCGCACAACGAGACTTGTATATGGACACATTCAAAACAGATAATATCCTTGTATTTTTTAACTCAGTTGATAATTCAGGTGGGGCGCTAAAATTAGATACAGTGCAGGATATCGCAGTCTTCACAAAAGTCATTAGTGACTTAATTAAAGAATAAAGAAAAAGCAAATAACTAGAGTGTGAATTAAATCACACCGAAAGGAAAACTTATACAATGAAAAAATCAACTATCTTAACTGTCGCAACAGCAACGCTTTTAACACTCGGTGCTACACTTCCAACATATGCAAAAGCAGAGGAAGTCAAAGAAGGAAACACTACTTTCTATGTAGTAGAATCTGGTGACACCCTATCTAAAATTTCTGAAAAATATGGTGTTCACTTTTCAGTAACACATGCAAATAATGCAAACCAAATCTCTGATGCAGATTTAATCTTTGCAGGTCAAAAACTTATTGTAGATGGCGAAGGGTTTGATAAAACAAAAGCCACAGTAGTCCTCAAAGAAGATACACAGGAAGCTGAAATTACAGCTGTAGGATATGAAGAAGAGACCGTTGTGGATTCAGCACCAGAATCAGCACCAGTTCAAGAAGCACCTCCTGCTCAAGCTCCTGCTCCTGCTCAAACTGGTGGAATTGACCTTAATCAAACATCAGGCTCAGTTGATATCAATGCTCTAGCTAACTACTTAGCTAGAGCAGGAATGTCTGCTGGATATTCAGCAAGTGAATGGGCTTATATCATCTCTCGTGAATCAAATGGTAGCGTAACAGCAACTAATGCATCGTCAGGTGCTTATGGTGCATTACAATTGCTTGGTCATGGTGAGTATGCTGGTATGACACTTGGTGAACAAATTAATATGGCTCGTGGATTGCCAGCTGGTTCATGGGTAGTTTATCCATAAGAAAGAAAATTAAAAGAGGAGAGTAAATCTTCTCTTTTTTTTGTATATACTCGATACTTGACAAATTGAATATGATATGATATAATTATATATAGATAGAATATTAAGCAGAAAGGAGATTTAATTGGAGGAACAAGTATTAGGAATATCATTAATCTCAGAGGTAGATGGAAAACGTGAACCATATTTTGTAGGAAATTTCATTGAAACAATGTTTGGTGTTCCATTAAACACATTGATTGAAAACATAGATGTTTCTGAAAACGAGTCTGATAAACTTTATGATGTAGTATTTACTTTCTTAAATAATACTGAATTAGAGTTTTCGCTTCTTAAAAACCAACTAGCGATATGGCACACTGATGAACCTGATGTCTATAACAAGTTTAAAAAAGAATCAGAACTTAGTTCAGAGGCTTATCTTGATAGTTTGGAAGAACAAGAAGAAGAATTGAAAAAAATTAACGAAGAAAAAGCTAGACGTAGCTTAAAACCTAATGGTATCTAAGGGGAATATAATAAAATGAATGAAGCACAAAAACACGAAAAAATAATTGAAGAAATTCATGACATGTTTGTGAAGAAAAACGCAGACTATGGTAATTCATTTGAAAAGAGTTTGGATGAGTGGGGCTTGATTGTTTCGGCAATGAGAGCTCAAGAGAAACTTGACCGTGTAAAAACTTCGCTCAAGCATGAGCTTAAAGTGAAAGACGAGTCAGTAGAGGATTCATTCCTCGACATCGCCAACTACGCTATTATGACAGTAATGTGGCTGAGAAAAGAAAAAGAAAAGAAAGAAGAATCAATGACTTACGAAAAATATGAAGAGAATCTAATTAAAGAAGTAGCGAGAGGAATCCAGTTTTAAGTAAGTCATTCAGGAAGTATAAATGAATAAATATGATGGAGATTTTAGTCATGTAGAAGTGACACAATTGATTGAGTATGAAGATGAGTTGAATTGCGACATTGATTTGTATAACGAAAGCATTATTCGTTTGCAGTCAAGTTACCAACGAGGAGAAAAACCATTCAAAGAATATATGAGTGAGTTTAAAATACTCAATGATAAAATCGAACAACTACGTGAATACCGAAACAACTTAACTTTAATTATTAACTCTCGAATCAAAGAATTTGACAATGACAATATCTTTGAACTAGACAATGAGGATTTTGTGGAGCAATTCTACAGAGAACTACAAAATGGAGGTTATGAACTTTGATTGACTACGAAACAAGAGATAGATTTAAAAAAGAATTGCCTGAGAAAACAAATGAAGAATTGTTGAGTCTCATTAGAGAATTTACAAAAAAGTCTCGTGAACTACTCACTTCTCTAGCAAGATATGAAACAAGTGATGATTATGCAATTATTCAACAAATTGTTGACAATGAATATTATCGAACCACAACAATAGATTATTTAGTTGGAGGTGCTATTTAATGTTAATAAAAACTTTAAAAGTTATTAATCATTATGAGAGTGGATTCTTAGATAAGTCATCTAAAATAACTGTGGAAATATTTGATGTAGACCGTAATGTAAAAATTATAGAAGGTGACATTGCCCGTGACAACATGAATGAAGTTCTTAAAGGGATTAAACTAGGAATTAACATGGCAGGATATCAAGTTGAAGTCTTACCGATTGAAGAATATGATGACTTGACAAAAGCAGTTCGTAAAGTAAAGTAGATTTTAAGGTTTAAAATGATAAAAAAAATAACTCAAACTTTCGAGGTAAGAGGTGAAATAATCATTATCAAAGAGTTTGCCAAATTTGATGATTCAGGTAATTTAATATATGACAAAGTTCTTGATGATATCGCAATGAATAAGATATACGAAATATATCGAGAGAGAATGGGTTACTATAGCTTAGAAATGATACGTCAGCTAATATTTTATTATGCAGGAGGATATGAGAAAGCATCTGAAATATCAGGATTATCTAAACTAAGTCTTAAATTACTTTGTAATGGAAGTCTTGCAACACAATATGAAGAAGATAGATTAGAACTTATAGCTAAATCAGGTCTTGTGTTGCAGGATTTAGAAAGTTAATCACAAAATGTATAAATCAAGAGTGATAACGCTTACCAAGAGGTAAGAGGGAGGAAGCCAAAGTGGCTAAATTATTTTTTAAATATGGAACAATGAAATCGGGTAAATCAACACACTTACTGATGACTAAGCACAATTATACAAGTCAAAATAAAAGAGTATTGGTATATACAAGTAGTAAGGATACAAGGTGGGGAAGTGAAAAAGTAATTTCACGAATTGGAATCAACAGTTTTGCGCTGTTTGTAACAGATGAGATTTTCAATGAGATTAAAGAAGAACACTTTAAGAGTCCAATCTCTTGTGTTTTGGTAGATGAAGCTCAATTTCTTTCTGCTGAACAAATTGTCGCTCTTTGTTCAGTTGTAGATAATCTAGGAATACCTGTGATATGTTATGGGTTGAAAAACGATTTTAGAAATGCTCTCTTCGAAGGTTCTAAAACTTTACTAGAGCTTGCAGATGAAATTGAATTAATCAAAACTGTCTGCGAACATCACACATGCGGTAAAAAGGCAACAATGAACTTGCGATTAGTAGATGGTAAACCGACTTATAAAGGTGAGCAGTTTCAACTAGGCGATGAGGATTATGTTCCAGTATGTCGGAAGCATTATTATAATTATGAGGAGAATGAAGATGGTAGATATTCTAGCTGATTTAGTTCCTCTATATGGAATAATTCTTATTATCGCCATATGGTGGTTCGGAAGTTATTTAATAAGTAAACGGTACTCTAAAGATTTAAAGTCATTAGAACTCCACGATAGAATGAAAATTAAACTAGGGGAAGAGTTAAATGTTCCAAAGGAAGATGTTCTTGAAATGTGGTTCGATAGAAGTCTCAGAGATGCAAAGGGAGTATATGTCATTGACAATAAGATATTTAGCAACTATATCTTTACTGTGAAATATACAGCTAAAGAAAATAGCTATGAGGTTGAAACTTTTACTAAAGCTCAAAGGGAAGTGGCAGATTTTTAAGGAGTCTAAAGATTCCTTTTTTTTTGTTTGTTAGGAAACTGTAACAGTATATTCATTGACAAGTGAGTATGATTATGTTATAATATATAATATAGATAAGACAAATAAAGGAGAATTAAATGTTTTGGATTTTAGCTATACTAATAATATTCATGTTCTGTCGACCCAAAGAGATGGCGCTAATTGTCTTTACTCTAGCATTTTTTGGATTTGGATATTGGATATTTAGTTTTATATCATCAGAACCAGTACTTACTTTTTCAATCTCTGTATTTGTAATTTGGATTCTATCTTTGTTTCTAGGATTGATAAATAAAACAGTAGAGGAAGGTGAAAATGAAGATGACACCTAAAGAAGAATATTTATTAAATTGTTTAAGCAATATTGCTGAAACATCTAGTGAATCAGATATTGCAAATTTTGCAGACCAAGCAATATACATCTCTGGCTCTTTTCCAGAAGAAGAAAGTATTGCGGAAGAATATACAAAATTAGTCAATGAATTGTGGGAATGTTATAGTAGTGAAGAACCACCTTCATATAACTTATACGAAAGATTTGAGGAGTTGAACGTAAAATGAAAAATTTAAAACAAACTGTTGAAGAACCCCTTTGCTATCTCCGCAATACAGTTGCTTATAAAGAGATTGAGAGCAATGAGATTATTGACTACAAAGATTTATACTTAGCATCTGACGGAACTCTTGTATCTAATAAACTTTTTGCAAAGAAGTTTAAAATTGAAGAAGTTGAAGATGTTAAGAGTGGGGTCTATGAATTGGAATTTATCGAGGAAAATTAAATGAGAACATATAAAGGATTTATACAAAGACTCGACAAAGTATCTAGTATTTTGAGAGAAACTATTGGAGACAAAGAAAAAAGTGAATTGACAAAAGAAGAGTTACTCGTTGTAGTTAAGTGTTGTGAATATATAGCTCACAGTTATTATAAAATGGCAATTATCAATGGACTCAACCAAGCTGGTGCTGGATTCTTAATTAACTCTAAAGGAACAAAATAGCATGTATTTAGTAATGATTGAAGTATATAAAGATGAAGCAAACATTCCCTACTATGAAACTCGTAGTGTAGAGAGAAACCAAAATCTCTTAGAAGAATTACATCATATTAGAGATGTTGAGGGATATCCACAAGAAAGAATTAAAACATTTATCAAAAAACTAGACGAAGATGGTCTAGTATCATGGGAGGAAATATTATATGGATTTTAATGACGTTTTAACTTTAGCAGTTTTAATTGCAGGTTTGCTTATTAATAAGTGGCTAAATAAAAAATATGGAGATTATTAAATAAAAGTAAAAGAACTAATCAAATCTAAATTTGAATCATGGGAAGGTGAATAAAATGAAAGAAAAAATCATTATCTCTAAAAAGTTAAACGAATGGTTAAAAGACCACCAAACATTAGATATTGATGATACACTATATAGTGAACGTTTTGGTAGAACAATTTTCAACGAATTGCTTGACGAAGTATGGTTTAAAATTAGCGATACAAAGTGTTATTACGACATTTTAGTGGCATTTGGATTACACAAGAATAACAGCAGAGTATCTCATTTGTGGTTATTCTTGAATCGTGATAAATGGGAAGTAGCAAAAGATGAACTATTTTATATCCGCATTCCTGAACCTGACGGATATAGTGGCTATTTATCAAAATATAATGGACTAGAATTTTTAGGTGAATTAGATAAAGACGAACACCACAGATGGACACAAGAAGAAATTGATGAACACGAAGTGGCTAGATATCTGCAACATTTTAAGGAGAAAGTAGAAGAATGAACGTAAAAGAACTAATCAAAGAACTAGAAAAGTTTGACGAAGATATGGAAGTTCAATATGACTTTGGACGATGTGGAAATATGCCTATTACAGAACTTTCTGTAAAGAATGAGAGTGACTATTCTAGGAAAAAAGTAGTTGTTATTTATTAAAAGAACAAAGTTAATGTTTGATAAATATATAAAAAATATAATAAAATAGAATTATATAAATTAAGGAGAGAAAAATTATGAAAGAAACAGTAGCAGTTATTTTAATTTGGGTTGGAGCAACAGTCATGAACATTGCATTTTGGGTGTGGTTAATTTCCTTGCTTGTATGGAAATTCTTTGCAGTAGTTGGTGCATCAACAGTCATCTATCCATCATTCTTCTTCTTGATTGGAGGAATCATTGTGTTCGTAGTGGGTATCATTCTTGGTTCAATATTCACTAGAAACATTGGAAAATTGTAATTCAAGGAGAGAATCAATGAGTGAAGTATTTAAAGTCATCATAGCTGGCGGACGTGACTTCGAAAATTATCCATATCTTAAAGAATCATTAGACAGAATCTTAGCAGACGTTAAAGAACCAATCGTAATTGTTTCAGGTGGTGCAAGTGGAGCAGATATGTTAGGTGAAAAATACGCTCGTGATAAGGGCTATGAGGTAGAACGACATCCAGCTCAATGGGAATTGTTTGGTCGTGGTGCAGGTCATCGGAGAAATGCAGAGATGGGAATCTCTGTGAAGAATAATGGAAAAGGAATGCTAGTAGCATTTTGGGATATGAAGTCGAAAGGCACATCTAACATGATTGATGTGGCAGAGAGATATAATATCCCCTATAGAGTAATAGAATATTGAGGTAACGGAATGAGATACGCTGTAAAAGTATTTGAGAAAGGAAAAGTGTTCTTTTTTAAAACTTTTGGTACAAGAACTGAAGCTGAAGAATTTAAGAAAAATATAATCAAGCAAACAGAACATGAAGCTACAGTATATGAGATTGAGCTTGTGCCTGTGGAGGACGGAGAATGACAAGAGAATTAGTAGGAAAACCTAAATTTTTAAGTAAACGAGAACTTGAACTCCAAGAAGTTAAATATATATATTCATTACGTGCTGAAAGAGACGAACTCAAAGAACAGCTTAACACTGCGAAAAAGTATATCGAGCATGTTATTGGAACGATTAAACATGATGGGCATTTAGGAACTATTCAAACAGACTGGATTTTGCCTTATTTAGAAAAAGTACTCGAAGTAATTGGAGAGAAAAATGATTAAAGAAATTATCGTAATTAAATCAGAATATCAAAAGTTAAAAGCAGATAACGAAACCATGAAAAAGGCACTGACAGAAATTATCAATGCTAATGACAATTTATTATTAAATATTAACGGTAGAGGAGATTTAAATAGGGCTTTAGATAATGCTCGTTCTGCACTCGCAGAGATTAGAGAGAGTGGTGAGTAAAATATTTTGTATGCACAATCGTAGATATATGGGTGGTAAAATTCATTTACAAAAGTATACTTGTGCTGACTGCGGGAAAGTTTCTTATGTTAAGTATGAGGAGGTTGAAAAACCTATTTCAAATAAAGAAGCTATGAAGCTCCTGAAAGAACTAGAAGGTGATTATGATGAGTAGATTAAAGCATGAAGTACGTATCTTACGAGAAGAAAATAATAGATTGCGTGATGATATTAAAAGGATTCGAGAGCACTGCGCTTTATATCATATTTCATTGGCAGAAATTATTACCTTATCATCATCATCTCCTATGATAAATGATATTGCTCGAAAGGCACTAGCGAGTACTGGAACTACAGGATGTCCTGCTGGTCCAATAGGTGTGGATGGATTGACAAAATATGTTCAACCCACAATATGGCATAATACAAAGGGACTTGAGGGGAATGGCGATGAGTGAATTAAATGAATTTAAAAAAGTCGTAAGTCCTATTGCATACGGGTTAGCGTTGAAATCGGAGCTTGGAACTACAGAGTATCAACAACTTTATGCTGAGGAAGATGTTGTTAGATATTTTAATAATAAACCCCAACTCACGATTCCGAAAAGTATTGCTGATAAATTAGATGATATTTTTATTACATTCATCAGAGAACGACATAGCTCTAGTGTTTGGAATTTTCTGTGGCGAGCAGAGGAAATAGACTGGGAAATCGGTGAACAGTTATCGGCATTACTGCCAGATGAAAATCAAGTTAATATCGCTATCGCATACCTATCAGGTAAAGCCCTTGGAGTTGATTTAGTGAGAGTGGTGTAAAATGAGTGAAACAGAGTATAGAATTTGCACAAGATGTGGTGTTATGGATTTAAAGAATGATATGTGGAACATGAATTACGGATACTATCTCTGTGATGAGTGTTACTGGGAAGATGAGTTCGAAAAATGACCGACAAACTAATATCAAGGTAAAAGTGGTTTGATAGAACTGTAGGTGTGGAGAATGAAATGAAAGATACAGCAAGAACTTTAACAATGATGATAGGCATTAGCTTTATATTTGTCTCTATTACATGGCTTGGAGGAATTATTTAATGAATTTTACGCAGTATATAAAATGGTCAGACGGAGAAGTTGGCACTTTTCAACACTTCTGTTTCAGTCAAGAGGAAATGGTAGAAATGCTCGAGCGTAATATAACAGAGCCATCTATTGTCGAAACTTGGACAGAAGACTTTACTGGTAATCAACTAGCTTATTTTGATGAATATATTCAATTAATTAAAGGAGAAGAAAACATGAAAAAAGCAACAAAAGAAGAAGTATTAGAAGAAATTTTTGATGAAGTTATAGTTACTGAAAATGATATCGAAGATGTTTTAGATGCATTAGAAGAACATGGATATATTAAGTTCAAAGAAGAGTATAAAGAATATAAAGTGTTCGTTAAAACGGTTATTGTTTATGAAGGAGCTAAAGACCTTTATTATGTAACGGACTCTCTTTATACGGATAATATTGACGAAGCCAAGCGCTTTGAACTTGATGAAGAAAAAGACGGTTATGCTTATGAAATCGTAAAGGAGGAAGAGTGAAATTAATTAAAGCATTTTTGATATCTATTAGCATTGTTTTATCAATTGTGGCTCTAATTTCAATACTTTATATGATACATTATTTTCTTGGGTTTATTTGGTTTTTAGTTGCTGATGCGGTGATGATGATAGTAGTATATACTTATCTGATTTACTCATCAATGAGAGATAAAGAAAGACTGGAAAAGGAATTAAAGGAGATTAGAAAATGACTACGTTTGAAGAAGAATTAAGTAGCTTACCAGTTTCGCAAAGTACAAAATATACAGAGTACTGGAATAAAGCTCAACTACTAACGGTATTCAAAGATTGGCAACCACAGCAAGCCCTGCCAGTCGTGCCTGAACTTACACAGAAACAAGCAGATACCTTGAACGATTATAAAAATGGTTCAGGTTCGCTTGTAAATTATTTATCAACTGAAATTAAAAAAAGAGATTACGATTATTTCGCTCGTGCATGGCTAGACGGCTACACAGTCGAAAAACCGCAGCTGTTTTATTTGAAGAATAAGCTGACAGGAGCTTATCTATATTTTTATGAAGCAACAAACTTATATTCAGATATTGTTGGTAACATTGAAGATTTTTTTGGAACAAAAACAAAATTCACCCAAGAAGAAATCGACAATATGCAAACTGGGAGCTATGAAAAAATTGAGGTTACGGAATGACTACGTTTGAAGAAGATTTAAATAGAAGAATGGACTTAAAGGAAGTTCCGATGTATTTTACCCAATCTGGTTGCTCTATGACTAGAAAGACATATATTGAAACGAATTGGGTTTTTGATACATATAAAAACTGGCACTCAGACGAAGAGTTTCAGGATAAAGAAAAAGAAATAAAGCGACTCCGAAAAATAAACCATTTATATAAAAAAGCAAAGGGCAATGCAGAAAGAATGGCAGTTGATAGAGGTGAAAGGCTTAATCAAGCTCAAGATGAAATAACGTCTCTAGAATCCCAACTTCAACAGCAAGCTAAACAAGTCGTGCCTGAGTTTGTGGGTGAGTGGATTGAGCATTGCAAGGGTATGGGGTATAGTTTAATAGGTGCTTTAACTTTCAAATTAAGTTCGACTATGCACGAAGAACTATCAGCGAAGATTTTAAAATGGTTAGAAAAAGAAGGAAATGATGAAACTTTCACTTTAGCATTCATCACTGGCGAATATGAAGTAGAAAAACCGCAGAAGTTTTATTTGAAGAATAAGCTAACAGGATTATACTTATACAAGAAACCTCTTGGTGGATATGGGGAAGAATTTGCTACTCCCATTAAAGTTTTAACTAAGGACTTTAAATTCACTCAGACAGAAATTGATGGAATGAATGCTCAGGGTTATGATAAAGAAGATGAATATAAGGGAGAATAAAGAAATGACAGCAGAAATAGTAAAAGATGTTCTTGAAAAAATTGATGAAATTATTATCAAACAAGAATCTCTCAAAGGCTTTAAAAATGAAACTATTGAACTTGCAACAGAAAATTACGAGTATAAAATCACAAAAACACCTAAATTTAAATGGGTTCCTATGGTTGTTACAGAAGCTTATGTTAAATATAAATCAGATGGCAATACAGCAGAACGATTGTATGATATTTCTCTATCTACTATTAAGTCTCAAAAAAGAAAGAAAGATAAATCGAAATTTACGACTTGGTATCGTCTTGACTTTGAGACACTTACATTGGACTATTTAGCAAAGATATTACCACGTGAAAAGTTTTACTTTGAAGAACGTTCAGAAGTTTATGATTCTATTATTGCAAACATTTATGATAAAGATTTGATTTGTTCAGCTTATTCTTATTTCATTGCAACTACAGACGATGGTCTTGTAGACTTTCTAACATTTAAGAAAGATGATTATCGTGGTGGAGGTCGAGGTGCTGGTTTGCGACTCATGGAACATTTAAAAGAATAAGGCATGTAATCAATGGACAAAAGATTAGACAGATTAAAATTGAAAAGAGAGTTATTTAGTATAAAAATATTTTCATCTCTTATCATATTAGGAATAATTATATCTTACTTCATACAAAGTTAGAGAGAGTAATTAATGGCAATTGATGTTGAGGGATTAACTAAAAACAAAAATATGAAAATGACAGATAAAGAAGTTAAAAAAGCTGTTAAAGATTATTTTCACAAACTAGAAAGAGAGAATAAGAAATGGTAAAAGTATTAAGCAAAAGAGATTTCATATCAAGTTTAAAAGAAATTGTAAAAGTTAATGAAAATAAAAGTTATTCAGACAAACTTAAGAATAGAATGTTAGATAATTTTGTTGAAGCATACGCACCAGAGGAAAGAGAGATGTTTAAGATTCAAGATTTGAATGTTGGTGAATATATTGTAAAAAGAGAAGAAGGTCAAGAGTTCCCATTCACTCATGTTAGTGAGGAGGAGTTTGAACATGTTCAAGAAGAATATAAATATTTCACTGGGGAAGAGCTTCGATTTATCAAAAATGGTTCTTATAAAACAACATCTGTTGGAAAGTGGTAATTATGAAATACTATTATGTCAAACTAAGAGATAAAGATATTGGAAGCCGTGGTCTTGCGAGTCTATTCAATGGATGGGAAGTCTATGATGGATTAGATGAATTGAATTGGTTTAGTAGAGAAGAATTGACTAAACTATACGATGGAGATTTATACAAAGAGTCTCAATGTCTTCCATTTACGTGGATATATAGTCCAGATGAGTTAAAAGAAACGTTAGGTTGGGAATATGATGAAGATTCAGATGTCTTTATCTGGGTAAACCCTCTAATTGAATTGGTAGAAAAGGAAGATTAAATATGACACTAGGACAAATTGTTATTGTCATCATTACAGGAATGCTTTTAGCTTTCCTCTTGATGCAGATTATAGGATACGAAGCAACGATTCAAGATTTAGAGGAAGATTTATACTCAGCAAGAAATCCAGAGTTACTTGACTTGAAAGATTTTGATGATAGTCAACGTCTTGCAACAAGTAATGGTATTCTTGAAGCAAATAATTTTAATATTGGTTCATTCTTTATCGATAATCATAGTCGAGTGGTGTGGAGAGTGATTGAGAATCATAAAGGAAAGAAAGTATTTCACGCTAGTGGGATTGTAGAGACAGAGGATTGACAGTAGTCAGTCCTTTTTCTTTTCATTTCATGAAAATTAATTGGAGAAAAAGAATATCTGCTAGTGTGTCTTAAGCATTGGTATATATGGCTTTAAAAAGAATCGTAATGGGTGTTTTAAAGTGTTTTGGAATGTTTTAATATAAAATGAATATGTTTTGGTATAGAATTGGTGTATAAAGCGTTATTTTAATAGGGTTTCTAGCTATTTTTAGTATGTTTTGAGGTGTGTTTAATGTGCTTTTATGGGGATATTACGTTTTACTTGTGCTCTAAAATGAGGGAAATATGAGTATATGAGAGGGTTATTCACAGTGATTATTGTTCGTTTGTTTATAGGGTTTATTGGGAATTGTGGATAACTTGTGGAAATACTGTGGATAACTATGTGGATAACTTTATTTTATTTCACTCAGTGAACATGAGAAAAAAATGAGAGTGGTTCAAAAAAGAGCACATAAAAAATTGAGATTTGGGTGGATTTTGAGAGATTAAAAGTGGATTTGGGTGAAACCCTAGGGGGTGGGGTTAGAGTGGATTAGAGTAAATTAGAGTGGATTTGGGGTAGGTATTGAAATGGGGATGTGGGGAATATTGATGGTGTGTGGGGTGGAAATAAGGGGTGATTTGAGAGGGGTGGTTTGTTAAAAAAGGTTTTGAGGGATGGTGGGGTGGATTGGTGTGATGAGGAATTGGATAGGGAGTAGAGGTGTGGTGCAATGGAATTGCGTGGGGTGGGGTATGGTGTGTGGTTTGTGTGTAGAGATGGGGTGGGTGCTGATGCTGTCTCTTATACACATCTCCGAGCCCACGAGACACTGAGCGATC